AATAAATTCAACGACTGTGATTGATCAATAAAAATACTTCTATTTGCCGCCATTTGTAAAATTCTTTTTTGTGACATTTCCCAAACAGTTTTATAGACCTCTTTTAATTGGGTAGGGATTTCAGGGATATTTTGGACTGATCCGTTTTCCATTATTAATTTCTTTTTAATGTCTTCGTTCCACATCCCAAGATTTAATAAATCATTAACTAAGTGTTTATTAATCATAATAAACTCACCACTCAAAGTACGACGAGAATATAAATTGGTAGTAAATGGCTCAAATGCTTCGTTGTTACCTAAAATTTGAGCGGTGGATGCGGTGGGCATTGGTGCAACTAATAATGAATTTCTGATACCATAATCCTTTACTTCATTTCTCAAAGTTTCCCAATCCCAACGACCAGATAAATCTGAATCTTTTTTACCCCACATTTCAAATTGAAAAATCCCTTTTTCAATTGGTGATCCGACAATTGTTTCATACGGACCAACTTCTTTCGATAAATCTTTTGACGACGTTAATGCCGCAAAATAAATTGTCTCGAAAATATCGGTTTGTAATTTATCCGCTTCATCCGATTCAAATGGTAAACCTAATAAACAGAAAACATCCGCCAAACCTTGAATACCTAAACCAACTGGTCTGTGTTTGAAGTTTGAACGTTTTGTTTCTTCTGTTGGGTAGAAATTTAAATCAATAACATTATTTAAGTTTCTCACCACTTGGTATACTGAACTATATAATACGTCGTGTGAAAATTCTCCGTTTATAATATATTTTGGTAACGCTAATGATGCTAAATTACAAACCGCTTGTTCGGTTGGTGAACTATATTCAATAATTTCAGTACATAAGTTTGATGACTTAATAGTACCTAAGTTTTTTTGATTTGATTTATAATTCGCAGGGTCTTTATATAACATATAAGGTGTACCTGTTTCAATTTGAGCTGTCAAAATGGCGTCCATTAATTTTCTCGCTTTAACAACTTTTCTACCTAAACCTTGTTGTTCGTATGATTCATATAAACGAGTGAAGGCCTTATCTTCGGGACTGTCATATGCATCTGATAAACCAGGCGCTTCATCCGGTGAGAATAATGTCCAATCACCATCTTGTTCAACTCGTTGCATAAACAAATCTGGAGTCCACATTGCTAAAAATAAATCTCGAGCCCTCATTTCTTCCTTACCGTGATTTTTTCTCAAATCAATAAAGTCATAAACATCAGCGTGCCACGGTTCAAGATAAATTGCAAATGAACCTTTTCGTTTACCTCCTTGATTAATCCAACGCGCAACTTCGTTATATGTTTTTAACATTGGTAACAAACCGTCAGATTCTCCACCTGTTCCCTTAATATAGGAACCTTTAGCACGAACATCGTGTACGTGTAATCCAATACCACCAGCCCATTTAGAAATCTTCGCAACATCACCAATTGTATCGAACAACCCTTCAATATCATCACCTTTATTTCCAATTAAAAAACAAGATGACATTTGTGGTCTCTTAGTCCCCGCATTAAATAAAGTGGGTGTTGCGTGTGTATAAAAATGTTGTGATAAATCGTCATAAATTCTTAATGCCATCTCAACATCTCCTTTACAGATACCGACAGCAACCCTCATATAAAGATATTGTGGTCTTTCCACTATACGATTACCTATTTTCAATAAGTAAGAACGTTCTAACGTTTTAATACCGAAATAATCAAAATCTAAGTCTCTTTCTTGGTGTATTGCACCATCTAAGGCCTCTTTATTTGACATTACAAAATTGTAGATTGACTCATCAATCAACGACGACTCTTTATTTGTTTTTGGTTCAATAAAAGAATAAAGTTCTTTAATCGATTGTGAAAACTTTTTTGGTGTCGTTTTATGTAAATTAGATACCGCTAATCTACCCGCTAATTTTGCGTAGTCAGGATGTGTTGTTACCATAGACGCCGCCGTTTCTGCAGCTAAAACATCCAATTCAGTTGTTGTAATACCATCGTATATACCCTGTGTTACCTTCAAGGTAACATACGTAGGGTCAATATACTCCATATTTAAATCGTGACAAAGAACACTAATACGTTTAGTGATTTTATCATATCTCATTTCCTCAAGGGAACCATCTCTCTTTTTTACTTTCATTTTCTATTTTCTAATTTTAAAAATCTACGTCACCAAATGCGGAATCTAAATCTTCAGATGCATTATTAACTCCGGCTTTTTGATATTCGGCAACTCTCTTTTCGAAGAAGTTTGTTTTACCTTGTAATGCGATGTTTTGCATAAAGTCAAATGGGTTTTCTGAATTATACACTTTAGAACAACCCAAAGCAACTAATAATCTATCTGTGACGAATTCAAGATATTGTGCCATTAAATCTGAGTTCATACCAATTAAACGAACAGGTAACGCTTCAAGAATAAATTCTTTTTCAATTTCCAACGCCCCGCAGATAATTTCTTTAATTTTACTTTCACTTATCTTACCTTCAATATGGTTATTATAAATGTGACAAGCATAATCACAGTGCATCCCTTCGTCACGTGAAATTAATTCATTTGAAAATGTTAATCCCGGCATAAGACCTCTTTTCTTTAACCAAAAAATTGAACAGAATGAACCTGAGAAGAAAATACCTTCTACAGCAGCAAACGCTAATAAACGTTCAACAAATGACTCTGAACCAATCCATTTTAATGCCCATTCGGCTTTCTTTTTAATAGCAGGAATCGTATCAATCGCATTAAACAGATGTGTTTGTTCTTCTCTATCCTTAACTAATGTATCGATTAATAATGAATACGTTTCACTGTGAATGTTTTCCATCATTATTTGAAATCCGTAAAAAAACTTGGCCTCGGTATATTGAACTTCATTTACGAAATTCATTGCTAAATTTTCATTTACAATTCCATCCGATGCGGCAAAGAACGCTAACACATTTTTAATGAAATGTTGTTCATCAGCATTAAGTTTATTATCCCAATCGGAAATATCTTGACTTAAGTCAATTTCTTCCGCCGTCCAAAACGACGCCTCTGATTGTTTATAGAACTTCCACAAGTCGTGGTGTTCGATAGGGAATAGGACGAACCTATTAGGATTGTCTTGTAAAATTTTTTCCATTGTTTTTTATTGATTTTTGTTTGCTAATTCTTGTCTCTTTTTAAATGCTTCGGCCGCCCTATTAGCATTATTTTGTGTTCTTTGTTCTTCGTGACCTAATAACGTATTTTGAGATTCTGTGTCGATATTAAGAAGTCGATTATCAAACTTACAGTTTTGCCAAATAATACCGTCTCTACCAATACGTGACTTAAGTAGTGTTAATGTTGCTAAGTTATGCTCTTTTTGTTCTAAAGTCTTACCAATCGATAAAATAACGTGAGCAATTTGTGCCTTTTTAATCGATCCTCCCATTTGGTCTCCCGTTACAACCTCAGATGAGATTGATTCACGATTACCTTGTGTTGCGGTCCATATTGCCATATTAAACTCACTTGTCATTGATTCTAAGCTTCTCATAACTGAACCTTCACCTTTCCACTCTTCACCATTTGTTGATTTATCAGATGATATACAATCAACATAATCCAACACTAATAAGTCAACTTTATACCCATTTTCTGAATTCATTTTTCTTAACTTATTTTTGATTTCAGAAACAGTTACGTTATCACTTGCTAGTTTTAAAAGTTTAATACTACCTGTTGATCTTTCCTGAGCCTCCATTACTTTTTTTGTAACCTCTTCTTTATGTTCAGGTTGATCATCGGGTGCAATATCCGTCCAAATTGTAAAGTGTTTTCTTTTAATATTACCCGGATTATCTTCGAAGAAAATCTGAACAACATTGTACCCTAAATTATATGCCGTATTTGCAAACTTTGTTAATAACGTAGTTTTACCAGTACCTGTTGGTGCTAAGACAATACCTAACTCACCAATACCTAATCCACCTTTTAATACCTCATCAACCCCAACGATACCCGTTGCAATTGGTAATCTAAAATCTTTTTCTAAAGCCCCTTCGATATCGTGAAACACGTCAGTTGCCTCATCGTTTGAGATTCCAACTTGTAACGCCTTTTGAATGATTTCCTCAATTTTATTGTATGCTTCGAACTCACCGCTTTCAATAATACTATTCACATTCTTTAACTCTCTTTTTAAATTCTGTTGTTTACAGAAATTAAGTGCAGTATCTTTTACATATTCAGTTTGTGATTCGTTATCTTTAATTGCCTCTAAGGTATCTACGTGGACTTTGGAAGAATCTTTATTACCTCCCTCGGCCATAATTTTCTGTGCCAAGGTATTATAATCAGGTATTTTACTATAATTTTTGTAAAGTTCTTTAATGTTCTCCATAATAAATCTAAACGAATTATTTTCGAAAAACTTACTTTCCAATACATCGATGATAGTCTCACCGTACTTCTTGTCCTCAATAATCGCTTTAATAAGTGATTGTTGAAACGAAAACCCCAAATACCCAAAATTCCTTTCTTCCATTTTTATTTTTTAATATGTGTTAAAATTACAATTCGTAGTTGAGATATGTTGTCTCTAACTCTTCTGAAGACAAAATGTCTGTTAAATCTGACAAAATTCTCTTCAACTTTGGACGAATATCGACCGTATATCTAACCTTTGGATGGTAGTAATATGCTGGAAATATCCTTTGAATAAATACGTCGTCGCCGAACTTAATTTCTAATAAAAAATGTTCTTTTAACTTATCATCTTCATCATCCACATTCTCGGTAGATAGAATATAATTTTGATTTTCACACAAATAGTTGGAACTTTTTATTTTCAAATCTTCACTAAGATCTTCACAAATATTTTTTAAATAATAGTGTAGATCCATAGAACGACGTGCTTGTGGTACGTGGTCTCTAACATTAAAAAATCTTTGACATACGATGTGACCCTCTAATGATAATAGAAACTCAAACTTTGTGATGTTGTCCTGGTTTTGGTAATTACTCATTGCTTTTAATTTTGATTGTTTTTGTTTTATTTTTTTCTTTTCTTGTTAATCTAAGGAATGGATTTAGGAACATTGTCCAACGGTCGTCCGATTTTGGTAACGCCGTGAAGATTCCGTCCTCCATCATCATTCTCATAGTATTTTTATATGACCTACCTTCGGGGTCTAAATTTTCGTTGATTAATAAATCAATCCCTTCCTTTGCTTCGTCAGTTAAAAATGGATTATCTAAACTCACGATACGATTATTTACATCAAAAAATTCCTCACCAAATACACCGTGTTTTGTTACACCTGTAAGTAAATTAGCAATTAATTTGTTATGTTTGTCTTGTTCAAATAAAATATTACATTTGTCTTTAACTTGTTCAATCGTAAGTTGTTGAGTTCTTAGTTCAGGAAATAACGATAAAAATCTTTTTACTCCCATTCCTCTTATACCGGCAATATTATCTGAAGAATCTCCACACATCATCTTAACTAATCGAACATTCTCGATTAAGATTTCTTCGTGGTCATACACAATCGTATCGTTTTGTTTATATAGTTTTTGGTGTGAGGGATTAAAAATTTGAGTTGTCTCTGAAACAAGCTGAGTTAAATCACCGTCTGAAGAGTAAACTATTTTTCTTTCGTTTGGTGAATTCTGAGTATAGTAAGCGATGTTATCATCAGTCTCACAATACTCATATTCCCCCTGTCTTACAAATAATTCCTCAAGATATTGTTTTATTCTATCTCTTTGATAGTTGTACGAATTTAATTCTTCTTCAGTTCTAATTCTTTGTTTTCTGTTTTCTTTATAATGTATATAAATTTTCTTTCTGGTTTGTGAACCTTCAAGACCATCCCAAAAAACAACAATCTTATCTAATTGGTAAGTCTCAAATGCCCTTCTAAGAGTATTAAGAAAATGATATATTCCTCCAATATGTTGCCCTCTATAGAACATATTCTTGACACCATAGAAACCAATAGTAAGTAAATTATCACCATCAACAAGTAATACAGACATTAAATTATATTATAGATCACTCTCTTCTGTTACAACTTGTGTATCTGCGATGTCTGTAACATTAACACCTAATTGTCTACCAATATACTCACCGTTATCACGTTTGTACTCTTCAATAGAACGTTTTTCTTCAGTATCATCTTTACCGTGCATAAACCCTTGTGGAGTTACCAAAATACGTCCATCCTCATATCCACCACCATTAATGTGATTTTTACTGATTGAGATTTTAGTTCGTGTTGCGATTCTGATTTTTCTCTTATCTTTAGTAATTGAAATTTTAGTAGTTCCCGCACCTTTTTGGTTTCCAAATAAGAATACTAATGATGAGTTTAACCATATGGCTTCACCACCCTTAGCTTTAATTTTTGGTTGACCAAAAGGATTATCAGGTAATTCCACCCAAGGTTGGTTAACAATAACCAAACTGTTCGTATATGTTTTATCCGTTCTTCTTGAACCTGAAATACGTTGATTAATACCCATTCCGATTTTGTCCGCCAAAACCGATGCATTATGTTGTTTACCACCTTTACCGTCGTAAGTCATTTTACAAGGAACCGAACCAACTGAATCCCAAAGGAATAATAAATCGTAAGGAATATCACCCTTTTCTTGAGCATCCATTAATTCATTGATATAATCTGTAATTTGTTCAATGTATTCAAAGTCACTATTAAAAAGGTATTCCCCATCTTTATCAAACCCCATTAACTCAGCGTGTTCCCAACTCCATTTTTGTTCAGTAATAATGAACACAGGGAGAATACCTTTCTTTTGTGCATCAACCGCCGTTTTTACTAACGCAGTGGTTTTACCCGTATCACTATGTCCCAATAACATATTGATGTGACCCATAGCCGGTCCGGGAATTCCTGTTGCTTCATTAAACGCATCTCCTAAGTCGAAGAAACGATCGGCCTTATATTCGGCCTCTTTAGAGAATTTCTTCTTGATTGCTGAGAAATCTGTTTTTTTAATACCTGCCATTGTTTTGTTTTTAAAAATGGGGTGGGTATTTCACCACCCCGTGAATAATTAGAACGATAAGTTAACCATCTTAAAATGGTAAGTCCTCGTCCGCTTCATCATCTAATTGTGGGTCAACCACAGGTGTTGATGATTTTGGTGCTGCGATTACCTCTTCAGCGGTTGAGTTTGAAACCCATTTGTTACTTGTAGTATCCCAACGTGGAACCTCACCTTTAGCGACCATCTCTAAGTAGTCTTCACCTTTCTTAGAATAAACATCAGACCACGTTGTTTCGTCGTCTAACCACGTCTTAGCAACGTTTGCGTCTATATGTAATGCAGTTGGGTCATCATTCAAAACTGAATTGATTACTGTGTATTCTTTACCTGTCCCTGCTTTAGTTAATGTCAATGATAAAATTAAATCACGACCGTTTTCTGGATTTGTAATATCACCTTTATTACGAAAGATTGGAAAGATTTTATCGATAACACCATCACCTTTTGCGTTGTGTTTAAATCTCCAAAATTTAGGTCCGTCTTGTTCGTGATCTCGGTCAATAACTTTTACGATATAAAACTTACGAGAACGATAGTTACGAGCCAATTCTTTATCAGAATCAACACCAGTCATCATTAATCCTTCGTAAACTTCATTTAATGGGGAACGTTTACCTTCTTGTGCTGGGTCATATAATTTTACCCATTTTCCGTCCACCTGTACTTCGTGAAATTTAACTTCTACGAATGGAGAACTACCATCTTTAGTAGGTAGGATACGGATACGTCTTTCTTCACCCTTAGAACCCTTAGGTAATACGGTGGTAAAATAACGTTTCATACGGTCCTCTGAGGACATTTTGTTAGAGTTGCCACTTGTGGCGTTCTTGTTCTTCTCGTACTGTGCCAGTACGGCATCAAATGTTGACATAATAAGAAATTTAAGTTATAAAATGTTTATAGTAAAATATAGACAAAAAAAACCGGATTAGGAAATCCGGTCTAATAATTTTTAAAACTATTTTTTAATCAATAATGTCGATTATTCTTGTGTTAAAAGATACGATAATTTGTAAGTAACACCTAAAATTTCGTCTCTTAAATTTAATAAGTTTGTGTCGATTGGTTCAAATTCATCTGTAAATTGATTAAGAGCCTCCACAATCGTGTTAACCATACCTTTTACACTTAATTCTGATAAGTTTTGTAATTGTAATGTTTTTGTGTCGTCTTCCAATACAAATCTACCATATTTACCCATCGCTTGTTCCACAAACTCATCAATTAAGTCATTTAACTCGCCGTGAATCATACCAAACGCATTGTGTCTTGAGTAACCTTTGGTTTGCCAATGCATTATTTTAAATTGTACCTGTGTTTCTAAAAGAAACTTTACTTTAGAACCTATATTCATTTTGTGTCTCCTCCTCAGGGTTAAAAGATTGTTTTATGGTATCGGTTGGATAATTTGTTACTTCGTCTTTAGTTAAAACGTATTCATTTTTACCACTAGCTCTCATTTCACCTTGTTTGTGGGCAAAAAACTCTTGTGGTTTTTCATTAAACGGATACGAATCTAAAGAACGCATTTCTAATTTTTCAACTTCAGTCTTAGGTCTCATTTGTTCAACCTTAGAACCTAATTGGTCGATTTTAGACATAACAGCATCCATCTGAGCTAATTTACTTTCTAAATCTGTCAATTTAGTAAATACGTCATCCATTTTACCAATGACACTATTATTATCTTGTTTATTGTTCTCTAAATCGTTTTTAATATTTTTAGTCATATTAACTAAATCGGTAATATCAATTTCTTCGGTGTTATCCTCATCTCCATCAATTGCCGGTAATTCAGCATCTGTAGATGCTGTATCTAATGGAGGTAACCCACCATCTACAGATGCGTCAGTTGCCGGTAATTCCGCGTCGGATGATGAATCTTCAGGTGTTGGTTCCGCTGGTGCCGCCTCTTGTTCCATTATCATCGTTTTACCATATTTGTTAATGGCTTTATAACGATTTAATTCTTCTTGTAGTTTTTGTTCTAACATAGTATTAATCTTGTAATAATTGTCTACCATCATTGGTAATATACTTTTTATTTATTCTTTCAACAATTCCGTCTTTTTCTCTAATTGTATAACATTCTCCAGTTACCAAATCACACTCTTCTCTCTCCATACCATCATTAGATACATTTCTAACTTTCTTTGGATTCAAAAATTTGTCCATCGTATTGTTTAATCTATTATTTTCCATAATATTTCTTTTATAAGTATAAATATCCCAATATTGTTAATATTCTATATTAAGTTAAAATATACCACATCCCCATCATTTAAACCTAAGTATTTCATTAATTTTATCGACATACCCATTGCGTATGTGTCCATTTCGGGAAACACATCAATTGGTCCTTGGTAAAGTCTTGATTCTCCGTTTAAAACACTAAAGTCTAAACTGTATTTTGGGTCTAAAGTAATTGTTTTTCCATTTTTTGGGTTATAAAATATCGAAGTTGCACCAATAACAAAATCCGCACTTTTTTTATCTAATTTAAACTTGGTTGAATAAAAATATTGTTTCGTAGTTTGTTGTGAAACTTCTTGCCAAGTTAATGTACTTGGTAATGGTTTTCCTGTTGTTTGATGTGAAACGGATGTTAAACGACCGATTATCGACATTTCGTTATTTAGATTCATCACGTTATTCAATTCGCCCATTCTAACAACTCTCGTTCTTAACCAAGTAGTACTATCTTTTTCACCATTTTTATTAGGAATAGTTGATGGGTGATTAGGATGTGTAATTTTCTGAATAAATCTTTCGTCCATAAATCCATTATATGGTATACCAAATTCAGTTAATCCCGTTTCTGCAACAACTTTTTCGTTTTCATCAGAAATTAAACCTCTATCAAATGTTACCGTTGTTGATGTTTGTTGTGTTCTACCATTAATCGTTACGTCAGATAAGACTCTAAGTTGTTCACTCGTATCTGTTTTTCTGTCCGCCCCATTAACTCTATTCTGTGCCTTCTTAATTAATTTATCAAATAAAGTTTTATAACTTGACATAAAGGAGTCCGACAAATCAGGTAATGAGGTATATGGTAATCTTGAACCTTTAAAAGTTGTTGTAATATTATTATTTCTAATATTATGTGAAACCTCAGTAATCCAATATGAACCTTTAAACATTGGTATATTTTTTAAATAGAAGAACATTGTAGGTTGAATCATAACATTACCCATACAAGTAATCTCACAACTATATGCCGCCTGTCTATAGTATTCGTATAAACCGATGTCTACGTTATATGTACCCGAACCTGACTCGGACCTTGCTAAGTTTTCTAAAACAACAAATGATTCACTTGTATTTTTAATTGTAGCTTGGTCTAATTGAATTCCTTTAAATATATTTTGATTTTGGTCACCAAAACTCACTTCAAACGCCACTACTTTATTTGATTTACTCAAATCACCAGTGCTAAATACTTTTGGTAACTCATACATTACAGGATTATTATTAACATTTCCAATATTAAAACTATCGTCACTAAATTTAAATTTTTTATCTTTTTTATTTCCAATGTCAATTCTTTTTGATGACGCCGAAACATATTGAATGATAACTTTAGGTGAAGATTCTTGATAATCGACATCTAAGAATGTTCCGAATATGTTTTTAGCCACATTTTTAGATGGAACCATTTTAGGTGTGTTTGAAAAATTAGTACCGTAATAGTTTACATACGATGGTAATGCCTTCATATCAAAACCCGTTTCTTGTAATAACAAAGAAATTGCACCAAACAAAGATTGTTTTACGTTCTTTTCATTTCCTAATGCTGCCAATCTACTTACGTTAAAAAAGTATATGTCACCAATATCTCTATTAGCCTTATCTAAAAATAAAAACTCTTCAAGTAGTGATCTTTGTCCAATTGAATTACCTGAAATCCATTTATCATTCATAGATTTAAAGAAATTATATAGTTCAACTTTCATCGGTTGGTCATTATAACCACCGTTGAATCTGACATCATTAACTTCCGTTTGTACATTGAATGTTGAAAAACCCGATATTAATAAATCTAAAAATAAGTTTCTTCTTTTTTCAGAATTAACAAATATATTGTTTCTTATGTATTCTTTAAAATTAGCGTGTGTTGCTGGTTTGCCAGATTGGACGTATCCTGCGTATATCAGTACTAAAGGTCTGAACATAATTATGTTTTCACCCTTTAATTCTACATTATTATCCTTAAAGAAGTTTAAATAACAATCGGTTGTTGGTTCTTCACCAATATATAATTTTAATAAATTTCTATTATCAAGTGTATTTTGTGTTTCATTATAGTCATTTACACTATAACTGTTATGTATTGAAACCTCAGCAAATCCGTTAAAGATGTGTGGGTCAATTTCTTTAGGATTTGCAATCGTTAACTTTATTAAATTATTAGTTGATAGGATGTTATTGGTTATCGATTTTAGTTTTTCAACCTGTTTCGTTCTAATTAATTTTATGTTGTCATCAACGTTTGTACCTAATCCTTTTGGGATGTCGATACTTACAATTTCTTTTAAAAGGTCTTGAAATGTTTGATATTTAACCGAACCGAATAGATTCGAATTAATCGATGTGTTAATTTTACCACTCGCAAATTTTAGAAATAATCGTTCGAATTCGTCTAAAATTGCCGGACTAAATGTACCAATTAAATCATAAACTTTTTTATTTGTTAAATCGGCACCATAAACATTATCAATTGAGTTATTGTACTCAAGTGGAGACGGTAATCTTACATTATTAAAATCACTATTAATATATTCATCTTCCCATATTGTCCTATAATAAATTTGTTGTCCTCTTTCAAATGTATCGTTACCTATGGAATATTCGTCAATATTTTGTAAATCAATATTTTCATTACCTCCATCACAAGGTAATAGTGTAAATCTTTTATCTTCGGTTTCAAATTTACTATTATTAACATACGACGTCCAATAGTTTAAATCGTTACCACTTACAGTGCGTTTTCTAACGATAATTTTACCATCATCCACATTATCGTTAAACGATGACATATCACCATTGTTGATTGTGTAATGATTATATCCATTCACAATTTGGTGAAATATGGCATCGTAATATGGGTGAATACCAACATCTTTACTTAAATCATATGTTATTGGTTCTCCATCTAAGAAAACGGGTGGTGCTCCATCAACTTCATTATCAAAAAATACTCTACCGTCTATATTAGTCGTTAGTAATGTTGAGTTTAGACATCCCTCTAAAATGTCAAAGTTATCTCTAATTGACCTTTTGTATCTATGGTATATCGACCCCCATTTTAAAATTAAGTGATATGGAACATATTGAGACGACCCAATTTCCCTAAATAATGTCGAAACTAAAGGTGATACTTTTTTACCAGATTTCATTCGATAGTCTACGTGTTCATCTAATTCGACAAAAGGTAAAGAATTTAGTAAAAGATATGCCGAACCAACATATTTAGAATCTAAACTTTCATTTACTGTAAAGTCATAAAATAACTGTTTGTGAAAATATGGTGTATTTAAAATATTTGTACTGTTATTGTTAACAATAAATCCTCTTGAGAATATATTAGTCGTATAACCTGTTGATTTATCACTATATCTTACCCAAAACTTAGGATCAATCTGTCCCGATATTAAACCTTCTTTAGTGTTAACTTCTAAAAATCCATCAGTTAATAGTTCACTTTTATTAAATGAAGATAAACTTTTACCATTAGAATCTTTTAAGTAACTAATATAATTAGGTGAATTAAATGGGTAAATATTCACCCTATGTTCGTCAGGCACATAACTTAATAAATTTTCACTAAGTTTAGTGTACGACCCATCGTTTGTAAGATTTTTTGTTGATAACGAATATTCCTCAATTTTAAATTGGGTATTGTAAAATTCATTTAAATAAAAGGTTGTAGGTATTTGATCTTGATAGTACGTATAATTTTCGAATGGTGCTAACTTTTTCATTTGTAACACTAAATCATTTTGTGATTTAACATTATCTTTTAAAATGTTAATCACATTACTGTCATTTACTATGGAATCTTTAATATTGTTAAACTCAATTTTTGATAACTCCCTTATGGTGTCCAAATCAAATGAATCTAACATTGTAAATGTTAATGCCCTTTCCCAAATCTCATATAAAAAATTAGCCTGATTTTTATCTTGGTACGGTGTAATATCTATAACCGTTTTAATTGTGTCAATAGGTTTGATAATATTATTATCAGCATTAGTTTCAAACCTGTATGTTATTTTATCAAACCCACCTTCCTTATTTGTTAATGGGTCGATTCTATTTGTTGTAACACCAATATAATTCTCAATAAAATCAACTTCAGGCCAAATTCTAGCATCATTTGATTTTAATTTACCTACGTAATTTTGATCACCAGGATATATTATAACATTTTCCTTACCCTTTACTGTGCTCTTTATTTCAGGCCAAGGGTAGATAGAATCACCATTTGTCTCTTTTGAATAATTTGTTCCGATAATTTTCTTTCTCGTCTCAGCCTGATCAAATGCACGTTTATGTACATCTTTCATTAATCTAATTAAAACTTCCGCATTTGAGAGTATAACTGCAAAAATATTACGTATGGTTGGTTCAAAACCAAACCCACCGTCTTTTCTTCTTACAATTTCGTTCATTTTTTTTTCAACTTCCTCTTCAAGTTTAATTCTTTGTTCCTCAAAGTTTTTTTGGATGGTATTAATTTGATTTATCAATTCGTCGATAGCAATTAAATTTTTACCGTCTGAAGTTTTAGTTACGTATATGTCAATGTTATCCTGAACACTATCAATACTTAATCTAAATCTATCAAAAACAGACATAGTGTTGTTTAATAAATTCTCAGTAAACAATTTATTCTTAGGTATCTTACCTTCATACTTATCCGCATAAACCCTTAAAAGTTTTGCTAATGTTCCATCTTTAAATGGGTCGTATAACCATTCATCATTTAACTTATTTTTATCATTTAAATAATAATAATTAATACCTGATGTTGAATAGTCAATTACCGGATTTGAATCTAATCTTTTCTTTGCCCATCCTTTTACCTCTGTCTCAAAGTTTTTTAATGATTCCTCCAATTCTTTGACTCCAACAAATAATCTCATATCAACTACTTGGTCAAATATTTCCCTTTCTAATATGACGTCTAACGTTTCCGCAATTGTTAAAATTTCTCTAAGTGTCTTAACAGGAAAGTCTTTTTTAATTAGACCTTTTTGTTTGTATTCACCATAAATCGATTTTAACATATCATACCCTCTTGTTGATTTAACTACAGTTTGAAGAATCTTACCATTTCCGTCGGTTTGGACATCTTTACTATTTTCATTGGGGAAAAGGTATGGTGCATTTAATAATCCCTGTAACGGTATATCACTTAGATATGCGTATGTTGAGCCGACGAATGTTGTTGAAACTTCGAAGTTACCATTAGACTCATTAAATTTTGTACTGAATTTAACAAGGTGTAATCTATATTTTATTGCCTTACCATAAAATCCTTTTACCGTTAAATAAAATATAGGCCAAGGTATATGAAAAAATGCCTTGTATGGTGAGTTTTCTGGTGAATCAAAAAGTGTTTTACCTCTTACATCAACAAAATTAATTTGTACTTGTGGTATTGCATTATAACCCTTAACATTGATTGAAATGCTGTCAATACCAAAAGATTGTCCCGAATCGTCAGATTGAAAAAAATCACCGGATAAATTAGTCGATTTATTGTCATTAACTTCACTATAAGCCTCAGTCCAACTAGTGTCAAAGTCTTTTCCATTTTGATTACCCATAATGTTTAGGGTTCCCTTGGCAATGTTAGTTAATGTATTTGAATCATTGTCAGATGCGAGTATACTTCTAGGGACTAAGTCAGCCTCTAAGTTTACATACATAACTAATTTCTCTTGTTCTAATCCTCTATCTGTAACCTCACCCTTACCATTAATAACAGTATTTGGGTCGATGTATATTAGATTATTCTGATCAACCTTAACATATATGTCTTCACTATTTGATAAATTATTGTTCCCCATAATATAGATTATATAATTCTACACCTCTTTTGTAATCTTGTAAAGAGCTAATTAAAGGAAATGGTATTCTTAAAAAGAAATTATCAGGAATTTCAAATTCTAAACCTCCCGCTTGTGGATTTGCTAACATAATTAACCATCCAAATGTTGGAGTTTCGTAATATTCTTGAGAAATCTTATCTAACCTATCTTTACCTTTCTTGTATTGAACGTACTTATCTGACCCCTTGATTGGAATTTCGATTCCGGGGACTATTCGATGTACTCCATCCTCAATGAAAAATTGATATCTATCAAAATAGTTCTTACTCATTTCTTATTTTTTATAATAATTTAACTCCACAGTCACATCATTAGAAATTGCAAAAATTTGTTTTATTTCGTCTGTTGTGTCAATAAGTATTTCAGTTCCAATGTTATAAACAATTGGTTTATTGTTTTTACGTTTTGGTTTTTTACCATAACGTAAATTGTATATTTCATTTTTATTTAAAACTTTATCAAAATGTCTATCTAATATATCATTAATTTCATCCCCAAGTTTCAATAATTTTATTTCATTAATGATGGTATCTTTATTTTCGGACACCACTAAACCTAAAATCACTTGACTTAATAAATCATCAGTTAATTCAATTGTTGGGTCGTTGACATCTGTGTTAAATTTACTACTGATTGTTTCAACGTTTCTTTTAATGTAATCAATTGCGTCACTGTATGTTGAATAAAAATTTGAATCGTCAAATGACGTTAAATTTACTGAATAGGATTTACCGTTTTCCAATTTAACATCATACCCATTTTTAACTATGAAATTTAACTTATCAATTGTTTGAATTATATTGTCTCTATTATTTTCAAAATCTTTTATACTACTCAATACTGAAATCTCCTCTACTTTCTTGTCTATAATCGATAATACTGATAAAAATAAAGAATTACTTATTACATCACTGTTATCAGTTGTTACAACATCGGATAGTTCAAAAATTGAAACTATTTTTTCATTTGTTAATAACCCCTCAATATTACTAACCAATTTTTTAATATATTCGTTATAATCATCAACTGATTTATATACTCCAAATAATTCCATAACATCTGTTTCAACACTATCGGTGTTAATAACGTAATCACTAACATTTCTATATGCATTATTTAAAATAAAATTTGTAAAATGTGGACCGTATTTTGTTAATAAAGTATTAAATAATGTTTCATAAGTGTCCAAATAATCAATACTATATTTGTAAAGGTTATCAATTAATGTTGTATAATTTAATACGGTATTACCAGAAAACTCACCAAAATATTGACCCTCAACATATTTAATCCCTAATTTATCTTTAATATTTTTCTTTTGTGTATTGGTATCATTTAAACTTTGTAAAAACGATTTAGTAAACGTCTCAGCATCTTGTCCACCAATTTTTGTGTTTGTTGATTCTGACCTCTCATCATACATTTCTGTATTGGCATAGAAATTAGATGATAACGCATTTTGTAACCGTTCAATTGGTTTCTCTAAACCTTGACCTCCTATAAAATTAATTTGCATAGTAATAGTTGCAATCATAGGTTGTACACCAATTCCTTCAGGATTTAAATCCCAAGTAGTGTCATCAAATGTTATGTTCAAATCTCTGAAAATAACTTTAGAATGGTAAAAATCACCAACTCTTAACACACAAATAGGTGGTGGACCAAATGATGTATTTCTTGCATTTAAATCGGAATCGTCAGATAAACCTTTAACCGGTATTGTGTTTCCTGGTCTTAAACATTGTTGTAAAAAAGTTAAACGTGAATTTAAACCTTCGGGTGTCATTGAGTGGAAACCTGGATGAAAGTATTTTAACTTTTCTTTCAATGAACCAAACACTAATGGTGACGTCTCCTCCAACATTTTAAAGTAATATTCTTCGGATAATGTTTTCATTATTATCCTTTTCATCACATCAATTGGTGGTTTTTTATTACCTAAATTTAAATTATTTAATTGTGATAATTTAACATTGTTATTTGGTTGATTTTCAGTTAAATTTTTTCGTTTATATTCTAACGACACTGTAGATTGTCTACATCCATATGATATTGGTGATAATACGTTTAAATCGGGATTTGTGAAAACCACTTTACTACAATCCACCCCATTAACTGCAACTTTTTCACCATAGTTTGTGGTTCTAAAATATAATCTACCACTACCCTTAAAACCTAATTCTTTAAATGAATAATCAATATCAATTTGGTCAACTTGTGTACCCGGTGCATTTTTAGTGATTTCAGTAAATGACCATTTTTCTTTATATGTGGCACCAATTTCTTTTAAAACACTTTTAACGACTGAGTGTGACCTTCTAATAGTTAATTGATAATTTTCGTTATCCGGTGAGTTACCCGATGAGGTAGAACCTATTAACACAATAATGTCCCTATCAACTAAATCTTTTTCTAAATCTTCCCTTAATTTTGTTAATGTGGATTTAAAATTATCTAAATCACTTTCAAATGTGGTATATAATGTTGTTAAGTCATCAACTACCTTATCAGCCGAAGATTGGGGTACTTCGTTTTCTGTGTTGAATTGTATTACTCTATCCTTCTTATTAGTGTCTCCACTAATAATTGAATCTACCGCCAAAGTTAATGTGGTTATATTCTCATCTTTTGTGTTTAAAATTTCATCGGTAGTGTTTATATAATCAAATGTTGAATTATAATCTACGGTACCTTCTTTCTTATCTGATGTTGGTGTTCCTTGAGCATAATAAAGTTTACCGTTAAACGTTATATTGTTACTGTTAGCATCAGACGTTGATGTTCCGTTAGGGTTAGTCACTACAGGTGAACTAACCGTACTTCTGTATCGTTTAATTTGATTCGTATCACCACTACTATTCAAATAATCTTGAATCATAGTTATGTCTTCCGAATCTAAATTAGTGTATGTTCTAATTAAACTATAAAAATCAATGTCCTTCGCCCCTGCAAAAAATGCGGTAATATATGTGTCAACATCTTCTTCAGACATATTTTTAAAGTGTTCTCTAACCATCAAGTTCAATATACTAGGGTGATCGACAACAATCTTAAATGATAATTGTCCACTTCTTTCTGTATTTTGATATGTATAAATTGGTTCGGGTCTCCCTAAGAAAGTATTCTTATCCCAGTTCGCACTATTTTGTTCTGATACTTTTAAATCATATGGTGGAAACCACATAACTCTACCACCATTGTTTCCCCTTTCACTATATGGTAAATCTGAAACGGTAAAACCTGAAATTGTTGATGATTTCCAAGCTAAGTTTTCAATTGATAACATATATTTCTTAGCGTAAAATCCTTTTCCTCCGTCTGATTTGATGTTAGTAGATTTACCAAAACCCTTATTACCGTCAGACATTGGTGCTATATTCAGATTCCACGTGTTATCTAAAACACTCGAATCAAATCTTCTTATATTTGTTCTTCTATATGGTGTGGTAGTCCCACTATAAAAAGGTCTATCCACTGTTTCTTTATACAACGGTGCGGTATCTTCACGTGTTAAATATGGTCTATCTTTTGTCCAAACTCTAGCATATTCAATACCAATGTCTTTACCTGAATTATCAACATAACGTACGGCAGAACCTCTTGATATCAACGTATCCCCTTCCTTGAAATACTTACTTGTTTGGTCTAATATGTGTCCAATATGTGTCAATGCATCTCCACCATTTTGTGGTTTTGAATCTAATATCTGTTGAGTTGTTTCTAAAATTGAATCTTTTCTAAAATTATATTTTGTTGAAAGACTATCTCCAATTTTTTTAACATCGTTAATTTTACCTTTATTCTTACTAATCCAAGTCAAACTACCTCCTAACGGTCCATTCTCATTTAACCCTTTATTAGTATGAAATAGAGTCGCGGCCGTGGAATCAAACATTAAAGTTAAGTAATAACTACTCTTAACTTTACGACCACTAAAAAGGTCAGTGGTTGCTTGTTTTACATCATTCGCTCTATCATCACCAATATATGAGGTACCTGTAGTCTCAGTACCCAACAACGTCTTAACACCTTGACCAATAAGACTTGGTATTTGAAATAATTTACTTGACTGTTGTGACCTTGCTGTTGTTGAATAATTTGGTGCATATTTTGAATAAGATAATAAGTCAAAAAGTCTATTTTTTGACGAAGAACCCATATGTTCAATTAACAAATCAGATGGTTTTTGTGAAGGTAATCTTCTTCTATCTATTCCAACCAAAGAACCCAAAACACCAGTTAAGTCTTGCCAAGCTTTGGTAGTGGATGAAACATCCGTAGGTCTTAAATTAATTGGATTACGTGGATTTGATAAATAATCACCAGGTATAATACTAAACGGTAATTGAGTTCCCGCAACCGTACCTAAAAAGTCAACACCTTTACCTAATATTGTACTTGATACTGTTATTTTATTATTACCCTCTATTAGTGGTTCCTTACCTCTAATAATATTTATTAATGCAGTACTATTTCCACTTATCGCGTCGAGTATTCTAACCTTAGAGGTCGTTGCATTAGTTAAATTTTGTTGTATTCTAGCTAAAACGGGACCTTGTGTGTTTGTTTTAATATTTTTAGCCGCAAATTTAAAAAGTTCAGATTCTGTATCGTAATTATTGGTGGTCATAATACCAATCAATCCATCATCTGATTTTGTAAAATATGGGTATAGTGATAGGTTTGCCCTTCTAGGTAAATCTATTAACTTATCCTTAATCATATATTCATTTGGTTTGAATATATTTGTTTTTTGTATATTAACCAAATCTTCTTTTCTACTTGAATCGACATTTGGTAAATCAATGTTTTGACTATCACTTAAATTCTGTACCGAATATGTACTACTTGTAAATGTTTTTGGAGACGGACTTCTTTTATACACGGGGTCCAATGTTCTTTTCAACATTTTATCCCTGAACTCCTTTGTAGTATCAAAATCTAAGTATTTCGGCATTATATTCTTTTATCTATAAATAGGTAACATTAAAAAAACTATTATTAAACAGTTACTAAATATGAACCTTGTTGTTCAGCCGTTGGGATTCCAAAACCAAATGGAAATCTAACATTAATTTGACTTTTTATTATACTATTGTTGAAACTTGTTTCTTCTTTTGGTCGAGTCAATTCTTCTCTTTTTCTCTTTTCTTCTTCGAATTTTTTTATTCTTTTTTGTTCTTCGACTCCACCATTAATTGCATTATTAATAATATCCAAGGTATCTTTAGATAAATCACCTATACCGACCGCGTTACCATAATTCTTAACTGTTTGTCTAAGAACATCTAATGCATTTGCCAATCCTGATTCTGTGGTGTTTCTCATAACAGCATCTTTGGCTCCCGAAACTGCAATTTCTTTTAATGATTTAAATGCACCACTATCTTCGGCAATATCTCTAACAACAGGGGTAACTCCCCTTATTTGTCTGTTAGCCATAGCATTCACATCATTTTGGATGTTTTTAACTGCACTGAATTGATCCCGAGCAACATCCTCAAGACTCTTTTTATCTAATAGTTTTTGATTTTCCTTTAACGTGTTTATTTGTGATTGTGTTAAATCAGTAATTGCCGTCTCTATAGGTAATCCTATTTTATCCGCAACGTCTTTAGGTACCGAAAGAGTCATCTTACCGTCTTTCATTTGGGAAAGATTAGAAATGAATTCAGTATCTTTTTCACTTAAATTAAAACCTTTACCCGCCAAATCTTGTACTACTGAAAGTCTTTCTTGTGCGGCAATTGCACCTTTAGCAAATTCTTTATATTCGATACCTAATTGAGAAGCCATTTCTTTTGCTCTCCTTAAGTTAACACCCGTGATTTCAAATCTACCTTGTTCTTGATTATAAGTTGCCAATCCACTCGCCGCACCAATTAAAGCATCCTGTAAACCTTCCACATTATTGGTTGCCATATACATTAGTTTAAGTGGGTCATTAAAATCACCAATTGCACCACCTAAAACTTGTAAATTTGCCGTTAATTCAATTGCACCGTCAGGACTCATAACTTTTTCTGCAATCTTATATACTTCCCCTAAGTTCATTCTAAATTCAAGGGATTTTTGTACCATTCTATTTAACCCCTCAACGCCATTTTTAAATCCGTATTCGTTTAGTTTACCCAAATCAGTTTTAAGTAATTCTGTAGTCTTTTTGGTATTTAAACCTAAACCCAACGAAGACCTACCAGCCTTTTCAATCGCGTCTAAAGTGTCGGAAGCTCCTAAACCTATTTTTTCGGCCTCACCTAATAATCTACCAACATCAGTTAAACTACCAACAAATGATCTAGCAACAGTGTAGGTTTTATCTGCGGTTTCGGTCGACATAAAATTCGCCCTACCTGTAATATCCGCCATCGACTGAAACATTTTGGAAACTTCTGACATCCCATACCCAAATCGTAAGGCACTTGTGGTTGATTCAACAATAGTGTTTCTTACACCTTCTGACAAATTTCCCGTAATACCGATTTGTTCGTTAATCTCAGTCCTTAACTGTTCTTCATTTTGTATTTGTCTTAAGATATCACCACCAAATTGTTTAATTAATTCAAGTGGGTTTGATAATGACGTCAGGGCTTTTAGATAGCTACTGACATTAATATTATCGTCATCGTTTAATTCACTAATTCCTGATTTAGAAATTTCGGCCTTCATTGTTGCGGCAATTGCCGAACTCGTACCTGTTATACTATAATTTAATCCTTCGTTATTTCTATTAGTTGTTCTTGATGAATTAACTTTGAGTCCATACCAAGATCTCGCATCCGCAGCATTATGACCATCGGCCACCGCAATTCTAACAAACTCGGATTCTGATTGATTGTTGTATAAATTTTCTAAAGTCATACATATAAATAGACCTAATCACCATTTTCAATTTCAAAAATATAATTAATGTAATATCTTCTGACGTAAGTGGGAATCGTTAAAATTTCATTATAACTAAACCCTTTTCTAACTAAATAATAAATCTCATTTAATAGATTTTTACTATAATCCGTAGAAAGGGCGAAAAAATTCTACCCCGAATCCAATTTGAACTTGGATTGTGTCTCCTGACGGGGTTGTTACGTTTTGGGTCAAGTCCAACCCAGGCTTATTTTCATTCACAAATTTTCTAAAGTCTTGTGAATCTTTGATTGGCATTTTTTCTATGAAATTTCTAATTTGCATCGGATCTTTAATACCACCTACAGATCTAATCATAAATTCAAGTTGTTTTGTTATAATCGGTGCAACACCATTACCATTCCAACTATCTCTGATTTTAGTGATCTCTTCTTCTTGTTTTTGTGTTAAAAATTTAAAAGTAACTTCACTTCCACTTTTCTCTAAAAAATATTTATATTCGCCATTAGAATCTTCTTCTAATGTAAATTCTTTCATTTTAATTGTGCTCAAATCAATTCTAAATGTGAATGGTTCATCTGTTTTTGGGTCGATTGTTTTAAATTCATATTCAGAACCAAATGCCGTATTTCTAAGAAATATTAAAATTGCCTCTTTATCTTCTTGAACAATGTCGTCAACATTTAAATCCTTATCAATTACTTTTCTTTTAAGTAATTCAGTAATAACCCCGTTGGTTGATACTAAACTTGGTGATGATAATATATTTTCGTCAGACGCAGTTAGGTAAGCAACCTTAACTGATTTTTTTTTGTTGGCGTAATGAATACCTCTACTTGGTAATTCAATAACATCATATGCGATTGTTGGGTCTATTCTAAAATCTTCCATAGGTATAATTTATACTATAACTAGTTTAAAGTAAAGTTTTTAAATGAAAAAACCGGTAATCTTTTGAACTACCGGTTTTCATTAAAAAATTATAATATTAGTAAATTAACACACATCTATCCATTCTTAAAGAACAGTCAATGTTAGCCAAATCATCTCTTGAGTAATCAAGTTCACCGAAGTTTAAGTCAGTGATAAAACATCCTTCTAATAACCATTTTTCAACTACAACACCTGTTGGATCTAATAATTCTAAATCAATATCTTTTTTATAACCGGCAGCATAACCCATACGTCCTGTTACGGATTCTGCGTGTAAACGGAACCATTCCATTAACGCTTGAGCAGCAGATGGTCCGATTGGATCTCTGAACTTTACTTTCATTTCGTTCCATTCAAATCTACCGGCAACATAAGTTGATGTATTCAAGAAAGGAATTGCTACTGAATTTATCTTTGCACTTGGTCTAGAAGCAGATGATACGTACCATTCGTTGATACCTAAAGAAGAGTGAAATCTAACGATGAATCGATTGACTCTTTTTGGTTCGTACGGAGTCGGCATTTTCATTAATAAATCGGCCATATTGTATTTGTTAAAATTTTTAAGTTATTTTTACTTTCTTATAAATATATCCAAATAGAAAATAAATTTAATTTGGATTAATTATTGGAAATAGTTGTTTTTATAATTTTTTTTTCGTAGTTTTTTACAGTCACCCAGTATAACTAGTTCCAGCATATCTTTCTACTTAATTATATAACAATAATAAATACTAGAATAACTAGTTCTAGTATACTGGAAGTAATATAATTGTATAATTTTTATAAAAATATTGTTCTACGTAGAACATAATAAGAAAGGGAAGCTTCTCAGCCTCCCTTTCTTATTTTTATACCCTCCTTTTAGATTAGATATTCTCAAATGATGCTCCTGTTGGAGTAATGATGAATTCCAAATCAATGAATTCAAGAGAACGAGTTGGTTTGATATAAATCTTACCTCTCAATGTGTTAGCATCAATATCTTCTGGATCATTTGATACCGTTACACGGAACTCATATAAACCTCTTTCTTTCTTAATTGAATCTAAGATAGGGTTTACCAATCTTAAGAACTCATTTCTTACTTGGTCATCGTTTTGTTCAAACAATAATCTTACAGAAACAGCCGAAATTAACTTTCTTGCTCTTAATAATAATCTTCTTACGTTGATTCTATCAAGTGCAGATTCTCTAACTTGTAACGTTTTGTTACCCCAAATAATAGTACCTGTATCAGAGAATGTGGCAATTGGGTTAATTCTATTCTTATATAATTCATCTCTTTCGTCAAGAGTTAATTTTTTGGTCGCCTTAACCGCATTTACTAAACCTCTTGAGTAACCCGCAACTGCGAACCAAGGATATGAAACGTTATCTGTTAATGCAATGTTCTTAACAACCTCACCTGTTGGGGGGATATATAACTGAGTTGAGTTGTCAGTATCTCTAACTTGAATCCAAGGCCAATACGTTGCTGAGTAGTTAGAATCAATTGCTGCATCATCCAAATAACCAATCACCTCGTTTGCTGCGGTTGTACCCGTGATATTCGGTGAGTTCATAATATATAATGAATCTGCTCTTTCGTTTTCAACCATATCGATTGCTTGATTAACTAAAGAACTATGGTCATAGAAGTTAATACCTGGAGTTGCAAAGATATTAATATCAACTGCTTCTGGATTGGAGAACGTATTAATACCTTGTAAATAAGCGTAGTAATCGGAGTTACCCACAGATGGACTAAACACACCACCATTTGTCGTGTTACCACTTATGTATCTATTTTTACCAAATACGTAGTCGTCAATGTTAGTTCTTGTTTGTCTATATATATCCCAACCGTCGTGTCCACCGTATACTGCAAATGTAAATTTACGATACGATAATGTGGTTAATTTGTTATCTACACCGGTTTGACCTTCTAAATCATAAGGTGTCGTTTTAAATTTAAATCCATTCGGTGTTGAACCCGTTATTGTTGATGCATTTGTTGATAAGTGAAAACCATATGTTTCGTCAGTACCAAGTACACCTTTATATTTTAATAAGTCATTATCAAAACCAACTTGTGAAGATAAACCTAAAGTTACTTTTTTAACTTTATCACCTGATTCAACAGATGGTGTACCGTCAGCCGCATATTTTACAATATCACCAGCGTCGATATATTCAGTTTTGTAAAGTATATTTCCTAAAGTGGAGTTACCACCGAAATCCATATTGGTCGCAAAACCTTTAAAACCTGCAGGAATTGCGTCTGTTGGATGATTATCCACCATCGTTAACATAATAACTTTTGAACGTAATTCATACTCACCGTCAGAAGTACCAATTTTTCTACCAATATAACCTACTGAATTAGGGTCCATCGAACATCTTGAATATTTTTCAAGAACTACTTGATTATCATCAGTATCATTAAAGTCACGTACCAATAAATCAAATTCGGCGGTATCTAAATTAATATTTTGAATCGTTATTTTAACTTGAAAGTTAGCGGCCTCACCGTCGGAAATAGTAATTACTTGAAATAAATCAGCTACCTCACCACCACGTACCTCAGAAACTACCATCGGTGATATAGTTGTATCCCAAGAACCTAAATAATTATCACCTTCTAATTCATAAGAAACTTCCATCGATAATCCTCTAATTAAACCTCTTTCGTATGCCGATTTAACTAAGTTAGCGTATGATTCGTGTACATAAACGGGGAAATTACCGTAGTCTTTATCAAATACTTCACTACCTAAAACCTTAGTAATAAATTTACTTGATGTTGTGTCAAATGTACAAGTAAATTCTTTTGCCCCACCTGTAACACCTGTTACGTTGATAGTGAATTCACCCATAGGGTTAAATCTCATATCATCAACCTCAGTTAATGTGAAACTTGTGTTACCAGTTACTTCGTGAACTAATGTCTGTCCATCATAACGACCTCTTGATCTTATAGAACCAACAACTACCGCATCATAATCGGTATTGTGTTTTGCATCATATTCGTATCTTCTAACGTCAAATGATGAACCATTCCACTCAAATAAGTAAGAATATGCACCATCTACTGTTGTCTCATCGTTAGGGTTTGCCAATGTATATAGTACATTGTACCATTCTTTTGTGTTATTATTATCAGAGTTAAATTTACCCGTTAAAGGTGATTTAACTTCTTTATTTGCTGCAACAGGTAAATCTTCACTTACAGCAATTGGTCCCAAGACGAACCACTTTCCATTATCACTCACTGAATAACCACTGAAATTTTTGACAATGTAGTCAGTTATCATCGTACCATCATATGCTGGTTTTATCGATAAATGATCATATACTTCGGTAACGTCGTTGATACCTATTATTGTTGGTGTTACACCTGAAAAGTCAGATGAGGTTTGATATTCTTCTAAAACCACACCACCTACTGTTTTAATACCGAATGTTTTATATGGTTTATATCCCGTTAAACCAAGAACTCTTGTTACGAATAATTGATTAGATTCTTGTAAATATGATTTTGCTACATATCCTAATTCATACTTTGGATTACCATTTACGTCCTTTGCTGGTGAAGTTGGTCCAAAATAATTTTTAAATTCATCGAAATTACTTATTAAGATTGGTTCAAAGGCTGGCCCTTTTAAGGTCTCACCCACTAAACCCAACGTTGTAACCCCGACACTTTGTGCTACGAATGTTAGATCCTTCTCTGATGTATACACACCGGGAGAAACGAATACTTTGTTTGAATTTGCCATCGATTGTTGTTTGGTTAATTTTTTTATTACTTATCATATAAATATCTTTGTTTTTACCAAAGATTTCCATACTTTTTTAAAAAAGATAGTTATTTATCTTTTTATATCTTTATTATGGAAAACAAAACAAAAAATGTTAAAATAGGGGAAAAACATCACGAAATGTTAAAAACACACTGTGAAAAAAACGGTTTAAAAATCTATAAAGTTTTAGAGAAATTTATAGAAGAGTATTGTAAACCTAAGAAAAAAGACATTTATGGTGAAACTTAGGTAAGGTATTTAATACCGATTCGAGAACCGACTATTGGAGATTCTAAAAATCTAATTTGATTACTGTTTGTGATTTGATAACCTGTGTTTTCATATTCCACCATACCGTTAATGTTAATACTAACGACACTTTCAATATTACTTTGTAAATTATATAATAAAGTACTACCATCATATGTGAAATACTCATCGACTAATTGCAATATTTTTCCGTAGTTACTCATTAACACAGTATTCTTACCTCTATAATATGCAATGGTAATTACGTCACCTGCACTCGGAGCACCTAAGAAAGTTATTCTCTGAGTTCCACCAATATGATAATAGTTCAAATCTTGTTCTTGTACAATACCATTAATTGACACATTGAATAATACACCAATACTTTCACCAACACTATAAGTTGTTTGTGTTCCGTCGGCAATTAAACTAGCCACTGTTATATCTACAGATTTACTAATAACTTTTTTACTGATTTTACTTCCAGTACCCATAAATTCCATCATAGTGAACATTCTACTAATTGCGGGTTTTACTTCAAACTCTTCACTATCAATAAGAAACCCTAACATTGTAAATTTATAGTTTTGTAAATAAAATCTACGACCATCAACTGTTTCAATTGGGCTATTATCATTAATCGAATCTAAAACAATTGGTATATAATGACCTTTAACTTTTGTATAATCTTGTCTTGATGCAAAATTCTGCATCACTTTTTTATTAAATCTATTTAAATCTCTAATTTTTGTACATACAATTGTTACTTCGTATGTTATGTCGACAGGGATAGGTTGTGGAATCTTATAAATGTCAGCACCCATAGATTGACCGTTCCAAGTTGGTACGGTTGCATAATCAAATCTATGTCTATCAGGAACAGTTCTTTGAACTGCAGGGTTAGTACCGAATTGAACTTCAGGTTGTCTGATTATTGATATAAATGGTAATTTAACATTTCCATCGTCATCAGAAAATTCCCAATTGTTTGAAAATTCACTCCATCTCTGAATGGTTAATATTTTTTCAATAACAGGTATTTTTTTACCGTCAGTTACCACAACAAAGGTATCTTTAACATAATCTAACATACCTTTATCCAAATCTTCGTGTAATATGGAATCAGGAAGAAATGAATCTGATTTGGTAATCATATCCAATAATTCCTGTCTTCTTTCTAAAATTCTTCCACCTCTGTAAGTTTCCTTATCTTCGTAGACGTTAATATCGTTTTTTCTTTTAGGTACACCCATATTATACTCCTCTAAATTCGGTTTCCTGTGCCGGTACACAAACTATAGTTCTATAGTGTGGTTTATATCCAAACATTTTGTGTTTATTATCTGAAGTCACTTTACCATCATTTGATACTGTATAATATCTTATTTTATCTTCAGAATCCTGATAACCAATAAAATCACCATACCTTATATCGACCCCTAATTCTTGTAAATGAGTTATATATACCGATAATGTTAAGTTACCGGGTTCATTATAACGAACCATCCCACTTTTATATGTATTATTTTTAGGTTCGTCTATTTTAACCAATGCATTAAATTCAACAGGTGGGAAATACTTTATTTCATCCATACCCGCTTCGGCATATACGTCATCAGTGTCCGTTTTCTGTCTATCCACACGATAAAGGACTAATTTCATATTCAAATCACCGTGAAGATACTCTTGACCCATTTGTATATTAATGTCAAAGTCATCCTGTGAAAAGAATTTACCCAATCTTGTTATAGGTAGTTTAGTGCTCATATGGTAATAAATAGTTTAATGTTACATTCTATTTATGTATATTTTAGATATAATATGGAAACTAAGATTCCCGAAATAGAGGCAAGAAATATATTAAGTACGTATGAAGGTTCAAATAATCAATTATTGGATTGGAAACGTAAGTTTGTGGATGTTAAAAATTTTAAATTAACACGACCACAAGCCGAATATGTTATAAAATATAAAGATGTAACTCCAAAGGTTGCAAAAAAATATATTAATATAGTCTCAACATTTGGTGAGAAAATTATGGAAGAAAGACTTCTTCCTGTACCCCCTGAAAAAATATGGTGTGAAAAATTATTATGTGATTCAGATAAAGCATTTCATATTTGGGGAAAAGTTTTAGAAAGTGACCAATTAAGTGCGATGTGGTTACCTAAGGCTGCGGTTGTACAAGAAGAAAAGAAACTCGACCGAGTAATTGATTATTCAAAATACGGTAGCCGTCCTCCAATGGATCATCAAAAAATTGCAATTGAAAAATTACTTGCTAACAATAAATTTATATTAGCCGATGATATGGGTTTGGGTAAAACAACATCTGCCGTTATTGCATCGTTAGAAAGTAAAGCAAGGAAGATACTTATAGTATGTCCCGCCTCTTTAAAAATAAATTGGGAAAGGGAAATAAGAAACTATTCCGATAGAAAAGTTTTAATTGTCGAAGGACGTAAATGGGGTTCTACTTTTGATTTCTACATTATTAACTATGATATTATTAAAAACTATCACACTACAGACAAGAGTGAAGATAGTGACGATTATAAACTTTTGGTTAATGCCAATTTTGACTTGGCAATCGTAGATGAAGCTCATTACATTTCAAATGCAACCGCAAACAGAACTCGTTTACTAAATGATGTACTTGAAACAATACCAAAAGTTTGGTTATTGACAGGTACACCTATGACATCAAGACCGATTAACTATTTCAACTTATTAAAAATTGTTGAATCCCCATTGACATTAAATTGGCAATCATACGTTCGTAGATATTGTAAAGGTTACCAATTCAATGTGGGTAATCGTAAAGTATGGAACACAAGTGGAGCAAGTAATTTGGACGAACTTCGTGAACGAACAAAAAATCTTGTTTTACGAAGAATGAAAACCGACATTCTTGATTTACCTGAAAAAATTGTAACTCCTGTGTTTGTAGAATTAAGTAGTAAAATGTATGATGAGGAGCTAGAAGAATTTACACGTATTAGTAACGATAAGAAAAATGATGAAACAATAACGGTAACTTTAAATCGTTTAATGAAGATACGCCAACTTATTGCATATGAGAAAATCCCATATACTTGTGAAATTATTGATAAATGTTTAGAACAAGGTAAGAAAGTTATTGTGTTAACAAACTTTACTATGACTCTTGATATGTTACACGAAAAATATAAAAAGAATTCGGTGACGCTCGATGGTCGTATGAACAAAGATAGACGACAAGAAAATGTTGATAGATTTCAAAACGACGATAAGATTAAAGTGTTTATTGGTAACATAAAAGCTGCGGGTGTTGGTATCACATTAACGGCAGCGGAAGTTGTTATTATGAACGACCTATCATTTGTACCGGCAGACCACTCACAAGGAGAAGACCGAGCATATCGTTATGGGCAAAAAAATAGTGTTCTCGTTTACTATCCTGTATTTGAGAACACTGTTGAAAAAATCATATATAATATTTTACAAAAGAAAAAGAATGTAATTGACCAAGTTATGGGAGATGGAGAATATTCAGAATCTTTCAGTAAAGATTTACTTAAAAATCTCCTTTAATTCTTTAATCTTTTCGTCTAACAACTTTTCTAAATTATCGTCTTCAAATTCGGTTATTGAAACTGTAATGTTTTTTGTTGTATCATCGTAATTTATTTGATTTAGTTCGTCATTTCTTTTTAATGTGAATTCCACATTATTTCTACTACATAAAATTAGTAATTCATTTAGTTTTTCAGGTACTGGCATATGTTTTATTTTATTATATTTTACGTATTCTTTTTTAACAATAATAGTTTTGTTTTCTTTCTTTAAATTTGGGGTGTTGTGAAATATAATTATAGAAGTGGACCCCCTCCAATCATCCACATTACCATAACCATAATAATCAGTTTTATATGTTAAATCATTTTGTGAACCGGTTACGTAAAATTCATATCCCATATCCACAAACTTACCACTTTTAATTTGCATCGTCTTTAAACTACCGTCAGGTAGTTTAAAACTTAAATCAATTCCATTCATATCATCACTATCACCATATTCAAATGTATAGTCAATATCAGTCACATCACCAAACGATTCCCTCAGTGACATAATAATCGATATAACTGTTATGTTACCACTATTCCAAGACTTAAGACATTTTACCTTCAATTCCCTAAGGTACTTGTCCGTTTTATTTTTTGTGAAAATTAAATCAAAAAATTCGTCAACAAATTCCCACATTTTCTTTGCGTTATATTCGTGATATAACGGATTACCGAAATCGATAAACATATTGGGGTTGTACTTAATTCCCCATTTATAAAAAGATAAACAACAGTTTGGATGGGTGTTGATTCTATTTGTCCAAGACCAATTACCATTATCATCATAATGCCCAAATTTCGTAGAATCTTTTCGATTAGGTCTCCATTTATTCAATGGTTCGTAGTGTCTTTTAAAACAATTTTGAGCCTCATTAAAATAGTGAGACTTCCAACCTTTACCATAATTCCAACCTTCATCAAATAGTTTTTGTATGAAGTTATAATCAACTGTATCCATATTACGAAATATAAACTATTTATTGAAATATACCAAATTATGGCACAGATTATTACGGAACAAGAGAAGAGTAAATTATACACACAGGTTTTTCACCTTTTAGGGATGCCTGTACGCGGCATTGAACTAACTGAGGAACAAATGGATACTTTTATGGAATTGTCCTTATCCGAATATGAACAATATGTTAGTGATTGGTTAATTGAATCTCAATGGTCATCTTTGGCCGGTTTAGATGTTGATACACAATCTCTTACACGTGCATTTACAACAAGAAGTATTGATTATGAAACCCAATTTACTCAAGCCTATTCAAAAATTGTTGGTTTACAAGCTGGTGGTACAAATGAGTTAAAAAAGGATTTTATTACATTATCAGGTGGTACACAAACATATGAAATACCTGCAGGTCGTGAGATAAACGAATTATTATGGTTTACACGTGCGGAATTAAGTGATTCATTTGTTGATCCATTTATGGCTGGATTTGGTGGTTTAGGTGGCCTTGGTTTTGGTGGTGCGGGTGGTTTCGCACAAATGGGTAATTCAGGTTCTTACTTTATGATGCCGGCTTTTGATTTGTTATTAAGAATGCAAGATAGAAGTATGAAGAACCGTCTTATTGGTGGTGATTTAACTTATAGAATAACCGCCGGTCCCGAAGGAAAAAAATTATTACATTTATATAACGTGCCCGGTGGTAAGTTTGATTACGGTTCTATTCAACAAAAGAATTATCAAGTTTGGTATTGGTATTATGAAACAATGGATAGAGACACTTGTCTTGCAAATAATAAAGACGTTATTAAATTACCGTCAGATGTTGACACTGAACAATTAACTTGGGAAGGATTAAATAAACCAGCACAAAACTGGGTTAGAAAATATTTGATTGCTTATGCTAAAGAAGGATTAGGTCGTATTTGGGGTAAATTTTCTGGTGATTTACAAGTACCTGATAGTACTGTTAAATTAGACTACCAATCATTAATTACTGAGGGTAAAGATGAAAAATCAAAATTGGCAGAAGAACTAATTGCTCGATTAGAGAGACTCCGCCCCGACAAAATCCTTGAAAGGAAAGCTGGCGAAGCGGAGAATCTTAATAAGGCACTTAAATTTAGGGCGATGCCAGCTCCTATTACGGTAATTTAACTTTCAATTGCGTGTAATGCGTAATCGTTACCATTAGTCTCAATTATTTCTTCTTCATTTGAAATAGTACTTTGCTCTTGAAGTGCCACTACTTTTCTATTATGTTCTACCCAATACGGGTCAGCAAGTTCTAAACTATTTTCAACATACATAAAAAATGGGTCACGACCTACACGGTTCCAAAAAATAACCTCACTATCAGATAATGTCATAACCTCATCCAATTTATCTTGACCCTCTTCTTTTAATGGATAACCATTAACCAATTCACACTGTGCTTTAGTAAAATATTGTCTATCCTTAGGATCATCAATTAATATGTCTTCTCTAATCGACGGATGAAATACCACTAATAATGGTTCAAGACGTTTATTAAAATTATTTAAATAACGAGGAACGTTATAGTCACCCTTTAAGTCAGGATTATTAGTTATTTCTTTTTCGTCAATCATATAACAGTTAACCTCAATATAATCATTAGGCATTGGGGTTCCGTGTTTTGCTAAATATTCTTCCTGTTGTTTCTTAGTTGGTCTTGCAATTTTTTGAACGTCACCCGAAGATTTCTTAACACCGTTATTGATATAATAAATTGTATCACCCAAACCTGCCGGATAATCATTAGCCATAATTAATTCCATATGTGCTTGTCTGGACATTAACGAGCCGGCCTTTGTTGTTTTGGTAACGTACTTCTTATAATCTTCAATTGATTGTTTCACACGGGCCTTATTTGCAATCTTAGATAATGGTATTTCTTTATTGAATATCTTCTCAACATATTCATAGTATAATTCAACAAATGAATGACCGTCTCCACTTAACAAATACTTCAATCCTTCATCTAAGAACTCAACAACGTATGTTTGTAATTTTTTAGATTTAATTGTATTACCTGTCAACTTAATTTTTTCTTTACCTTTTTTAACTAACTTGATAATATAATTCTTACGAGATACATTAATACAAGCTGGTGCTGTGTAGTCAATATCTAAACCCATTTCATTTCTCATAAAGATATCATTGAATTCTGCAGTGTCGGCTTCAATACCTCGATATTCTTTTCCTGCGACTACCAACTCATTGTTCCCTTTACCAATATAAACCGTTTCATCTATATTGTCAGGTGTTTCAAAGTTTACACCATCCGTATCCATTACAAGTGGTTTATAACCTTTCTTCTGATAAAACATAATCATCATACGTAAACATTGACGACCAACACAAGTGATTGTTTCGCCCATATTCATATCTCCCCAAGGAAATACTTGCGGTGCCGACAAACTACCGAAATAAGCGTTGATGAAAATCTTAATTGGTAATTGTTTACGGTCATACATTTCCGATTGTACTGGATCTGTATTTTTTAATTCTCCGGCAAGATGTTTATATTTGATACGAATATTACGGAAATATTTTAACATTGATTTTTGTACTCCCATAACATCACACTCAGGAAAAACATCGTACACTAACTGAATAGACGGGTAAAGTGATGAATAGTCAAACTTAACAATATTTTTTGAGTAACCGACATTTAATAAACGTGAAAGGCCCCCTGTGATGGAACGTTTTTCATCTTTTGCGGGTATTGCTAAATTGTTTTCGTATGACCACGCTAACATTATAATTTTCCACAATGTTGCAGTACCCATAGTTGCTATTCTTTCATATGTTGTCGGTACTAACTTAGAAAGTAAGAAAGTTGATTGTGAAAATGAATCGTCCACAACCATTGTCTCGTACAAGTCATCATCAAGATATTGTTCAACAATTTTTCTTCCTGTCCATATTTCAAACTTACCTGGAAATCTTTCCATTAATCTTTCAGTACCCGGCTCACCAATTTGTTTGTAACCACCCGTCTTAGGATTCACATAATAACTTTCATTATCTAAATATATTTTGGAAATTTTTCCACCATCAACGTACACACGATTTTCCTTTTCTTTTTCCAAATACTTTGTAATGTATTTCAACCCCCAAGATTTAATTTCGGAGTTAATAGCTTGTGCTCTACGAACTGAATGTGCAATATCGATAATATTAAATCCCCATATTACGTGTTGTGTATATGGTTCGATTTCATTTGCAAGTTTTAACATCCCCTCTTTCTCTTTCATACCTTGGGTTGTGAAGATTTGTGTTAAACCATTTACGTCCACACCAAGAATTTGTGCTCGTTTTAATATAAACGGCCAATCAAAGAATGCTGAGTTATATCCTGCAATAATTGTTGGTTTTAATTCTTTAATGTGTTTGAAAAACTTCTCAATACATTTTTTCTCACCATCTTCACCGAAAGCGGGAATTGTTTCATTCAAACCACGATTATCTTTAATTCCAATCAAGATTATATTACAAGTTTCGGGATCTAAACCTGTAGTCTCAATATCGAATACAAATCGATGAACACCACCATAATCCTCAATACCTTTAAATAATCTTTTTTTCTTCTGTATAAGATATTGTTCCACAGGATTTAAGATAGTAAAATACTGTCGATATTTTTCATCCCAAGGATTCAATCCGCCCATTCTAAAGAATGAAATTAAATCGGTATATGACTTCATACTTTTAACGATATGTGTCATACCATTCTCTAAACGTTCATTACCGTGAGTGTCAAGTTTTTCGATAAGGATACCGAACTCACCCATTCTTTTTTTCTGAACAGTTTTGGAGTTGTTATAAAAATTCAAACCACTCAAATCACCGACCCAAATAAATGGAGTGAATGTGTCTTGTTTTACTATCTTACCCTTTTCAGGGTCTTGAATAATTTTGAAAATTGTATTTGTAGGGTAATCGTATTCGACACCGACGATATAATTTTCGTCGTCACCACCGTTTAGGAAATTTTCGATAACTTCCTGAGAGATAACCTCTTTCATCTTAAATATTTTTTAAATGTGACACATTAGCTTACCGAAAATTCGGTAGTTAGCCTTAACATTAAAAAATATAATTAAAAAAAACGGAATTAAAAAATATTGATGTATAATCTTTCCTTGATTGGTAATATTAACTTAGTTGTGTTATTACCGTTGATATCTTTGAATTGAATGTTAATTTTACCTTCAAATCTACCAATTTCCGACGTTTGTTGTTCATTAAACCTATATGTGATATAATACTCATCTGTTGTCTGATTATATTTTTTTGTTCTATTCGTTAACAAACATTGATCACCTAATATTACGGGTTCACCAGTTTTTACGTCAGACATTTCAAATGTAATATCACATCCTGTTTCTAATAGGGTGTTAAATGATGACTTATCATTTTTACCGTCATCAATCATTCTCATTTTTAATATTGGGTCACTTGCCCCCTGTCTTATGTAAAATTCCATATTTTATAAATATTAACTAAATGATAATGATATTGCGTCACCAAATACAAACGGTGCGTTCGATGTTTTAGTTTGTGTACACGGTACGGTGGAAATTATAAAGAATGAACCATCCCCAATAGTTTGAATTTGAAACGACCCTAATGTTGTACTTGTATATGTTGCGGTGTCTCCGTTTTGTGAAATGGTAATAGTACCCGTACCACCGGTGTATCCACTAAATTGTGATGTATAATCAGTTCCTGTACTGTCTTTGATATTGAAGTATAAATAAGTTACACCATCAACTTTATTGGGGTTAAATGTTTCATTGGGACTTCCATTATTTATTGTGAATATAGCATTACCGTCTGAAATAGGTGGACCAGCGTCAAACTCACCTGCAGCATCACTATAGAAATACCAAGAACCCACTCCTGAACTTTCAATTGTGGGTGTTGGAGTTGGTGTATCTGTAGGGTTAGGTGTGGGTGTTACAGTCGGAACACTTGACCCGCAAGTGATAAATGTATTTGTTGCACTACTATTTATCATCGACACGGGTATATTATTTTTATAATATAAAATTTCAACTGATGTACCCTCCTTTACACAAATTTCATTTACAAACGTACCTGCTACAGTAAAATATATAGTATTTAACACATCACTATTGTCATAATATCTGACACGTATCCTATTGTTATTAACACCACTATTCGTTGCGTCATCTAAATCTAATTGAGAGACTTCAATAGTATAATATGTACTAACTATAGATGTTGAAGTCGGAGTTGGTGTACTTGTCGGTTCCGGCGTAGGTGTTGGGGTATCTGTTGACACTATCGTCGGAGTTGGGGTTGGGGTTGGGGTATCACTAGAAATTGGTGTATCAGTCGGCGTTGGAGTTGGAGTTGGAGTTGGAGTATTACTAGGAATTGGTGTTTCCGTTGGTGTTGGTGTTGGTGTATCTGTAGGAGTTATTAAATTTTCACCATATGATGTCCAATATCCATTGTTATTTAACCAAATTTTTGCGTCGTCAGCGTCGGTAAAAGGATTTAATCCTTCAGTAATTGGTAACACATTTAACAAATCCAAAAATGATTGATTAGTTAAATCTGTAGACCTCCAAAAATTAACATACGAACCAACATTAACAGATGTTGAGTGGTCGCCTGTTGGCACTTGGTTTACTATTATATACCCTAAATCTTCATCAGGTCCCATCCACCATTTAACTCCACCCGGATTTATTGAATAATCTTGATTTGAAACTCCAACTGCGATGTTTCCTATTTGTATTGTTCCTGATATGGTGAAACCTGTGTTGTATGTAAAGGGTCTTGTTGTTGCCATTTTGTTATATAAATACTTTTATTTTTTCTCTATTTTAAAATTTTTAGATGAATTGACCGTTATATGTTGTTAAATTATACTGTAATTTTGCTACAAGTTGTTGATCAAAACATTCTTGAGATTGTAATGTAACAATTGTCCCTTCTGAAGCTATTCCGTATATTCCTGTATAACCTTCATTAATAAATAAGAAGTCAGACTCAACTAACGATACGGTTCCACCCTTATATAACATTGCATCTATAATAACCGGATTATTTCCAAGGTCACCATACCACATTGCGCTCATTTCAATTGTAAGTGACGTCTCAGATGGATATTGATTTTTAAACTCAATTAAGTTAATAAAAACTGACTCAAACCCTTGTCCGGTGTTATCACCACCCCAAGTTAATATTGGTATCCCTCCGTTGTCTGGATATTGTGTACTTCTACACCAACCAAGGTAAGATTGTGCATTGATTTGACCAATATTAGGGTTACTTATTCTTGTTCTGGTATCTAAATCAGTACCGTCAGTAAATGAATATGAAACAATTATGTAATCGGCGTCAAATGTGAAACCACTTGGTAATTGTGTAGTAAACGGATATGGTGTTGGTGTTATAAACGGTGTTGGAGTTGGGGTCGGTGTACCGGTAACCGTAGGTGTTGGGGTTATTGTCGGTGTTGGTGTAAAAGTTGGAGCATTTGTTGGGGTCGGAGAAGGTGTATTTGTTGGTGTGGGACTTGGGGTGGGAGTCGGAGTTGGTGTCGGAACTATAATTGTATCTACACAAACAGGACCACAAATTTCAAAATCATAATTGGTTTTGATGACATTAAAATTGTGTCTAATTTGTAAAAAATTTAAAGGTTCTTCGTAATATTTTATTGATTTAATAATAAATTCACAATTTCCGTGATGAATGTCAGTGTTTAAATCGGTACCCCCACCCCAAATTTGCTTTATTTCAACATTATTCCTATAAGATGGGATAATTTCCTCCCAATTTGATTCTAAATGAATTAAATTACCATTTAAGTATATTTTCAAATCACCTAATCTTTTATTTCTCTCAAACGCCCATTTACTATTTAACTCCTCAACATATTCCGTAGTAATTGTTCCACCCGTTAACCAATTTGTCATATCGTTAGTGATAGTATATCCCGTAACAATTTGAGTCGTAGTGGTACCTGATGAAGATCCTGAATATGATATAATATGTGGTCCTTGAATTAAATCATTAATTCCTCCTTCATTTTCTAAATCACAATTGTAAAATTCTGTATACCTTTCAAAGACAATTGTTATGTTAAAATCTTTGGTATTGTTTGAAACGCATAACGGCAAAGTTGTACCAGTTGAATAATACGTCGACGTCGTATAACCCGATATTGTATCACACATTCCTGAATAATGAAAAGAGGACCATTTAATTTTACCATCCGAGGTAAATTGAAAAGATAAGTTATTATCCAAATAATTCTCATCTTCATAATTTTCATTTGAACCCAAATAGTAAAAAACATTACCGTCAGACCAATCTAATGTGTTTCTATTGAAAATAAAATCTAACGTCCAACCTTTTTCGGTTCGTCTTCTTACTTTAAATTCACAATTGTCTGAGACAATTGTTTCGTTAACAACAATATTTAACGGAAAAGATATGTCATTATAACAAGACGAATCAATAATTAACGTATCAAATGTTAATGAAATGTCCGTATTTAAGAGATTAATGTCATAATCATCTTCGATTTTTGTCAATTGGTAGTCATAAAGTTCAGATGAATCTAACTTTAAGTCCAATTTTGACCCGTAAAAATTTAAAATATTCTGTCTATTCATTATTGTATAAATATCTTTCATAACATTTGATATTTATAATAAAGTGTATTTGTATGAATAATTTTATAAAACAGGTAATTGAAGAGAAATTTACCTCAAAAGCCCAACAAAGATATTTCTTTGCTAAGGCCAACGAAAAGGGGGTTTCTAATAAGGAAAAGAATAAATGGGGTAAAATGGCGAAGGAATTCTCAGATAAAACAGATTACACTAAAATACCTGAAAAAGTGAAAAATGAGGAAGAGGTTGATGAAATAGTAGATAAAGAAGGGAATATTGGACAAAGTAAAAAACCTAACAATATGAACACTAAAGGAACGACTTCAAACGACACATCCGATAATTCAGCGTTGAAAGGTCACGGAATGATGTCCACATCTGCAGCAATGGGTTATGGTATTGGTTATAGAAGATTCCCATTGGAAGAAGTTGAATTAGATGGTGTATTAGGAGGTGAAAATATAATTAATAACGTACCATATGATGAGGCGTTAGATGATATGGAAAATGAAAAAGGTTTACCTGAAGATGAGGCGGAAGAAAGATTAAAAAGTATGGGGTATAGACCCGACGACGATAAACTTAATTTAGTTGAAAATCCTAAAAAGTTTATGGAGGAATATCTTGAGAGTATTCTTAAGAAAAAAAATGAAGATAATGACGTATTATCTAAAGAAGATGAAATTGAAGAAGTGGAAATTAATCCAATTGTTGCAAAACAAATTAGGGCACTTAAAAATAGTATGAAAACCTATGGTTTAAAACCTGACCATATTTTAAAAGGATTAAACGATAATGAATAAAGAACTAAAAGATAGGGTTTTTGACATACCCCAAGACATTTTAAATAAGATTAATCATACTTTGGTCGGTCTTAATGGTGATAACGTTCACGGTGTGATGAGAGCTAAAAAACTTTTAAATGACAAAAAAGTAACGTACGGACAACTTAAAAGAATCATTCACGACATACAAGGTATGGATAAAGTTAGTGAAAGATTAAGATACGATTTATCCGGTGGGGATTTAATGGACAGGTGGTCAAAAAAACATTTACAAGGTGAACGAGATTTAATTAGTAATCGTAAAGATAGTAGAAAACGGGCAGATGACATATCAAGTATGACGGGAGAAAGAAAAAATTCACATCTTAAAACACATACAAAGAAAGATAATTATTCTATACCAACTAATCTAATAAAAAGTAATTCACATAAAAATTCAATATCGGCAATTAAAATAGGTGGTTTATTTGAACAAGAAATTGAAAAAATTAAAAAATTAATATCATATTAATATGACAAAATTAGACACATTATCTGAAAAATTTAGATTAGACAACATCACAAGAAACCCTTATAACGATAAAAATAACTATTCATCGTTAAGTGCAAACGCTCTATCTGATAAAGATGACAAAGGTAAAGGTGAAAACAATGGTAAAATTGGTTCGGCAACCGACATTATTAATCGCACATCTAACGTTACAAAAAACACTTTTAATGAAAATAATCAATACAACGTATTAAATCCAAGAGCGCTTGCCGACGGAGATGATTACGGTAAAGGACAAAAAGATAATAACGTTGCTGTTGGTAGTAAAACTGACATTAAAAGTAGAAATGAATTATTATCGAAAAATACATACGGTAAAAATAAAGGATATAGTTCACTTAATCCAAATGCCCTATCTGATAATGATAACAAAGGTAAGGGAGAGAATGATGGTAAAGTTGGTTCGTTTACTGATATTAAAATGAGAACGGAAAACTTAGGTAGAAATACTTATAATTCAGAAAATGGTTATAATTTAATTAATAAAAATGCAATATCAGATGGTGACGATTATGGTAAAGGTCAAAATGGACCTAATGGAACTATCGGATCGAAAACTGATATTTTAAAACGAGTTGAAAACACCGGTAAAAACGAATATAACAGTAAAAAGGAATATAATAGACACCCAAAAGTATAAAATGATAATAAATAACACATTCTTTAAAATTCTTGAAGAACAAAATATATTAAAAACGACAAAAACAAAACCTATTGTTGATGCAATAAAAAATAGGAATAAGATTTCGTTTTATTATTCAGGACCAAGAAAACCTAAAAAAGATAGTGTAAAATCAGGTTATAGAGTAAAGGCGGAAGTAGTTGCGTTAGGGTTAAGTAAAAAAGGTAATCTAATCATTAGAGCATACGTACAGCCACCATCAACAACCAAAACCGGTTTTGCTAAAGGTGGATGGAGAACTTTTATGGTCGGTAGAATGGGAAGTGTTCAAATAACTGACGAAAAATTTGACGAAAAAAGACCCAATTACAAAGAAGGTGATGACAGTTCGATGTCAGTGACTTATGTAACGGCAAATTGGACTAAACAACCTAAAAAAGTTAAATCAATTGAAAAACCAACAGTAGAACCACCACAACAAATCTCTCCAACGGTGCAAGTAACAAAACCCGAAGTAAAAGATATTAAAGTAAGTCCCGAGGAACTTCCTCAACCAAAACCTGAGGAAAAACCACAACCCCAAGTTGAACCTACAGATGTTAATTTAAAAACTGATGATGAAGAGCTTCCTCAACCAAAACCTGAGGAAAAACCACAACCTAACCCAGATGATGAGGAAAATGTGGAACTTAAAGAAAGTATAAAGAAAATTAAGAGTTTAATGTTTTCATAAAAAACGTTATTATTATAAAAACAAATTAGAATTATGGCACAAGGTCAAGGAAGTATTACGTCAAACGATTTAATGTTAAAATTAGTACAAGCGAAGAAAGTAATGAACAAAGTGGATGGTGGTAATTTTGAAAGAGGTCACGTTAATGAATCTATGTTATTATCTGACCCATCAGAATTTTTAAATTCACAAGAACCAATACAGACTTCAACAAAACCTGTCGGAGTACCTAATGCTGACAAAATACAAAATTCTAAATTACCTGACGCAATTAAAAAGGCAATGATGGAAAACCCAATTCAACAAATTTCACTTAATGATACCCTAGATATGGATTTTGTTAAGGGTGCAAAACGTTTAATGGAACAAGAAGGTGTATCCACAAAGAAACAAACACAACAACCACAAAGACAATCTTCTGGTGTTAATATCGATATGAATGCAATCGCAGTTTTAATCGAAAATACGGTTCGTAAAGTTATGGATGAGAAATTAAATCAAATTCTAACGGCACAAACAACCTCAACAATTAACGAAAACTTAGTATTAAAGGTTGGAGACTCAATCTTTAAAGGAAAAATTACAGGGGTAAATAAAGCAAAGTAGTTTTGTTTTTTCATTTTTTTTTGTTATATTTTTCTTATATAACTTAGATTAATGTCAAAAATTAAAATTTTAGCAATCCCATCAGACAAACACGGTGTTGGGAAATTTAGAATGATGGACCCGTATAAATTTATCGGGGAAAACCATTCTGATGATGTGCACGTTGATATCACATTCAACGCCGAAGATAAAGACGAATATTTTTTAAATTACGATATTGTAGTTTTTCACTCATTTATTCACCAAACAAATCACGATTCTAATATAAAGAGAATAAAATGGTTACAATCAAAAGGTATTAAGGTTGTAATGGACATTGATGATTTATGGTTTGTTGATCAAAGACACCCAATGTATTATCAAATTAAAGTTTCAGGTATTGCTGAAATGAAGATTGAAATGTTAAAGTTGGTCGATTACGTTTCAACAACTACATCCATTTTTGCACAAACAATTAAAGAACGATTAGGTGTGAAAAATGTTGTTATTTTTCCTAATGCAGTTAATGAAGACGAACCACAATTCAAACGTGAAACCGTCAAATCTGATAAAGTTAGATTTGGTTGGTTAGGTGGGTCTTCTCACTTATACGATATTGAATTAATGTCAAGTGGTATTGCTACAACTCACAATTTATTTAAAGATAAAGTTCAGTTTGTTTTATGTGGTTTTGACATAAGAGGGTCGGTAACTGAAATTGACCCAAAAACTAAGCAACAAAGACAACGACAAATTAGACCCATTGAAACAGTTTGGTATAAGTATGAGAAATTCTTTACTGATGATTATCGAGCTGTAAGTCCTGAATATAAATCATACCTTAATACATTTGTTGAAACATCTTACGATGATATTAATTTACCATATAGAAGAAAATGGACAAAAGAAATTAATTCATATGCAACAAATTATAATACTTTTGATGTATCTTTGGCACCGTTAGTGGAATCTATGTTTAATGCTAATAAGTCACAATTAAAAGTTATCGAGGCTGGTTTTCATAAAAAGGCAATTATCGCAAGTGAAACTCAACCATATACATTAGATTTAATATCTGCAGTTGATGAGGGTAAGTTTAACAATAAAGGAAATGCATTATTCGTTAACCCAAAAAGAAATCATAAAGATTGGGCAAAACATATGAAACGTTTAATTGAAAATCCTAATATGATTGAGGATTTAGGTGAACGTTTATATGAGACAGTAAAAGACACGTATTCATTAAAAAAAGTATGTGGAGATAGATTAGAATTTTTTAAAACAATTATAAATAAATAAAACAAACAATTATGCACTACACAGTAACAGTAGGATACGAATCCGAACAATTAGACAGAGAGGGTAACCCACGTTTAACAAAATCAAATATCATAGTACAAGCCGAGTCAAATGCTGAAGCTAATATTACGGCATCTAAATTTTTAGCTGGAGATATTCGATCAAGTCAAATTATCGATGTTAAAAGATTAAAAATCGATTGTGTGATTGATGAAAAAAATACACCAGAATATTACAAATAGAAATAAGTAAACACCAACTGTACAATGGAATTTTATAGTAAAGATATACAAATTATGCGCCAATCTCAAAGTAAGATGGCGTTAGAATACCTAACTACAGTTGGTGTTCAAGTTACTTTTGAAGAGTTTCAACGTGTAACTGATGTGTTTGTTGAGTGTTGTTTACGACCTCAAGATAACGACTTAAAAGAGAGAATTAAGAAGTTAGATAAATGGATTTTAGAAAAAAAGAATAACAATGGATAAGGGTGAAGCGGAAGAGTATTTAAAAAAATTAGAGAATTTAGAAAAAAACATAAATTCTGATGATGGTGATGAAGATGGTATTGATTTAAATTTTATTGGGGAATTAAATGAACTACTATCTAAGTTAGAACAAGAATTTAAAGTAGACCAATCAAAAACACAAATGAACAATAATGGTACAATTATTGATAATGGTGTTATGGTTAAGGTTAAGAAATTACAACCGAATGCGGTGATACCATCCTACTCAAAAATTGGCGACGCTGGAATGGATTTAACAATAACAAGGGAAATTGAAAATACATCTTTTAGTGTTTCATACGGTTTTGGCATTGCAATGGAAATTCCTAAAGGTTATGTCGGTTTAGTTTTCCCTCGTTCATCAGTACGTAACCAAGATTTGATTCTATCAAATTGTGTTGGTGTTATCGATAGTGGATATAGGGGGGAATTACAGGCAACATTTAAAAAAACTAACGGACTCGACTCTCAAAAGTATAAAGTAGGCGAGAGAGGTGCTCAGATTATTATATTACCTTACCCTCAAGTATTTATGACTGAAGTTCCAGAATTATCTGATTCCGAAAGAGGAGAAGGTGGATTCGGTTCAACTGGAAAATAGTATATTTATAATAAATAATTAGAATTTAAAATAGAAAATTTTGGCATTAAAACCTAAAGTCGGAAAATCACACCAACAAACCACCACCCTTACACCCGATGAAAAGAAAATTTCTCATAAAGAGAAAATTAGACAAATAATCAAAAAACCAAAGGAAAAGTTTCTTACAAAAAATCAAGAAGAATACTGGAAAACATTAGGTGAAAATCAAATAACATTATGTTTTGGTCCTGCCGGTGTCGGTAAATCGTACATTGCTATGAAAAGGGCCGTGGACTTACTTTGGGACGATACCAATAAGTATGAGAAAATAATCATTGTTAGACCAGCTGTCGAAGCAGAAGAAAAATTAGGTTCACTACCGGGTGGTTTAGAAGAAAAATTAGACCCATATATCTACCCATCTTATTATCTTTTAAACAAAATAATTGGAAAAGAGGCGAGAGAAAGTTTAAAAGATATGGGTTATATCGAAGTTGCTGCACTTGCTTATATGAGAGGTTGGAACGTAGATAATACCATATTAGTATTTGAAGAAGCACAAAACGCCACACCATCACAAATAAAGTTACTTTTAACTCGTATTGGATTCAATTCCAAGTTTTTTATCTCGGGAGATTTGGAACAATCTGACAAATATCGTGATAAAACTAAATCGGGTTTATATGACGCGAAAAAAAGATTAGGTGATGTAAATGGAATTGGTATTTTTGAATTTGATAATTCGGACATTGTTAGAAATCCAATCATTGGTGAAATTTTGAATAGATACGATTAGGGTTTACTTATGGACCGTTTAATGTTATATTTCATATATGGAAATATTCATTAGTATAGATGGCGTATTAAGAAACACAATACAAAAATTTGATTATCATTATAACGAAGCCTTTTTAGCTGAAGACGTTGTACTTGAAGATAACACCTTTGAATATGGTGTAACCGAACCTATTGAAAACGATAAGTTAATTAACTCATACAAATTCCAGTCAAAGGAAGAGTATGAGTTTTTTATGTTTATGGAATACCCAATTGAAATTTTCGGTCACGCCGGATTAAGTTATTCAACAACATTTACGGATTTACATAAAATAATTTTTGATAATCAGGAACACAACATCACATTAATAGGGTTAGATGAACTTGGTAAAGCCAAGCCAGCAACGCTGTTCTTTTTATCTAAAAATGGATTCTTAGGTAACAAGATAAAATTTGCTAAAAGTGACGAAATTGAGAAGTTATGGAACGAGTGTGATGTATGGGTTACAGATAGTAAATATGTTTTAGATAACTGTCCAGAAAATAAAACTGGACTCAAATTCATCACTAAGTACAACACACACTTTACTTATAAAAAAGAAATATCTAAATTAACTGAAATACAAGATTTATGGTCGAACTCTTCGGAAAAAACTACTACATTGATCTCGATGGAATCACAGAAAAATGTAGAACAGGAAACAAAATAGAAACGGAAGAAACTGATGAAGACACTTTAGAAATTAACATCTTTAAATATGAAATTATTAAGATGTGTTTGGATAGGGTTTTATCAGAATATGAGGAAGTTGATGATGCGTTAGGTGCATTTGGTAAAAATGCACAATCATCATCATTTAAAATAGCATTTAACACTTTAATAAAATACGAAATATTAATCGAAGACGATGAGTAAACAAGAAAACATAGAAAAATTAGAATCTGCAATTAGTAGATTACAAACAAATGAGAATGTCGTATATTTTTTATCATACGACACCAAAAATAATGCCAGAGCTTCTGTAAAACATATCTATGATATGGCGTTAACTCTTAAAAATAACGGAGGAAATGTTAAAATTTTAGTTGAGGATAACACATACAGCGGTGTAAGTGGGTGGTTAGATGAAGAATACACTAATCTACCAATAGTTTCAATTAAAGATGATAAAATTGAAATTTCAATTGACGATGTGATTGTGGTACCCGAATACTACTCAAACGTATTACAACAATTATCGAATTTAAAATGTACTAAAGTTATGTTAGTACAACAAAAAGATTACATTTTTGAAACATTACCAATTGGTAGTAGATGGAGTGATTATGGTTTTGATAAAGTTATCACTACAACTGAAGAATCTAAAAAATATATTTTAGATGTATTTCCAGAATCGTTAGTTCATATTATTCCACCAATTATCGGAGATAATTTTACACATAGTGATGGTATTATTAAACCGTACATTGCTATTAGTTGTAGAGACAGAGTAATACACAGGAAAATAATTTCAGAATTTTATATCAAATACCCACATTTACGTTGGATATCATTTAGAGATATGGTTCAATTACCATATAGTGAATTCTCTGAAGTATTAAAAGAATGTGCTGTTTCCGTATGGGTTGATGATGAAAGTACATTTGGTACATTCCCATTAGAATCGATGAAGTGTGGCGTACCCGTTGTTGGCAAAATCCCAAATACTGAACCTGATTGGTTAACTGAAAATGGTATGTGGACGTATGATGCAAATAAAATTGTTGACTTATTGGGTACATATGTTTTAGCTTGGTTAGAAGGGGTTGAACTAACTGATGAAGTTAAAGATAAGATGAAGGAAACTTTATTACCTTATAACACTGAAATCACAAAGAATAACATTACGTCTGTCTTTAATTCTTTCACTAATAAAAGAATCGAAACAATAACAAAGGCATTAGAAAAATTAAAACAAGAAGAGGAAGCATAATATGAAAAATATAACAGTATTATTACCGGTACACACAATCGAGGGAAGTTATGAAGAAATGTTAAACAATGCGGTTAAATCCGTTGAAGATTTTCACAACGACGTGATTCTTTCAATTGTTTGTCCAAAAAACGTTGCAGATAACTTAGGTACACTATCGGATAAATTAGAAATTAAAATTGTGATTAATGAAGGTCAAACTGATTTTTGTTCACAAATTAATTTAGGTATAGACAAATGTGAAACTGAGTGGTTTACAATTTTAGAAATTGACGATGAATTTAAATCAGTTTGGTTAAAAACTGTAAATCAATATACTAAGGCAAATACCGATGTGGACGTATTTTTACCAATAGTTCGTGACATTAATGAAGAAGGTAAGTTTATTTCATTTACAAATGAATCTGCTTGGGCTTATGGATTCACGGAAAAACAAGGTTTTATTGATAATGAAGTTTTATTAGATTTTCAAAATTACCAAATTAGTGGTGGATTATATAAAACGTCTGTCATCAAAGAAAATGGTTCCTTAAAAGAAAATATTAAATTGACCTTTGGTTATGAATTCTTATTGAGATTAACACATAATGGTGTTAAAGTAATGACAATGCCAAAGATTGGATATCAACACCTTAACTTTAGAGAAGATTCATTATTTTGGAGTTATAAAAATAATGAGACAACTAAATTGACCGAAGACGAAGTTAAGTTTTGGTTAGAGGCGGCGAAGAAAGAGTTTTTCTTCAAAAATAAACGAGATGTAAATTATGAAGTAGTTTAATGCCAAGACCAAGAACCCAAAAGATATACTTTGGGGAGGATCAAGAACAAGCGGTAGTACGATATTTAGAGTCCGAATCCGATGATGAAAGAAATAAGATATTCAATGAATATTTAAGAGAACCCCTAATTATAATGGTCGAATCAATTATTCGACGTTATAAATTATACAGAAAAGATATGGAATTCGAGGAAATCCATACAGATACTATGTCTTTTCTAATTACGAAAATTAATAAATTCGACCATACTAAAAACACCAAGGCCTATTCGTATTTTGGTACCATTTGTAAGAATTATCTTATGGGGGCAATACAAAAAGATACGAAAGAACAAAATCGAAGTGTGTCGTATGATGACATTTCTTCCGATATGGAAGAGAGTCCACATTTATCATATGTCATCGATGAACACGTGATTGATTATCGAGATGTTATAATAAAACTCACGATGAATTTAGAGGATTTTGTTGAAAATCAAAACCTTACAGATAACGAGAGAAAATTAGGATATGCCTTACTTGAAATTTTCAGTAATTTCGATAAAATTTTTCAAGTCGGCGACGGTAATAAATTTAACAAAAACCTGATTTTACTCTCATTAAGAGAAATGACATCACTATCAACCAAAGAAATACGAGTTTCATTAAAACGATTCAAAAAGTTATATGACGGTATTTTAGGTGGATTTTTAGAATAAATCTATTTATAGGTATGAGAGAAAGAAAAAACAATATTACTTTAGATGTTGACTCTGCATTAGCATTGATGCAGGAAATATACAACGATGTTGTTGAAAACAGAAACACTGCGTCAATCATTATGAAAAAGATGATGAGTTTTATGAAAGACGCTGAGGATATGAGTGTTATTGGTCCTGTCATTAAAGAACAACAAAAAATTCTAAACGATTGTACTGAAAAGAAAATTTCGTTAGTTAAACTGCAAGGAGCATTGTTAAAACAGACGCAAGGTACTGGTAACGGTAAGGGAGGACCAATGGGTAAATTAAGTCTTTCTGATGAAGATTTAGATTTAATTGACAAATTGGTTAAACACGACCAAGATAAGAAAAGTGATAATTATATACTATAATGAGTGTTAAAGATACCATCTCAAAACTTAAGGCAAAAATTGATGTCATTCAGAAAACTTCGGATGACAATAGGAAAGATCTTGAGAAAAAAATAAATGAGATGGACTTTAGTGGTTTACCTGACTTTAATAAAAAAGGTAAACGTTTGGAAGGTTTAAAATCTAAAAAAAAGAATACAAAGTTAAAAAAACAAAATGACAAAAACATTTTTGAAGAGTTAATTAGTGTATTTGATAAAATTTTAGAATCCGGTCGTAAGGTTGAAGAAGTAGGGATTAATCAATCCAATCAAAGATTGAAACAACACGTTTTAGATTCAATCGAGGTAACTCGACACTCCGCAAGACAAATCGTGATGGATTGTGTTAAAGATGCGTTTTTTGCCAACGACGGTATTTGCGGAGGTAATTCTGTATTATCGGGTTCTACTATGGACTCCGTTAATATAAGTCCCAAGGAAATTGATTTCTTAAATATGTTAAGAGTTGACCCTAAAAGTGACTACGGTAAAATAATGTATGAATTACCTAAAATAGTTAATAACAAAGAAAAAGTTAATTTAGGACTATACAACGCGTTTACTTCTCCGTATTATCAATACGACACCCCAAGTAATAAAACATTGTTCAGAGCAACTTGGAAGCCCGAAAATCAATGGTTTGAACTTACTGGTTTAACTCAAGGACCAAGTTTTGGTCAATATGGTACTGTTAATGTTTATGATTTTTTTAACGATTATTACTCAAATATTGAAATGCCTAATTTGGGTCATATCATTAAAAATGCTATGTTATTAACACTTAAGGCTTGTGATATTACTGCGGATAAAAACGGTATATCAGTTGGAGGTAATGTAACGGGAATGGACTCTTCATTAAATTGGGATTCATCTTTAGATGAAGCAATTAATAATTTAGAAAGAATGATAAATAAAATTTTTGCATTCTGTAATAATAACGGTAACCCTGGACTCAAAGTTCAAAATGCGTCTAAGTTATTTAATGAAAATGAAGAAAACCAAGATTTTTATTTTGATTTTGACGATGTTGAAGGTATCGATTTAGAAGATGAGGACGCTAGACGTAGAAAAGTTTTGAGATTTAAAGATTGTAATAATTATGAGGTCCCGTATAATCCGAGTCATATGGAAGATTTTGTTTATTTGGAGAACCGAATCAATAATCGAGATTGGATTGACGGTGCACTAAATAAAGCGGCGTCCGACGCATATGAACAATCTGATTTTAGTATCGATTTACCTAGTTTTAAAATTTCATTAAATCTATCATTTATTATTAATTTACCTAAGGCGTTGGTTATGAGTATAATATCACCAAAAATGTTTATACCGATTGTTGCAATTTATAAATTATTTGCGGCAACGTCTAAAGACGTAATTGTAGATGTTAAAGTTCTAATGAAAAAATTAAAGAAATTATTTCTGTGTATTATCGATAAGTTATTTTGGAAATTCATTAGAGAATTTTGGAAAAGAGTTAAGGCAGATTTAAAAAACTTCTTAGAAAAAGTAATTAAAAGAATCTTAAGAGAAAAATTAAAAAGGTATTATATTGTAATTGCAGCCTTGGTTGCACTACTTAAAAAAATAATTGAGGACGGTATTGACAATTGCCAAGATTTATTTGAGGCAATATCGATGGCGATAGATGCTGCGTTGGATGCGTCAGGTGGTCTATCGATACCATTTCCGTTATTATCATTAGCGGGTGCTTTACCTGGATTTAGTTCAGTAAAAACACATATGGATACTGTTGAAAGAATGTCTAAAATGGGTATACCTACAGGTGACGTTAATGGAGAGGCAAATTATCACTTATTATCACACGCAGCAGCAACCGAATCTATGGGGATGGCGTTAAGTAAGGCACCGATTATTGTTGCAACAACATTTAGTGGATTACCGTCATATGGATTATTAAAACCTTAAAAATGGAAAGTAAAAAATTAATAGAAATAGCCGAAGATGTTGAAAATAAATCAAATAACGATTTATTAACAGTGGCAAATGAGTTATACGAAGAATTTGAAAGTACTAAACAATTAATTGTGGATTTAACCAGACATTTAGACGGTGTAGAAAGTTTATATAATAAGGTTAATAAGGAAATAAAAAAAAGAATAGAAGGTAAATGAAGATAGTAGATATTGGTAAATGTATTGACAATGTTGACCCAAAGGGAATGGGTAGAATACGTGTTAAACGTTACAACGATATGGGTGGTCAGATTGAAAATGCAATAGATTATGAACCTTGGAGTGAACGTGATTTATTTGTTGCTTCACCATTTTTACCAACAAATATTAATTTCATACCTGAAATTAATCAATCGGTTAAAATTATCACATACAATACCGAAAAAAGTACTGTCAACGTTGAATACATTGCTGGTCCGTTTACAACGATGTATGATTATCATTCTCAGACATTTTCACAACAAGTTACTAACACAACATACGGTAATAGTGTAAAAATAAAACCGGCAATTCGTAATTCAAATGGTCAATATATTAACGATAAATCTGAAAATGTATTTGCAAATGAAACTGATTATGCAATATATGGTAAATTTGGGTCCGATCTTTTATTTACGGAAAACGGATTACAATTAAGAGGAGGTAAATTACTTTCAAAAGAGGCGGCAAGTGAATTAAACAGACAAACAATGGTCGATTATCCATTGTTGGCAAAAAAAGCTGCTAAAATTTATCTAAAGAAATTTCCTAAAAAAATGACTTTAGATAGTAAGGTGGTTAAAAAAACTGTAGTTGAGAATAAAGACTTATCATACATTGTTGAGTATGAAGTTAATAATGTTTCACCAACAACCGGAAATACGTCCACGATTAGTTTTTATGTTTATAAAGTGACAAATCCAAATGGTGACACATTTAAAACTAATTTTTTTACCGAATTTTCAAGTGCACCTAATTCTTCAGTTAAATTAATTAATATAGATAACAGCAGTTCAACACCAACATTTCAAATTACCGGTGTTACAGATGTGAGTGATGTGTATCGTGAGATTAGAGATAAAATCTATAATTTGCACGAAAAAGGATTAAAAGGTTTTGATTTTTTATATGATATTGCCGATTTACCTGAAGACATACACCCATTCTTTTTTAGACCGACTAATGTTTTTAAAAATAAAACTTATACGAACACAGGTGAAACCTTTAATAAGAAAGTAATTTTAAGAAACATTAACGTTAGACGGATTGGACCATCAAGTGGTTTGATTTGGTCGAAAGAAAAGGCAAGAATTGAATCGAAAGAAATTGAAAGTGTCGAAGAATATATAAAATTAGACCCTAATAGTCCCGAACAAACATTTGGTGCAATAACTGCGGATAAGGTTTATTTATTATCCACCGATTTGGGTGATAACGACACTTCAACACCTGTTCCATTTTTAGATTTAAATGGGTACGATTATAAACAAGAAGATTATATAAATCTAATTGAACCTAATACATTTTCGACGGTTAGAGGTGAAAACCTTATTGCCGTTTTAGAGGCTATTATTAAAGTTCTTTATTCACACGTACACAATCCCTTAATGCCTATTTCAGGACAATCTGATTATCAAGATGGTAACTCATTATTAAACTTAGTTAAAACGTTAGAAAATGACATTTTAAATAAATCGATTAGAATCAACTAATTTGATATTTATTAATAAAAAGAGATGTCATATTTCCGTTCATATTTCGAAAAAAATAATACGATAATCAAGGATTCCTTGGTTAACACTGCCAAAAACCCAACCACTGAGATTTTTTATGGTACGGGATTTTCTAAATTCTTATTTAAAATTGATTTCACCGATTTATTAAGTAAAGTAAATAATGGTGAATATGTGATTGATGAGAATACAAAACACACATTAAATTTAACAAATTGTATTTTTGGTGATGAAGGTTTTAAAGGTCAAAACCGCGCAACGAGTAGGGATAGGGCAACGTCATTTGATTTAATTTTATTTAAAGTACCTGAATTTTGGGATGAGGGTGTGGGATTCGATTATTCCGACGATGGATTTGATTATACGAGGGGAAATAAAACATACGACCAGAGACCATCGAATTGGTACAATAGAACAACAACTAACACTTGGACTGATGTTGGTGTTTATACCACATCTCCTGAGATTATTTCAACAATAAGTTTTGACAATGGAAATGAAAATATAAACGTTGATATAACCGATTACGTAAATGGTATTTTAACAGGCGATACTGATAATGGATTAGGGTTGGCTTTTAGTTTAATATTTGAATTACTATCACCTGATAATGACCAATCCGTTTCATTTTTTACAAAATACACACAAACATTCTTTGAACCTTTTGTTGAGTCATTTTTTGATGATAGAATAGAAGATAATAGAAGTCAATTTGCGGTAAATATAAGTCAAAATTTATACTTATACGTAACCAAGGGAGGTAACTTTTATGATTTAGATACTTTACCTACAGTGGATATCACTGATTCGTTAAATAATCCAATATTTGGTTTAGATGAACTATTTGTCACAAAAGTTAAAAAGGGTGTGTATAAAGTGTCATTTGGAATACCGATTAATCTTTGTGACGGTAAAAAATTCTATTATGATAATTGGTATAATTTAAATATTGATGGGGTTTCGATACCTAACGTCACACAAAAATTTGTACCTAAACCTTATACATCACAATATACGATTGGTACAAATCAAACTGAGATAGAACGTTATAAAATACAATTCTTTGGGGTAAAACAAAATGAAAAGATTAAACGAGGTGAAAAGAGAAAAATTGTAGTTTTATTTAAATCTATTAATGACCCTAAAACGGTATTATTTAATGAGGTATATTATCGAATGTATATTAAGGAAGGTAGAACTAATGTTACAATACACGATTGGACCCAAGTGGATATGACAAATGAAAATTCATTTACTTTGGATACGTCAATCTATATCCCTAGAGAATATTTTATTGAAATTAAAGGTAAAACTCACAATGAGGAAATATTCTATAACAACGAGATTCAATTTGAAATTATCTCGGAAAAGTAAACTATTTATAACAATGGAATTAAATGAATTAATTAAAAAACACTTAAAATCTATCGTTAAAGAAAACGAAGATAACGGTGGTAACTATATGTTCTTTAGTAATTTAGAACAAATCAAAAGACAATGTGATTTATTATTGAGTTTCGACCAAAATATGATAAATCAGTTGTTAAATAATGGTCACGATTGGGCTGATGATCACATATCGACAGCAAAAGAAAATATGGACCAAGTATTCGACTTCATAATGAATGAAAAAGAGAAGGGTTCTTCCCAAGAGGGTGATATGAATGAAGAATGTTGGAAAGGTTATAAACAAGTTGGTGGTAAAGTAAAAAACGGTAAAAACGTTCCAAATTGTGTACCAACAAATGAAGCAAATAACCCTACACAACAGGCGGCAATTGCCATCAATATGAAGAAAAAAGGTGTTGAACCTAAAAATGAATCTGAGGGAGAAATTAATGAAAGTAAAAATAAACCGACTAATCCAAAATTATGGGCTCAATGTTTAGCGTGGGCCAGGTCAAAATATGACGTTTGTCCAAGTGCTTATTGTAATGGTGCTGCGGCTAAACGGTACAAATCTAAAGGTGGTGGATGGAGAAAAGAAAAATAATATGAATATTATAGTATCTAAAGAAGATAAAGATTATATTAACGAATGTCTTGAATCAGGTGAAGTTTTGAAAGAAGATTTAAGAAGATGGTTTAAAGAAAAATGGGTTGACGTTAGTAGAAAGGTAAAAGGAAAACACCCTCCTTGTGGAAGAAAAGATGCCAACGGTAAATCATATCCTAAATGTAGACCATCAAAAAAAGTATCGAAGGAAACACCAAAAGTTGCATCTTCATATGACAAAAAAGAAAAAAGGGCAATGACAAGTCAAAAAAGAAGAGCCGAAAAAAAAGAACCTAAAGTGGGTAAAGGTAATAAACCTACTATGACACACTTTGATGAACAAAACAATAGTTTAAAACGTAAAAATATGATTATATCAATCACAGAAGAACAATTTCAAAGATTATTTGAATTTAATGAAGAAACACCCGTTTTAATATATGAAGATGAATATGGTTCCGTTGAAAAAACAAACTTCGAATCTAATAATATGTTAAACGAGGCCGAATATCAAGGACGTAAAGTACAACTTGGTAAAATAATGCAAGGTGATGTTAAGAAATTTAAAGTTTACGTTAAAAACGATAAAGGTAAGGTTGTAAAGGTGAACTTTGGGTTTGGTGGAAAGTCCGCTAAAGGTAAAAGAATGGTTATCAAAAAGAACAACCCTAAAAGACGTAAATCATTTAGGGCTCGTATGAATTGTGATAATCCGGGCCCTCGTTGGAAACCGAGATATTGGGCTTGTAAAACTTGGTAAAAAAATTAATATGAACTTACAAGAGAATATACAAAGAATTAAAGAAATGATGATTTCTGAGGAGATGGTACAATCTGATGCTTGGAAATCACTAAAAAGCACGTTAGATATTCTTAAAACAAAGAAAAAAGTTTTACTATTAAGTTGTTCAAATAGACACAATTGGGATGATGATAATATTGACATACCCAAGTCTAAAATGATTGCTATGTACCTTAATGAAGAATTGGGTAATAAATCGACCTTAATTGATGTATCCGAACTAAATATCGTTCCTTGTGAGGGTAATGTATCGAGAAAGGACGGTAACGGTTGTGGGGTTTTAAAATCCAAACTAAAAGATAAAGATAAAAACCCATCGGGTCAACATAGATGTTGGGCTAGTTTTAATAATCCAAAAGACGAACTTTGGAAAATAAGTAAAGAATTATTTGAATCGGACGTGGTTATATTTTTTAGCTCTATCAGATGGGGACAAACAAATATGTTTTATCAAAATCTAATTGAACGTTTAACTTGGATTGAAAATAGACACACAACATTAGGTGAATCTAATTTAGTTAAAGATATTGAGACAGGTTTTATTTGTGTGGGACAAAATTGGAATGGATCAAATGTAAACGATTTACAAAAGAAGGTACACGAATTCTACGGATTTAAAATAAATGATAAGTTATATTGGAATTGGCAGTATTCTAAAGATATGAATGATGAGACGGAAAAGTCATATAAAGATTCATATGTAAAATTTTTAAAGGACACTAAACTATCTGATTTTCAATAATAAATAACATTGATTCCACACTCACTCAGAAGTTGTTTGGCTTTACTTTGTGATTCTTCCCATTTTTCTTTATTTTTTGTGGTACAAACCTCCTTACAATACACTGTCTTTATACCTGAATTAACAATTCCCCTTGCACAATCCATACAAGGTAATCCAGATGTTAAATAAATTGTTGAATTTTTAAGGGACACACCTTCTAATGCCGCGTTATAAATAGCATTACGTTCTGCGTGTTCTATCCAGAAGTATTTTTCAGGTCTTTCCTGACGTCCTTGTAATGAATCATCTAAACCTCTTGGGAATGAATTATAACCCGTAGAAAGAACGTTATTACCTTCGCCCACAACTACTGCACCTATCTGTGTAGATTGGTCCTTAGATTTAAGTTTAACCACTTCTGCAATCTCTAAAAAATATCGTACCCAATCCATTATATTAATTTTTGTTTTGACCAATAATAAACTACTCCGTTAGCGAATCTCATTAAATTTCTTGCCTCTTTTTTTAACATTAGGTTACCGGCTTGGATTAAATGTGAACGATTATGTAAATCAATCCCAATAACATACCCACCATCAAATTTTTCATATGTGGTTTCTTTTATCGGAATTTGATATTTCCCCTCATCATCGAGTTTTAACATCTTTATCATTTCGTCTTTTTTCGTCTTACATTCTATACCTCTAGAATATACTAACTTTTCTAAGACGTCTAACCTTAATTTACTGTAATCTACCTCGGCCATATGCAAATATACTAAATTTTTGACAAATAAAAAACCCCCGTATTTCTACGAGGGTTTTTATTATGATAAATCCTAAGATTATCTTAAAGTTCCCATATCAAATGTAGTAATACCCGCTACGTCAATGATACCAAAGTAACGGTTGTTAACCATTTTCTTCGCGTATCTTGTCATAATTCCTTTGATAGGAGTCATATTGAACGGATTGTACATTGTTGGTGTTAACTGTAATGGCACATATGGTGCGTATACATAACCTGCATCTAACAAAGATTTACCTTTGTGGCCGATTAAGATTTTTCCAGCTGGGAAGTAAGGATCACGATACACTTGGTAACGACCTGCTACTGAACCGATTTTCTCGATACCCATATTGTACTGATCTTGCTCTGGTTCTGCGTTAGAAACGTGGAAATACTCTAAATCATCGAATACTGCAGATACTTCTGAAGAAACAACAATCCAGTTTGCTCCACCTCTTAACGTAGTTTTATGAATTTGTGCAGAAATTTGGTTGATTTTAGTAACCAAAGTTTGGTTCCAATCTTTTTGAGTGTAACCTTGTAGAGTTGCTCCACTAGTTCCACCGTACTTCCAACCATTGTAATCCCACTTAGCTTTCCAAGCCGCACCTTTACGTAAATCACGTAAAATTTCACGGTCAACTTCAGCAGCAATTTGCTCAGATAATAAAGCTGTTAATTCAGCTTCAGCATCGATATTGTGGAATGCACTAACGTCTTGTGCTAATTCTGGAGACCAGCTAGCTCTTAATTTTCTCTCAGTTACAGAAACCGTTACTGATTCTAAATCAAAAGAAACTTCACCAATCATATCTTCAAACTCTAAAGATGCGTATTGACGATAAGTCGCTGCGAAGTCACCTTTAGCAAGTGTTGAACTTTCAACAGTGTATGGTGAAAATCCTGCAGTTGCACTGTACTTTTCTAAATCAACTTGAACGTAAATTTTACCTTCGATATCACAAACGTCATAGTATGAACCTGTGTTACCAGCCGCTTTAGCACCATATTCAACAATACCTTTACCGTATTTGTTAGTAACTAAGTTGAATGGTAATGTTGCTGAACCTGTGTGACCAGTGATTGCTGCGTCTGCAGTTGTGATTTGTAATGAAGCTAAGAACTCTTCAGTGTCCATTTCGTTACCGTTAGGACCTGCTAATTTACCAGCACCTGCTTGTGTAAATCCTGTTAATACTAATACGATAGAACTAACTGAACTACCAGTTGCAATTGGGTTAACTGAAGTAGTTTGGCCGTTTGCAAATGTAACGATATCAGCAACCGTTAAAGATTGTGAAGTGAAAGAACCTTTTGAATAATCGAAAAGACCTTGATCGTTAGCATCTGAATTTTCGTAGAAACGATCATAAAGATTTTTTACACCTGTATCGTAACCAGCGGTTGCTGAATCACTATTACCTGGCATCTTATAAGGAGCATAATGGTCTGCACCATTTCTCTCTTGAATTTTAGGTACAAAGTAGAATAATTTACCAATTGGTAAGTTCATTGCTTGTACTGAAACGATATCGTTCGCTAATAATTTAGAGAACACACGACGAATGATAGGGAATACCACAGTCTCGAATGAACCTGAAGCGTCACTTGTAGCCGCTTCGTTGATTAAATAAGACGCTTGGTTTTCATATAATTGCGCGATGTTATCTTTTTGGTGACCGTCAAGACCTTCTAAAAAGCCTAACTCATCCCATTTTTTGATGGTATCTTCTTTAATAACACGAAGGTGCTTAAGACCGATGTTACCTACCATACCTGATTCTAATAATGCTCCCATTTTAAAATTGTATTTTGTTTTTTGTTTAGTTTATTTATTTTATTTTACTCATCATTTCCTTAATTCTTCTAAACTGAGGATTCTCATACGCTTTAGACTCAGATAAAACTTCAGTAGATGAAGAAGATGATGGAGTATTAGAGATTTTTGTCGCAACTGATTCGGTAACTGTTGTTTTTGAACCTAATTCAGTTTTGATTGTTGCGAATAAAGACTTTGCCTCATTCATTGTAGAAACTGTATCGAATCTCTTTAAGATATTCAATTTCTCTTGTTTTGTTGTAGAATGTTCTGTAAACAAACGAGTAGCGTAAGCTAAGTTTGCATTAAATACGGCAACTTCGTTAAGTTTTTCCTTGAATAAAACTAATGCTTTCTTATATTCAGCGTTTTGCTTTTTTAAGTTTTCAACTTCTTCATTCATTTCGTGACGACCCGCCTTGTATTTCATACCTTGACGTGGACCTTCACCTCTAACGTCATTTGCTTGTGTTCTTGCAGCTTCGGTAGTCTCAATTTCTTTAGAATCATCTTCTTCAGAAACCTCTTCTTCCTCTTCTTCTTCCTCGTCCAATTCAATTTCGTAAATTGTTTCTTCCTCTTCTTCAGAAACATCACCCGCCATATCGTCAGATACAGGTGGGAAATCGGTGTCATCATCTTCAGAATCTAAACCATCAACGGGTAATTCCATTGTGTCTTCAGTTTCTAATGAATCTTCACCATCTAATTTAATGATGTATTCGTCTTCACCAGTATTGAAATCGATATTATCACCGTCTTTCTTAACTACAATACCATCTTCTGGTTTCATAGCCTTGAAAACCTTTAAAACTTCATCATCTGAAGCTGTGGTCATATCCATTACATCATCGTCATCCTCAACATCTGTATTATCTAAATCAGGTAATTCTAATGAATCCCCTTCTTCGTCATTAATACCTCCGTCAAGACCTTCGATGTCTTTACTTGGCTCATTATCGAGGTCTGTGTCATTTTCAGTATCGTCAGCCGTAGCTTCCTCATCTGACATATCGTCTTCCTCTTCTTCAGGTGTTGGTTGTTCGTCGATAGGAGTTTCTTCCTCCTCTTCTTTCGCAACTTCTTCCTCTTCTTCCAATGATTCTTTAAGCAAATCTTTAAGTTCTTCCTTCATAGTTGAAGCAAGTATACCTTTTGCATTTTGCTTTACTGCTTCTTCAAGATTCTGTACTTGAAGTAACGCTTGTTCTAAAATAGATTTTTCAGTCATTGTGAAAATTTGTTGTTTTATTACCTTATAAATAGTGTGAAATGTTGAAAAATTCTCTTTTTCAATATAATCACCCCCATAAAATTTATTATTTAGATAAAAAAGTGTCTAAATTACCCATTAATTTTTTCATTCTATCTTCCATTGCGGGTTTCTTAATTTCAGATTCTTGATATTGTTCTCTATCCGATGGATCACTAAAAATGTAAGCACCAGGAGTAGATGGGGAGGATACTAAATCAAAACAAACTAATTCAAAGTCCTCTTGTACGATGTTTTGACCCTTTACATTCTTCAATGAGCCAACACCACGAGAAGAAATACCCAATGTTGCACCGTTCATTATTAACATTGCAGCTTGGTCTCCTTTTGTTGAAACGATTCCCATCTTCTTCCAACCTGGAGAAGTGAATAATTTTATTTTACCCATAAGAATTTTTCCGTCCCACCAAGTTTCAAGAATTGAGTGTGAGACCCTATCTAAGTCGATAAGTGAAGATGATGGGTGATTAAGCTCATTTAACGCACTACCCTTCCTAATTAGAGTTTGATATTTTTCGTTTTCTCTCTTTAATAGAACTTCGGGATAAATTCTTCCATTCTTATTTGGAGTGTCGTATTTTTGTAAAACGGCATAAAGAATAAGGTCTTGTGAAAAGTCCATATTCTTCATTTCCGATATAATTTGTTTGTTGTCGTCTGGAGATACGTGTCCTGCGTCGTATTCAATTAAAATCCCGTGTCCAGTTTCCTTTGGTCCTAATATCTTCATTTATAGATTTTATTACTATAAATACATCAATATCTAAGTTATTTTTTTGATTTGTAAAAATTGAATAATTTTTTATTGGAAAGACCCTCCTCAATAACCGTTAATAAAATATCTTTTACATTATTTTTGGTTTCTTTTGACTTAACATCGAATTGTTTATCGACATATAAAGTCACCTCTAAGTTCATAAAAGACCTTTTTTCTAATTTTATTCCTTTTGTTCTTACATCTAAATCAACAATTGATTGTTGTTTAAAATTGGGACTATTAAGATTGTAAATAATTTCTTTTACTTTTCTTCTGGTTTTACTAATCGTTAAATCAAAATCGTCGGTTTCATTATCAGCTTGAATCCAAGAATTTAATTTAAGATAAATGGTTTTTAAATTTTTAAAATCTACGGTACCATAACCGATTTTTACGTTTTGGTATGTCCCTAATGGGATATACTTACCTGTCTTCATTAATTTTTCATATTATTTCATTTTATGGTGTTAATAAAAAATAACAAAAAAAAATTACAATACCAAAAATATTTTTATATATTTGTAATATACTTATATATTATGATTATAATTGACTTATCTAAAGAAAAAAGCATAGAGAGTGCGTTAAGGACTTACAAACAGAAAGTTCAAAAAACTAAACAGATTCAAAAATTGAGGGAAAGAAAAGAATTCACCAAACCTTCAGTTATTAAAAGAAATGAAAAGTTGAAGGCAGTCTATGTACAACAAATAAAAAATGGTCTTAATTAAGACCATTTTTTAATTCTGTCAATCTATAGTAATTATATCTTGAAGTTTCCATTTCGTCTACTTCATTTTTTACTTTATTTAATTTACTTATCATTTCACTATCATTTACCACTGACTCGTTTAAAAGTGTATTGACTTGATTTGTAATTGATTCTTTTAATTCAATTGTTTTAGATTCCAATTCTTCACTTGGGATTGATAATATGTTTTTCAACTCTTCTTGTTGTGACTCAGATAATGTATTTGAATATAATATATTAAAATTATTTGCTAATACTGCGTGTAATAGATTTTCGTTTTGAGAATAAACGACTTGCTTAGATTCGTTTACATCTTTTTTAGTTATTAAATGGTCGACCAATTTCTTTTTAGCAATCACTTTATTTTCAATATTTGAAAGTGAATCTTTTAACGTTAATTGATCTAACGATTCATACAATTGATTAGTTTTAATTTCAACATCACCTAATTTATTATTTAATGATTCACAAAAAACTGTTAAGTCATCTTTAGTCATTAATTGTGATAACATTGTGCTCACCCCCTCAACGTATAATTTTGCAGTTTCTTTATCCTCAATATACTTGTTTTCAATTTCTTCATAGAACAAATACATTTCTTTAAAGTCTTTATTTTCTTTAATTGTTTTTAATATATCTTTAACTTCTGTCTTATTTTCTTTTGTGTAAGACTCAGTTAATTTTGTCAACATTTTGGATTTTAATTCCCCGAATTTGTTCATTTTTAGTCGTTTAATATGTCTTTTATTTTTGTTTCTATTTCATAAATATTCTTTTGTGCTCTTTCCATATCAAATAAGATATTGAAATCTTCGTTTTCCTCACCCAACATACCTAATATTTTTGATTTTTTTGTTTCACTTAGTGGTTCTTCACCTCCACCACTCGATGGTGGTGGGCCTCCACCCATATCCATACCACCTCCTTCGGCACCCTCACCTGATGCGGCATCCATTGCCTTTTCTCTTTCCTCCTCAGGTATACCATACTTCTTATCCACCTCATCAAATACTCCAGAACGTTTGATAACCATTTGAGAATTTGTTAATTCGAATCCCATTGCTCTTTCTAAACGTTGTTGTTGTAAATCAAGTAACACTTCACTATCACTCATACCTAAGATATTTTTCTTGGCCCAAGTGTGTGAAACAGGTAAGATACCAACTTGTGATTGGTCAGACGTAGCGTCTTTATATAATGTAATTTTTTCTTTCCACTGCTCAATACGTAATAAATCGGATTGTGCGGATGGGTTTGTTAATGATAATGTGAAGTTATTTAATTCATCTTCCATACCTAAAAGGTATAGTTGAATAAGTGCAATTTTATTTAATTCCTGTATTAACGATTTTTGAATTCTGTTAATTGTACGTGCAAAACGAATATCCATTAATGCTAAACTCTTACCCTCGCCAACAACCTCCTCAAATCCTAAGAATGCCTTTGGGATACGTAAAGCGGCTAATAACTTTTTTTGAATATATTCAATATCCGCAATCTCACCTAAATTTTGAGCCCCCGGTAACGTTTCAATTGGGTTGGTTTGTGATGGGTCTCGAACAGGAATAAAATAATCTTGGTCAACGGCCATTTGGTTGTACCTCATATCCACTTGTCCATTACGTGGGTCGGAAATTTGGTCTCTCTTAAATTTGTTAGCCACACGTTGTACATATGGTTCAATATCTTTATCGTCCATATTACCAACAAATACTTTAAATACACGTCTTTCAGGTGCTCTCGACGTTCTATAAATTAACATAGCATCTTCAGCAAGTAAAAGTTGTTTCCATATTCTTCTAATCTTATCTAACATAGATGTACCATATGGTAATTTTCTATCGTCACCTAATAATCTAAAATGTGCAATTTCCCAAGCTTGGAATTCCATATCTTTGTTCTTCCAAGTAAATCTCAATTCCCTTGATGGTACTTTTGAATCTTTATTTATGACTCCACCTGCGGTTTTACTTGTTGCGCCCTCTAATCTTTCTATTTCTATATTCGGTAATTGTTGTACTCCAACAATTCCTTTTTCGGGGTCAATTTTTAGATACACAAAATCATCACCGTACTTACACATACCACGAGCCCACATTTGTAAGTTCGTATTTATATCTAATTGATTATTAAATAAATCTTCTAATATGTTTTTAATTCTATCAGATTCTGAATATATAGTCAATATTTGACCTTTTTCGGACATAGTTGTCGACTCTTCAGCATAAATGTCAAGTGCAGCTGAAATCTCAGGTGTAAACTCCATAGATTCAAAATCGTAATATGCAGCCAATCTATTTGGTTCATAATATACCGATTGGTTATATAGTGATTGGTCTAACTTGGTCCACTTATCAGCAATGTATTGACTTTGTTGTGCTTGTAACATTGCCTTTTCATACTCTTCTCTACTATCTGTTTTTAATAATTCATCCTTATTGAAATTAAACGAAGGTGTGTTATCCTGTTTCACACGATTAGGATAACCAAACATTCTGGTCATTTTTTGGAATACTGTTAAATTTTGATTTGCCATTGTATATAAATACTTTTCTTTACAATATAAACTAAATAATTAGCAATGGGAAGTTTATCTCGGTTTACCAAATAACCACATATGGTCACGATAAACTTCTTTCGACACATTCATTGAATTATTTTGATGATAAATGTTGTTAGTGTCCATACCCATAGAACCAATTTGGTCAAAAGACGTACCATATGAATAAAATGTTTTATTCGGTTCATATGTTCTTTCTGTCATAGTCCAAGATTCCAACATTGCCTTATTTGCGTTTTCATTTTTTTGTAATTGATTAAACGACATATCCGCCACATAAAGGGCCATTGACATACTCATAATGGCATCATCGTGAGCACCCTTCATATGGTCGGGCCTACCATTTATGTAAACAAATGTATTTAACTCGTTTAGTAATCTATTTGACCTAACTTGAAATCCTTTTCTTAATTGTTCTTCGAACGCTGCCACAATTTGAGTTCGTTTATTATTAAAATTAAGTCCGGGTATTTTTTCCATAGCTTTTGAATTATACTCCCATATATTTTTGGTGTTAATTCCATCAATATATAAGTTTTTATAATTCATTTCTTGTAATTTTCTTGAAGTTGCCACACCCATACCTCCGGTAATATCAATCACAATAAACGCCTCATATAAAATCCCCCACTTATAACAAATGGATGCCAAATCATCTGGAGGTATTTTACCGATATATTCTGCAACTTGTTCACGCTCATCAAAATCGATTACACATATAGACGAAAAGTCTTCACTATCACCCCTACTTACGTCAACTCCCATAATGTATCTATGTCCTTGAATTGGTTCTTTCCATTGCCAAAATGTACCTTGCATATACTTTTCTTTAGGTACACGAATCATATTTTTGGCAATATTCTCTTGTACATCACCGGGAATTACACCATCTCCCGAACCTAAAAAGTCACATTCTAACTCTTGAGCAATTTTACGTCTATCGTATTTAAACTTTTTAGACATAGATTCAAACCAAGAAGAATATGGTTTATAACCTTGTTCTTCTAATTCCTGATACTTTTCAATATCAAAATCAGTTATTACAACCTCATCATCATTATATTGTTCTCTATTTAACATATAGTGACAAATATCTTGACATTTTACCCAACGTAAATCTTTGGTATATCGAGGGTCTTTAAACCATCTTAAATCAGTAATATGAAAGTCGTTTAACCCACGAATTGCTTGGTCATAAACACCGTAATATATGGGGTCATAACCATTTGGGGTAGATACTAATATAATCTTACCACCCGTAGATAAGGACGCCATTGAAGCTGCCCAAAAATCTTCGCCCGCCTCAATATAGGCTGCCTCGTCAAATACAAGTATGGTCGGTGTATAACCTCGCAAAGCATCTGCGGATGTTGCCACCGCCTTAACTTCACAACCATTGTTTAATCTAAATCTACTTTCTGAGTTTTTATCTGGTGAAAATCCGACATTTAACCATTCGGGCCATTGTTCTAAAAAGTGACGAACTTTGTTCGCCATTTCCACTGCGGTATCTTTTTTATTTGCAATTAATAAAACTCTTTCAGGTTCATCAGGTTTTGCTGTTTGTAATTTTTTTGAAATCCAAGCGGCGGTTACTGTTGTCACGCCCGCTTGTCTATATTTTCTTGTGATATTTTCGTTATAGACCTCATAATCTTTTATTAATTGAACTTGGTCTGGAAATAACTCTAACGGTACATATTTTTTTTGTGTATTATCATATGTTGTTAGATATGTTCTTAATGCATATGGAGCGTCCTTTATGATTTTAGCGTACTCCATTAATTGTTCTGCTCTCGTATTCATATATATAAATACAAAAAAAGGGAGTTAAACTCCCTTTTAAATTAATCTTTCGATGTTGTGATACCAAGTGAACCTAAAAAATCGTCCAAATCGTCACCGCCATCTTCATCGTCATAATTATCCATTTCTCGATTATATTCGTCCTCTTCCCAATCTTCATTTCTTAAACTTTCCTCAATCTCACGTACCATTCTTTCTATAACCTGTTTTGCTCTTGGGTCACCTTTAACAACCATATTCATTAATTTAGCAAAATCCTTAGTTGATAATTTTGAAATTCTTGAAAACAAGTAATTTTGAATATGTTTTAAATCGTCTTCATATAATCTATCAGGATATGTGGATAATAATTTTTCCCATATATACGGTCCAAATCGTAAATCCCATATTTCCATAGGTAAAGTATCCGTAACACCCATTACCATATCAGCCTGTCTTTTTTCATCAGGTAATCCCTGTGTTGCTATGATTTCCATTGTACCCTTAATTAATTCGTGAACTAACACTGGGAAAAATACTCCACGTGCTCTAACTGTAGGTGGTTCCGTTTCGGGGTCAATCTCTTCTTTACCGGCTTTAGTTCTTCCATCACCACCTAACATCATCTCATCAGGGAATATCCAATATAACATATCGTTAACGGACATTAAAATACCGTATAATGTAACAATGTTTGGTTTAAGCGCCACTAATCTTTCAGATACCAATTCAAACATATAGTGGCCCTTTTTTGAAGATCCCTGAATGAGTGCATTCATCACCTTTCTTTTTGCAACTTCGTCATTGAATATCTCAACTGCACTCATAAATTCCTCAACGTCATCACCAGCTTCTTCCGGATTAACACCAAACTCTTGTTCAATTTCTTCTTCAGTTGGGTTCTCAGATTGATTTGCAAACCCCTCATTACTAATATCACCAATGCCGACCAACTTAGCGTCATATTGAACTACCCCCTCAGGAACGGCTAATTCTTTCTTAACCAATTCAATCGCTAAGTTTTCTAACATTTCCTTATTCTCAGATTCAAATGATAACACTTCTCTCATTGCCCCCATCATAGACATTTGTAACTGTCTAAATGTGTTACCGTCGGTCACATTACCTTGTTGTCCTGTGTAATGTTTAACTTTATTAACCACATCAATAAAACGTTTTGAAGCGATTAATTCTTCAAAATTAGAAGGAATTCCCTCTGGTTGGTCCTGTGGTATGGATGGATTATCCTTATAAGGGGTCTCCTTATCTGCTAATTTTCTTTCCAAATCAGGATTCATCCTCTCTGGATTATTACCGTAGTCTATTGGCATCTCATTCAATGTTTCTTGAATTAAAGATAACAATTTTTTCTTGGAAAACATAATTAGTTTTGGTCTTTAAATTTAAAACCTAAATTTTTGAATTTCATAAACTCAGGCATTTTATTTTTTTTATCACCCTCTTCACCCAATGCTTTAGGTTTTGGTGTGTGCTTCGGCTCAAAAGGATTTTCTCTTTTTGGTTTACCTGGTTTTGTTGTTGGTTTTTCTCTAACAGGGGTATCAGTATCAGGTTTTGAAGGTTCCCCCTTGTTTTCGGTTATTTTAACTTTAATGAGTTCCATAATTTCATTTTTTGAAGTGAAACTATGAAATTTTTCATTTTCAACCAAACCTTTTATCCATTTTTTTATTTGACTTTCCTTTAACTTTTTCGAATCCATAAATTCAGGAATATTATTATGACCCTTAGTGATTTTTTTACCAAAGCTAGGAGATTCTTCTAAATGTGAATGATCACATTTACAATTTTTAATTGTTTTACCACAATCTTCACATTTTTTAACATCATCATTTTTCTTTTCTCTCAATTCAACATTAAGACCTTGATCTGTTAATTTTTTAACGTCATTTGGGTTTGAAGTTACTTTTGACATAACAACACTACCCTTTTTTACTTGTTCACTTAACATTCTTTCCGCTAAATTCACAAGTTGTTTATCGTTTAATTTAACTAATGTTTTTTCTGATAAACCCTCGGCAATCAATTTACCTACTATAACGTCTCTTTTCATATATTCTTGAATTTTATTTCTTCATTTAAAAGAATGTAACTTCTTTGTTTTAATTTTTTAGTGACACTTTCAATAGACTCACCAAATTTAAAAGTAAGTCTTTCATTTTCAGATTCAAAATCAAACTTCTCCCAAGCCATTGCAATTACACCATCTACAGCATCAATAACTCCGAAATAATCGGAGTTTTGAATAAGTTCTAATTGTAAATCTGTATTTTTTAAAAGTCCCACTAAATCAATATATTCAATATCTGGTGATTTTGGTTCTACACTTAAAGATGCTGGAACCTTGAACCATACGTCCATATCTATTTCAGTACTATTGCTGAATATAAATTCGTATTGTTTTTGTCCTTTGTAATCTTCACCGATTTCATTGACATATATCAAATGCATTAGTTGAAATGTTTACTTAAAATCTCGTTTGTCATTTTATTGATTTCATCCTTAATTTCATCCAAATCAAGTTCTTTTATTTCATCTTCGTCATTTACCGATTCAGATGAAACCTCTTCGTCAGTCTCTTTAATTGAATACTTACTTAAGTTAATTTCATCAGTGTCCATTGGAGTACTAATAAATTCTTCCAATGCATTAATTCCCACATATTCATCAATATCAGATTCAGGTTCATCAGCCGGCTCTTCAGAAGGAAGTTCATTTGGTACATCTTGACTACCTTTTTCATCTTCTTCTCTTTCGAATTTTTTACCGATTTCTTCGATATCTTCGTCATCTAATTTATCCAAATCGACAGCGGAGATTATCATATTTAAAATGTATTTAATATCATCACTCTCCATCTTATCTTGTAAATCTCTCAATTCCTGACCTAATTTACCTGCATATTTTTGTGCCTCGGCCATATATGACGATCTTTTACCTTCATCTTCACCACCTTCTTGAGATATTGAGTCTGATGGTACATCTGACGGTAAATCATTACCAATTGACGTGTCATCACTCATATCAGGCACCTCCTCACCTGAATCGTCAGGTGTTGGTACAGGTGGTAAATCCATTGATGGTTCCGCAATTGGAGCTTCCGCTTGTGGCTTAGTTTGTTTTAAAACATACTTTGTGGCTTCTTGTAATTCTTCTTGACCTTTTAACAATTCAAGTCTTTTATAAGCTTCAGCGTACGACGAGAATTTGTTTTTATTCTTCATAAACATACCACCAATATAATCTAATGATGATTCATTTAAACCTCTTTTAACGTAGTATCCGTCTTTTTCTTTTACTACACCATAAACTCCACCTGTTTTAGATTCTTTCACTAATTCAGTTGTTTTTGAGGAATTACTTTTATTATTGTTGTTTTTAAAGTAAGTAAGTTCAAGGATTCTTTTTAATTTGTCGTCCCCATTTAATTTCTCACTACCTAGTGGTTTTAAATCTCCCATTTTATAATTTTGTTAAGATATACTTATTCTTATCCTATAAATACATTGATATATAGAAAAAATAAGGTTCTTTATTGTGTTATAGACAATTTCCTGTCTACGATGTCCGTTTTAAGCTTTAATAACTTTCCAATATAATTATTCCTTCTTAATAATTTAAATGTAAGGTTTTCATATGAATATTCACCACCCGAATCTAAACCACTTTGTCTGAATTTTTTAAGTTTCTTTCTCAAGTCATCAATTTTAGTTAACACATCAACACCTTTATTTGACAATTCAATTAATTTATCAATTTTATCTCCGTATTCAAGACCCTTCTCAATGATAAGTCTATCATCAATATTCGGTTGATTTTTTTCAGGTTTTATTAACCATTGATTGTTAAGTATAGAGTAAACTCCCGATGAAATATGATCTTCGTCCACATCTTGAACATAAACCTCAACATCATATCCTTTAATGGTGATATTGTGTGTTTCATTCCAAACATTCTTTTTTGCATCAAAAAACTCTTTCACAATTTTATTTACACCCGTAAGTTTTTTATCAACAATTTCGTCAAAATCAATAAGAATATGTAAATCTACGTCAGAAAAATTAGACCAATTGTAATTTGCTAATGAACCGGTTAATACTATGTCGTGTATAAAGAATTCCACCCCTAACGAATCGATAAAATTATCCGATATTTCTATTAATTTTTTTCTAATATCCTCGTGCATTTTAAATTCATCCCCTTCAACATCAAATATTTGATTAGAAAGGGAGTCTTTAGATTTAAAAGATTTAACGATTTTATCGTCCAATTCTTTATCTTCAATCAATTCTTCAAATAAACTCATTATAATTTCTTATAGTTATGACTTCTAGCGATATTTTCGTTGAAGTGTTTTCCTTGAGATTCGGACATTCTGAATTTAGTGAACTTATTCCAAGGAACTTTATTATATTCATAAATACTCCCATTGTTGAAAGTCACCGTTAAATCCTCTGTTTCGGTATTGTATGTTGCTTCTTTTAAATTAGAAGATTGGATGGTGACAGTTATTAGTTTACCATCAATTTTTTCTGATATGATTCCCATAATATTTTATTTATACTATATTATACACAATAAATTTTAAATAAAAAACCCCGAAAAATCGGGGTTTGTATTAATTTAATGAGACTAAACGCTCGATTGATTTTTTCCTATCAATCGGAAGGACTAACTCTAAAATACCGTTTTCTACTTTTCCTTCGATATCTCGTTCTTTAACGTCCTCAGGAATGTCATATGACTTGACAAAACTATCGACAAAATAATATGATTTATCACTTTCAGTTTTATCAAATGAAATCTTCAACACCCCTTCTTTGGTGGTAATTTTTATATCCTCCTTAGTTAAGCCAGGAATACTTATCGAAACCTTATATTCGGTTTCACTTTTCATAATTTTAGTTTCAGGAGTTGATAGAAATCTGTTTCCGTCAAAACTCTTAAAAAATGGATCGTTAAATAATGTTATCATAGTTTTGTGTTTTTTTGATTTATATTTTACAAATTGTAAACCAAATGTCTAAAACTGACATTTAGACATTTGTTAGATATTTTTTTAGACATTTTGTCTTTTATTTGTTTTTTAGAATGAAAAATGTTATGTTTGTATTCAACTAAACTTATGTAAAATGTCTGTAGATTTTTTTGAAGAAGGACCAACCACAAATCCTAAAAAAGTAAGAAAAGGGTCTAACACCCCAATTCTTGATAATTTTTCTCGTGACCTTATTAAAATGGCCGAGGAAGGTAAAATTGACCCTGTTGTTGGTAGGGACAAGGAGGTAAAAAGAATTGCTCAGATTCTTTCTCGAAAAAAGAAAAATAATGCCGTAATTGTTGGTGATGCTGGTGTTGGTAAATCAGCATTGGTTGAAAAATTAGCAATTATGATTTATAAAGGTGAATGTCCATCTAATTTGTTAGATAAAAGAGTTATGTCTCTTGATTTAACTTCATTAGTTGCGGGTACAAAATACCGAGGTCAATTTGAGGAAAGAATTAAAGCAATTTTAAATGAATTACAAGAAAATCCAAATGTAATTGTTTTCATCGATGAATTACATACAATGGTGGGTGCGGGTAATGCAAGTGGTGCAATGGATGCGGCTAATATCCTTAAACCCGCCTTAGCTCGTGGAGAAATTCAATGTATCGGTGCAACCACATTTGACGAATTTAAAAAACACATTGAAAAAGATGCCGCGTTAGTTAGACGTTTTCAAAAGGTGATATTAAAAGAACCAACACAAGAAGAGACAGTTGAAATCTTACGTAATTTACAAGAATCATATCAAGAGTATCATAAAGTATCATATGATGAGGGTGTTATTGAATCGATAGTAAAACTTTCACATCGTTATATTACGGATAGACAATTTCCTGATAAGGCAATTGATGTATTAGACGAATTAGGTTCAGAAAAACGAGTATCGAGTCGAACACCTGAATCGATTGAAAAATTAAAACGTGAAGTTGACGAAATTAAGGAGAAAAAAATACAAGTCGTAAAAAATCAAAATTATGAACAAGCGGCAAAACTTCGTGATGAAGAAAAGAAAGTAATTACCAAACTTGAAGATGAAAAATTAAAATGGGTCGATAAACAAAAGAATAATAAAACACCTGTTAGTGTCAGTGATGTTTACGATATCATTTCTGATATGACAGGGGTACCTATTACAAAATTAGACACTAAAGAAACTCAAAAGTTATTGAAATTAGAGTCTATTTTATCTACTAAAGTTATCGGTCAAAATGAAGCAATCACTTCTATTTCAAAATCAATTAGAAGAAATCGAGTTGGTATAAAAGACGGTAATAAACCAATTGGTTCATTTATCTTCATTGGTTCTACCGGTGTTGGTAAAACATTTTTAGCGAAATCAATTGCGGATATTTTATTTGGGGATTCAGAAAAAATTATTCGTGTAGATATGAGTGAATTTATGGAGAAACATAATGTATCTAAATTGATTGGTTCCCCTCCAGGTTATGTTGGTTATGACGAGGGAGGACAATTAACTGAAAAAGTTAAAAACAATCCATTTTCAGTAATTTTATTTGACGAGATTGAAAAGGCACATAAAGACGTTTTCAATTTATTATTACAAATTTTAGATGAGGGTCATTTGACTGATTCGTTTGGTAGAAAAGTAAACTTTACCAATACAATCATTATTATGACATCTAATATTGGGGCAAAACGAGTTTCCGAATTTGGGGGAGGAGTTGGATTCTCAACTTCATCAAGCGAACAACAAAAGTATGAAGTCAAAAAAACGATGATTCAGAAATCATTAAAACAACAATTTAATCCTGAATTTTTAAATCGTATTGATGATGTTATTTTGTTTAATTCGTTAGATACTGAAACACTTAAAAAAATAATCACAATTGAAATGAGTAAACTAAATTCTCGTTTAATTGACAAGAATTATAAAATTACCTTTGATAAAACAGTTATTAATAGAATATTCGAATTGAATAGTCAAGAAGAATATGGGGCTCGTCCACTTAAACGAATTATCCAAAATCTTTGCGAAGACTTTTTAAGTGAAGAAATATTAAAAGGTAATATTGTTGAAAATCAACTATATACCATCAAATATAAAAACGACGAATTAACGATTATTAAAAATTCTAAGTAGTGAATAGTAAAAGAAATCTTTGGGTATTTGGTGATTCATTTTCGGTTCCTTTTAAAAAAATTGAAAATGAACATCCTTATGTCCCTTACAAAGGATATTGCCCAAAGATTTTTTCGAATATTTTATCCGAAGAATTGGATTTAAACTTAATGGATATGTCAATGGGTGGATGTTCAAATCAATCGATATTCCACACCTATATAAAAAACATTAATAAGATAAATGATAATGATATTGTCATTTTTGGTTGGACTCAACCAATTAGATTTAGAATTGCATCTAAACGTAATGATTTTTATGATGTAATAATTGCGGTTGCACCTTATATGAGGGAATTTATCGACATATCAATAGATACGTTAAATGAAATAACAATTAATAGATTAACATACTCAATCGTTTGGGACGAACTAATCGATTACATTAACATAATAGGTAAGTCATCACCCGGATCTCAAATTTTTCATTGGACGTGGGTTGAACCAACAAATAATATCGGTGTCGACATATACGAACGTAACTTCTTTGAATTATTATTACCCTTCAAAAAGTACAAAACTGTAAAAGAAGAAACTAATGGTGATGTGGACGATTTTCACTATGGTGAAATTGGTCATCGTGAATTGGCCAATGATTTATTGATTGAAATTAAAAAAATGTCATAAATACTTTACTTTTTGTTAAAAATATATATATTTATATTCTCAGAGGTTCTCTTTGTCGATTACCTTTTCGTTTTTTTTCATAAGTAAGTGAAGTTGAATTCACCGAAAGACCTTAAAACCCCGACAAATCGTTGGGGTTTTTACTGCATTTTGTTTTCTCAAAATTATTTAGTATATTTACTTTATATGAAAAAAGTAACATTTATTTTGACCATTGGTGTATTATTTACATTGATGTCTTGTGGTTCAGAGTCTACCACAACTCAAACAACTGACTCCACTACAGTTCAATCTGACACCACCACGGTATCGACTGATTCTACAGTATCGGGAGTACCGGTAGAAGCAACTGAATTACATTCAGATGTAGAAAACCCAACTTCTAATCAAGAAGTAAAATAAGAATTTGGGTCGGTTAATCCGACCCTATTTTCTTTTCATTTAAATTTAAAGTAATGGAAAATGTATTTACAGGAGATTTAATTTTATTAAGAGGTGTGCCTGGTTCAGGTAAAACCACATTAGCAAATGTTATTTTACAACAACCAAATAATAATCCACAAGAAGTTTTGTCTGCGGATGATTTTTTTATAAATAAAGAAGGTGAATATATTTTTGAACCTTCAAAAATAAAAGAAGCACATAACTATTGTCAATTTAGATGTTCTGAAAGGATGAGACAGGGAATTGGTAGAATAGTCATTGCAAATACGTTCACACAAGAATGGGAAATGAAAACTTATTTTGATATGGCCGAAAGATATAATTATAGAGTCCATACGGTTGTCGTTGAAAATAGACACGGTAATAATAATGTTCACGGCGTTCCCGATTTAAAACTTCAACAAATGAAAGATAGATTTGAAATCAAATTGTAAACGGATAATTTTATTTTAAAATCAACTCAATCATAAAAAAAACACTAATCAAATATTGTGTTAACTACCTTAGAAAAATATCACAAAGATGGTTTGTTACATAAACAAACACACCCGACTCTTGATTTAACTATTTGGAATTACACCCCAAAAGTTCAGTATGAAAAATTATGGGATGAAATCACAATACAATGTCGTGGATTGGTAACTAATTCTAATGGTGACATTGTTGCTCGACCATTTAAGAAATTCTTTAATTATGAAGAACATAAACCAGAAGAGATACCAAACGAAGAATTTGTTGTTTATGAAAAATTAGACGGTTCATTAGGTATTTTATTTAATTACCAAGGGGAATGGATATTGTGCACTCGTGGATCATTCACATCACCCCAAGCAATTAAGGGTAAAGAGATTCTTAATAGACACGATATAAGTGCGTTAAGAAAAGATAATACACTTTTATTTGAAATTATTTATCCTGAAAATAGAATTGTTGTTGATTATGGTAACGAAGAAAAATTAGTGGTAATTGGTGGTATACATACTGAAACCGGCGATGAAATATCCGATGAAGGTTTATCTTTTTTACAACAAGCTGGGTTTGAAGTTGTAACAACATATAAAACTTGGGGTGAAGGTTATGATTTACTTAAAGAGGATATAAGTAAAGATAAAGAAGGATATGTAATTCGTTTTAAAAGTGGTTTTCGTATGAAAATCAAAGGAGACGAATATGTAAGACTTCATCGTATTTTAACAAACATATCTAATAGGGATATATGGGAGTATTTAAAGGACAATAGACCGTTTGATGAATTACTCGAAAAAGTACCTGATGAATTTAACGATTGGGTTAAAAAAACCGTTAGTGATTTAAGATATGGATGTTACCAATTAAGAGAACGCGCAGGTAAATTACACGATGGTTTTAGATATGGTAAATTTGGAGACAGAGAGGTCGAACCATCTAAAAAAGAATTTGCGGAATTTGTAATGAAACAACAAGAAGTCCTACACGGTATTATGTTTGCTATGTGGGACGGTAATAATAAAAAAGTAGACGAAATAATTTGGAAATTAGTGAAACCAAAATATTCAAAACCATTTAAGAAAGATGAAAATTGAAAAAAAAAGAATATATCTCGATGATGTAAGAACACCATTACAAGATGATTGGGTAGTTGTCAGAAACTATGATGAATTTGTTAGTAAGATTCGTTTAGTGGGGTTAGAAAATATTGAGGTTATTTCACTAGATCACGATTTAGGTGATAGTGCAATGATTGAATATTACAATAATGTAAAGGATAATTATGAATTAGACTACTCAAACATTACAGAAAAAACCGGATACGACTGCTGTAAATTTTTAGTTAGTGAGAGTATGAGTAAAAATATCCCATTACCCCAAATTTATGTACATTCCGCAAACCCAATTGGGAGTGCAAATATGATGGGGTACATAAATAATTATTTTATGAATTCTAAATTACCACAAACTTGTATTCGTGTCAATATTCAACACACAATTGGAGAAGAGTTTATCTTATCACCTGAACTTAGAGAAAAAAAATGGAAAAGAAAGGATAATTAATTTTTTTTATTCAAAAAATGATATATTTTTGCTAACCATTTAACTAACTAAACTTTATGACTAAAATTGATAACCCAACTAAACAAAAGTACTTCAAAGAATTGAAACTGGAGGGTAAATACAAAGATTTTACGGACTTTTATGATGAAAACAAGGAAACCATCTATAAATCAATAATCGACGTTTTTAAAGAGTTTAAAGAGACTAAAAAAACAAAATTAACCTTGAACATATCGGCTAAAATAAAAGGTCTCGAATGGGATACCGAATTTAATTTCGATAGGTCTGAAACAATAGTTTTAAAAAGAGATGTGATGCCGTATTTTGAAGAAATTGAAGATTACGAGACTTGTGGTGAAGTATTAAAATTATATGATTGCTTGACTTTTTAAAGAAATTTAACTATTATAGTATTGTATCAGGAGAGAGGTACATTTATTTTTGTCATATCCCCGTGGGTTTTTAATCTTCGGGGATTTTTTATGAATTAAAAATTTAATTGTACTATATAAAGAACTTCTTGTTATTATTATATTTTTCTTGGTATTCTGATATTTTTGTTGTATTTTTCTAATAGTTATATAAAAAAAATACAATATGTTAAATTTAATTATAGGTTTATTCGTCTTATGTTCCTCATTTGGAATTACACTTTCTAAAACACAAACTCATTACGGGTTTCGTAAACAACGTCAACACGTTAAACCTTTAACGTTAGATAAAGATGTGTTAAAGCATAACTCTTGATCCGACCAAGAAGTTACTTAACATTGGGGTATTCGGTTCGGTATTTAAATTCAATTTGTAATTAAAACTGAATCCAAAACGTTTAGTTATTTTATAATCAAAACTACTACCCAATAAAAACCCAATCTGTCTTCCTACCATAGTACCACCAGTAAAGGTGTTGTAACCTAACGGTGACCACATTGTAAAAACTTGTGGAGATATCGTTAATTTCTTATTATACTGATACGGTTTTGTCCAAAATACTACTGTGGATGTTGACAAACTAGTTGTGTAGGATTCTTCACCTTTCATTAGTAAGGTAATCAACCCAACATTATATCCGTAAGTCCCCAATTTAGGGTGAGGTTTAATCCAAGTATAACCTAAGAGACCCATATATGTTCCTTTTAAGTACGCTGAGGTAAATGAATAACTATTTAATGAATTCAATTGTCCTTTATTTGTCAATTTCATTACAGTTACTCCCGATGAAATTGCAAATTGGTCAAATGTTGAGAAAGCCATTCCATTTAAACTATATGATTTATCACCCATCAAAGATGATTTAGACATTCCTACGGTCATAGCTAAAGAATATGTACCGTCGGCCGATTGTGCGGTTGTTAAATCCGATGCTATTAACATAGGATTTAAATTTTGTTGTTTTCTTTTCTCTTCTTTTTTCTTTTCTTCCTCTTTTTTCTCTTCTTTCTTAGACTCGGATTTTGACTCGTCTTTCTTCTTCTCAGTCTTACTTTCTGATTTTGATTCACTCTTACTTTCTGTTTTTGAATCGGTTTTAGATTCTGACGAAGATGAGGTGTTATTTTTATTATCCGACGATGAGGGTGGTGTTCCACTATTTGATGATGAGGTTGATGGTTGTGTACTTGTTGTTGCACTTGAACTGACGGCTGACGCAGAATTACTTGCAGCATTCGATGCTGAATTACTAGCAGCATTGGATGCGGCGGTCGATGCTGCCTGACTTGCCGCAGCAGTTGCAGCCGCTGCAACTTGTTGTGTAATTGTTTGTTGTACTACGGTATTTGTGGGACATCCCATACTATTATATGCCACATATGTTTGTTGTAACCAAACTTGTAATGAACCACCTTGTACTTGTGCTGGGGTGAATGTTTTTATTTGATTGTAAAATGAAACTACGGCATTACCATTAACATACGTTGTGGTGGCAATTTTAATCTCACCAGAACATTTATCAACAAATGTTTGAGTCATAATTGATTGACCCTTTGTGGTAAAACTAAAAAATAATATTAGGAGAGAGATAATTATTTTTTTCATTATGTTATTTCTATTCCATCAATTTTAAGTTGTAGTCGTTTATTGTGAATGGACTATATATTGAGTATCTAACATTATTAGATATATTTTTTGTCACTTCGTGAGTGTAATTATATTTTTGATGTTCAATTAAAATACATTTTCTAAAATCGGGTAAAAAATCAATAATACCGTTGTTAGTGTATAGCTTTAAGATTGATCCGTCGTCATAACTTCTTTTGTCGTTTAAAAAAAATAGGATAGTAAATAAACGATTTCCATCTGGATCATTATCCGTATGTTTTCTAATAAACGAACCATTTGGGTAGACGTTAATGTTACCCATTAAATTTTGTTTAAATTCTTCTTTTACTTTTTTATAAAATAAATCATTTATTATACCTTCATATACCTTTAATAAAATATCATAAATTCCCACATCTTTTAGGTATTGTATTGGGTGAGTGAGAAAAAAATTAAAATAGTCTTCATCGTAGAATCCAAACTCATCATTTAAATTCTTTAAGAATTGAAAATCGTCATACTTTATTCGATAATTTGAATTGATTTTATTAAATCTTGATAAATCGATTTCTTTTACTTTATTCTGTACATTATCTGACCATTGTAAGAACCCTAATGAACTATCTATTTTATTTAAATCAATATTGAAATTATTCACCAACTCACCTAGCCGTGTAAATTCGTCAATATTAAGTAGTTCTTCTAAATTATATATTTTATAGTCAAAATTTAAATTCATAATTATAAATATAAAAAAAGGGGTAATTAACCCCTTAATTTAATATTGTTTTAATTGTACGATTATTTTGTAAAAATCCCCTTTTTAATCATTCTATCAAGAATGTTGGCACAAGCAATATCAAGTGCTTTCTTTGTTGCAATTGATATTGTTGATTGGTTAAATTTAATTGGGTCAATGGATGCGTCGGATAATAGAGTTAACTCTCTTTTTGTTGTTGCTTCACCTAAACCCGAGGCACCAAACAAAACACCAGTTTCAGCGTCGGTAAACCTAACTTGTAAACCAATACGAGTTACCATATTATCTTTAATTCCATCTTTAAGATTAATAGTTTCATCTTCAGAAATTGAATAGTCATAACATTCGATAGTCACAAAGTATTTTGCTAAATTAATTTTACCACGACCATCTAATTTATTTTCGGAAATACCTGATTGAGATGCTTGAAATTGCTTCACCATACGGTTTTTAATTTCGGTTTTATCTTCAGTAAACTTAAAACGATTTAAATTCTCTAAATACTCCATTGATATGTTGGCAACACCCAAACCAACACGCTTTTCTTTTAGTTCGGGATACATTTCATAAATTTCATCTGAAATACCACATTTAAGAATTTGAATGGGAATTTGTGGACCTTCGTAATCCATATATTGTGAAATGTCTTTTTTCTTCTCAAAATCGGCTTTATATTGTTCAGTTTTAGTTGACCCTATTGTTTGTGCGTTTCCTAAAAAACCAATTAGGATTAACGATAATAAAAGAAATATTTTTTTCATAAATTATTTTGTTTTTGGTTTTTCATACCAAATATTATTTGGGTTATTTTTAAATGTCCCATCTATTTTCCAAGCAATACGGTTTGAAATGTCTAAAGCTCTGTTTTCTTGATTTGTGAAGTGTAAATAAATGCCGAATCCCTGAAAGGATAGGGCAAAACCTATCCAAATAACTATTAAAATTAAATATACTTTAAAGAGTGACTCCCCGACGTTTTTTAATGATATTGTCATAATCTATTTTATATATAAATACATCGAAAAAAAAAGGAGTCATTTGACTCCTTTATATTAACCTTCAGTTTCTTCTTTCTTTTTATGTGAGAATTTATCCAAAGTATCGGCTCCCATCCCAATACCCGTAATTAACATTACTGCGTTTACCAATTCAGGTGACGGTGCAAAATCCGAGTGAGAGAACGAATTTAAAACCATTGTTACACATAGGAATAACGCACCTATCATTGCGATTACCGGTTTTACCGATATTGATCCTCTTTCGTCTTTGAAGAGTTCAATTAACCATTCTTTAAATTTCATAGTTTTTTATTTTTGTCATTTGTTTATTATCCTTCCATATGTATTTCTGCGTATTCATCTTTTACTTTACCACACTTCAAACATTCTTCACTTCCGTCACCATCTAAATCCCCCCAAACGTGTTCACATTGTCTATGAGTAAAGTATTCGTCGATTTTACCGTCACCATCAAAGTCCAAACCATCCATTACCCCATCACCATCTTCATCAATTTCAGTACCCTTCTTTTCAATTTTTGTTGTCTCATCAATTTCTATTGTATTTTCAGTTGTCAATTCTGGTAATACTAAAGGAGATACGGACATCGGTACTATCGGATTGTTTGGTCCGTCATTAGTATTACTTAACGATATGCCATCTTCCTCATCCATTTTTTGAACTAACATTTTATCTTTATCCGTATCACTAAACCAATAATCAATAATTTTACCGTAACTACCGATAAAGGCACCCAACAATAATAAAAGAAGTTCTTTCCACTCTCCCTCTATTGCTGATTTATTTAAAATCGCACCAAATATCCCCATTATAATTATCATAAAACCACCCAATACGATGGCCGTGATGAACCATCTACGCTTCATCATACTACTCAATAATTCCTTAAATCCACTTGGTGGTTGTTGTTGTTCACTCATCTTTTTTTTTGTTTTTTAAAAGTATGTCTTATTAAGAACGTTAGTGAACATATAAAGAGCACTAACGTTCGAATTTGATAAAATTACCACTTAGGTGCCTCTTCCTTAAACTCATCACCCTCCTTTTTCTTAGGTTTTGGTTGAGGTTGTGTCGGCTCTGACGATTTTTCTTTAATTATTATAGTCTTTCCACCTGCAGCTTGTTGTTGAGCTTGTTGATTTGAGTTTGTAATATTAATCACCGGCGCAGCCTGTTGTACTGGTGTTTCTTCTTTATCACCACCCGTTAATTGTGTTGTGAACCAACCACCTACACCTAGTGTAATTGTTGATACTAACCCTAATAGAATGTTCTTTAACGAACCTCCTGTACTTTCTGATTTTTCTTCTTCTGCCATTGTATTTGTTTTTATATAATTATTGTATTTTATTAAAATCTGTTATTCCTAATTGTCTATTGTCGGAATTAAATAATCCAATTCTGTATGCTGATTTTGGGAGGGCATTAGTATATACCTTTAATACATTATCTCCGGCAACAACATTCATAGTTTCTTTTGAGACTACTCGATTTGCGATATCAAATATTTTAACCGTAACCGAACCAGAGGTTTCCATTTTAAGGTTCATTGCAACTTCTGAAGTTACAAATGCAGTCTGTAATTTAATACCAACTGAGTTATTAATTTTAAGTTCTTCAGATACTGATTGTGGTATTGGTACAATATCTTCTTTATAACATCCCGTTAATATTGTCGACACAAGTACCAATAAGAGAATTTTTTTCATTTTTGCCATTTTTAATTTACTATTATTGTTGTCTTTTTTAATTCTTTCCTATCCACATCTTCGAGTACCAAATATAAATATCCCTTGGGTAGTGAATTAGTGTAAATCTTCTTTACATTTTCACCATTTTGTCCAATAAATTTTTCTCGACCTATTACCTGATTTGTGTTTTTATCTATTAGTGTTAAATAATGAATAGTATTCGATGTTAAATCAAAGTGTATAGATTGACCATTTGAAACACTACTTTCGGTTACACTAAATATATCATCTTTGGCCATAACCTTTGGGTACGGTATTTCAGGTTTAGTACACCCCCAAAGTAAAATAACCCATATAAATAATATTCGTTTCATTATTTTAATTTTACTTTTAACTGTGTCCCACCCTTATTTACGGCATCTGTTGTTGATATCGATGTCAACCCCAAAATACTACTTAATCCCATTTTCGGTAGAAATGTTATTTTGTATTCCGTTGTCTTATCTAATATAGTTGAACCATCAGTAATCAATGAACCTAACGTTATATTATCACCTTTATCGGTCCCAAAATTAGTAGGATTACCTTTTGTTGTGAATTCTATTTTTTGAAATTCTAAAGCCGCATTATCATAGTTTAATTGAAATTGTGTACCAACTAATTCTTGTTCTAATGGGTCTACCGAAAGTGTTACAATCAACTTATTACCTACATTTTCGCTCATAACTAACACATTTACTTCATTGGTGGTTGTTTTACTTACCAAACTCATAGTTCTAATCGAATTACTACCAACACTACTTACACTTTGTTGTGCGGAATGTGATAGATTTATATCCCCTAACCAAGTGCCTGATATATTAAATACATCCGTTGAATTTGTGGTATTGATATCAAATACATAAGTGTTTCCTATGTATTTTGGAAACGTATTCCAATTGGATTTACCAATTGTATTATAAGTTTGCGTTGGTACTAATTTCACTAAATTAGGAAAGGTAAATGTATCTACTATATTATTAAATCCTGTCAAATGTTGTAATAATCGATATGTATCTGATTCATTAAAAATTCCATCTCCGTTTACGTCGGCATTCATATATTGAACGCCATTTGTGAATTCCAGTCCATTTTGATTTCCTAAGATTCCACCATTTGATAATTCTTTAAATGCCAAATACACGTCCGATACCGTCACAACACTATTATATAATGTAGATAATGAATTTGTTGTCATTATCACTGATTGTGGTTTGTATTGTTGAATTTGATTAAATGTAAATTCGGCTTTTGTTCCATACCAACCATTTTGTAAACGAAGATATGATTGATATGTGGATGACGTAATTTTAGTTGAAATATTTGGAACGATTCGGAATATCTTCCAACCGCCAGCATCTTGTACATAAGTTATTGGTCCGTCGTATATATCAAATAATTGAATTGATTTAACATCTGATGGTGAAATACCCGTACCATCAAACTCTCTCGCATCTATGTATAATCGATGTCCACCAAATGATGTGGAATACACATCTATAATTGCCCATTCAACTGAACCTGGAGTTGTTAGTGATTTGTATCCGTTTGGTATTTTGGTAGTATCTAATGAGTTCGTAACATCCACCACACCAGTTGAACTTAATGTAGTTCCACTTACTGATAATTTTGTTTTATCTAAATTACTACCAAAATCAAAATTGATTTTTGCTTGTTTGGTTGGAACACTTGCCACATTGGTTACTTCATTTGTCCAATATGAATATACTTGTGGTGCGGAAGGTTTTGACCAATGTAAGTAAAATGCTTCTCCACCACCATATTCCTGAAATCTTGCAACCACCGAATATCTTCTTCCGGCAATTAAATTTATCTGACCATATTGATACCCACTTGCCCCGTGTCCACCATAATATGATGTTACCACAACCCCATCAATTAATAAATCAGAAGCATCGTCTGAATTCACACCAAAGGTATATGTTCCGGTTTCTTGTGGTATAAAAAAGAATTCAAATTTATACCCAAAGTAATCACTAGCCCAACGAGGTACATTAAATGAACCGGTTGCAATATTTTGTAAAGTGGTTTCTCCTGTTCTGAATATTGTTGTGTTTGAATTTGTTGTGTTAAACATCGTAACAAAATCGGATGAAGTATTGGCAAATGCACTATATTGATTTGTTACACCGTTTCCATTGTGGGTTTTGTAAGAAGTATAATTAACATATCCCCAACCCGATTGAGCTAAGGATATGTTATATGTTAATACCAATAATAAAAGTACAAGTAATTTTTTCATACTACTCAATTATTAAATCGACTTTATTTCCTTTTGAGTCGACAGCATCGGATAATACAAAATAGAATAATCCGGCGGTATTTGTTAAAGATGTTTTTGGTGTAAATATTAATTTGTAAGGTGTACCAACTTTAATTCTTGATGTTTTTAATTGGTCAATGGAACCAAATGTCAATCTACCATTTTCGTGTGTTGAGAAGTTAGTGATTGTCGAACCCGAATCAAATATTACATTATCCAAAGTTAATTTAGATTCGTCGTAATTCATTACAACTTGTAAACCCGCTAATTCCGATTTGGTTAATGTTGTTGTTAAAATAACTTTTCCATTTTCTAAGGTAGAAGTGATACCCAATGTTACCTTCTCGAGTGATGTTGTTTTATAAGACATTGGTGAAGTGCTCATAGTTTTTAATGAATTGGTGTTTTTATTACTCACCGAATTAGTATATTGTCCGTCACTTATTTTAGTTGCAATTACTGACGGGTCGGATGAATGTGACCAATTTAAATCCCCACCCCAAGCAAAAACGGCATATACTTCTTTAATTGGAGAATCAATTATTACCTTATTTTTAACCATACCATCTAACCAACTTTGATTTAATAAACCACTATACCATCTGACCGATGTTGAGGTACTTGTTGGAATCATAGCCAATGTTGACATATCTTGACCCATTACGTGAGCAAATAAAGTATATGAATCACTTTCACCAAATGAATTACCATTTAGTGTAACCTTACCTATCTTTTTTTCTAACTCAGGTAAAGTAAAGTAATTTCCGGTTCCACTAATATCAGTTTGTGAATGACCTAAAAATGCTTTATATGCGTCCGATACCGTCACAATATTATTCATCCAACTTTTCTGAAATGCTGCACCAACGAATACACCAACTGAATCACCCACTTTAACTTGTGTGGTAAAAAGTACTTCACCACTGGCATCTAATGGTAATTGTGCAATAGGTTGTTGTGACCAATCAATATCACCACTACCATCCGATTTTAATTTCATCAGTTGAACATTATGGTCTGTGATGTTATATCCCTGTGGATATAACACTTTTACTTTAAATTGAGAAGTGTTACCTGTCACACTATTCAAAGATGACCACCCACCACCATAAATAGTTCCCACATTTGAACCATCGATATCGGTACCTGTAGCTAAATCTATTTTGAAAATATTATTGTATGTATTTTGATCTTTTAGAATATATTTCTGAGTTGCAATCAAACCACTAATCGAAGCATCCGCTCTTTGAACTGTTAATTGACCAACATTCCAATCTGCATTAACCACATAATTCCAAGGCGTTAAACCATATTGAACATCTAAATCATTATCACTTGCACCACCATTGAAATTAAATTTGTAATTGTTCCAACCTGTATAAAAAGTTTGAGCGGAGGAACCTTGATTAAATGTCGTTGAAATATATGACAGTGCTTTGTTATTGTACTGATATCTAAACCAAAGATAACGAGGATTTTTAATCACTTGTCCTTTTGATAATGTATATTTGACAGTAATCGTGTCACCAACCTTTAATCCGGTTGTGGGTGTTAGTGATTGACTAATTGTTAATTGACCAAATGATGTTAGACTTATTAATAGTAAACATAAGGAGAGAAGTTTTTTCATTTTTACTTTTTGTTAAAAAATGTTTTATTAATTAACGATTCACACGTTTTTTTTATGGCAGACGATAACGCTTGTTGATTAACTTTATCACTACCCTCATCAGTAATTAACGTTGAGGTGGATATTTCCGAACTGGATTCTTCTGAGGTCGACTCTTTAAGTTTCTTACCTGTGTTATCGGTAAGAATCCCTTTCATAATAACCAAAGTTTCCTCAACGTCTGAATGAAATACTGACACATTACGTTTTGTTCTATTAACGTCAAAGTATAAAATAACAGCACCAAATATTAAATCGGCCTGACTTTTGTCCTCCACGATGAAAAACTCCTTGTCTTGTAAAATTTCTTGAAAAATGTTTTTAACACCAAAAGCGAAGTTTCGGTTACCGGTAAATTTACCAATTTTGATTTTGTTCTCAACCTCACCAATATATACTTTTCTCGTTTCCTGAGCATATGAAGAGAGTGCTAGGAATGAAAGTAATAAAAGGAGGAGAGAGGTTCCCTTTATTTTTGTCATACCAATAAATACTCCGCATTTAAGTACTGACAAAAATCATATTTAAAAAAATTACTAATATTTTGTTTTGTTATTAAAATATTGTATATTAGACATATAAACATAAAAATATGAGTAATTTTAAACATCTTACCGAATTGGAAATCCAACAAATGACATTTGATTGGAGATATAGAGGTTTCACAGTTTTGGAACTTTTAACCGAAGAAGAATGTGATGAAATAAATGATGAATTGGAAGGATTACGTCAAGCACGTATCGGTACGACTACCGAAGACGGTAAAGCTTGGGGTGAGTGGGACCCATTCGCATATCCACACAAACTATCTGATAAATTAGCAAAATTATACGTTCACCCTAAACTTATTGAGGCTTGTGAGTTTTTGATGGAAGGTGAAATCGTAGGTATGCAAAGTTGGGCATATTTTAAACCACCTGGACAATTGGGTAGAGATCAACACCAAAACGCATTTTATACTGGATGTAAACATAATGAAATTATCAATACCGCGTTAGCTTTAGATAATCACGACGAGGGTAATGGTGCGGTTTGGAACTATGAGGGTTCACACAGATTACCGACATTACCTATTGAGGTGGATGAAGAAAGAACGAAAACGAATCCATCGTTTTGGAGAAATGAAAGAGGTAAACCTTGTATTATGCCCGAAGGACACGATTTCCGTAAAGTGGAAGGTATTTTGAAAAAAGGACAAGTCGTTTTACTTCACTCACACTGTGTACACGGTTCCGAAGCTAACAATTCAAATAGAATGAGAAGAAACTATTTGGGTGGATTTTTAAAGAAAGGGGCTTATTACAATCAAGGAAGTCATATGAAACGTGAACCAATTGACGTTTATGAATTAAGAGATAAACATTGGGGGAAATAAACTATGAAAAAACCAAATGTCATAAACGTTCACGAATGTCCTGAATGTAAAGTACCCAAAGGATGGGGTGAAGAAATTATTATTTGCAATCACGAATTATATTGTGGTAAATTAATGTGTTTCAAAAAGGGTGCAATGTTTTCAATGCACTACCATATGATTAAAGATGAGACTTGGTACGTAAACGAGGGTGAATTTTTATATCGATGGATTGATACTGAGACAGCAGTGGTAAACGAACAACATTTAAAAGTAGGTGATGTTGTGAGACAACTACCAGGACAACCTCATCAATTAGAGGCATTAACTGACGGTGTGGTTTTTGAAGTTTCCACGGAACACTTTGATTCTGACTCATATAGAGTTTGGAAAGGAGATTCACAAAAATAAAATATATTTAACTTTTCTTGATTATATACATATTTATATGTATCTTTGTAAAAAGAAACAAACATTAATAAAAATTCAATGAGACAATTTACACATACAATGTCGTTTACAATCTGTTCAAAATGGGCGGATGAAACTCGTATGTCCAATAGTCTCAGAGATATTAATCACGGTTAAATGTAAGTTTAACTAATAGAATTAAGAAACCCTGAGACTTCAAAATCTCAGGGTTTTTTGTTTATGGGCCTGATGTCAACGGCAGACCATCTGATTTGCAATCAGAATGAATGGGTTCGATTCCCACAGCGTCCACCAAATTGGAATGTAGCTCAATGGTGAGAGCATCCGCCTGATACGCGGAAGGTTATAAGTTCGAGTCTTATCATTCCAACATTGGGAACTTTGGTATAGCCGGTGCGTACGTTGGACTGAAAATCCGAAGGAACAAGTTCGATTCTTGTAGGTTCCACAAATAAAGTAAAATTTGAACGATAAAGTTAATCACTTTATTAAACAGAAATAACTTTATTATGACCTCTTAGCTCAGTTGGTTAGAGCACCTCACTTTTAATGAGGGAGTCCCGCGTTCGAGTCGCGGAGGGGTCACACACACGGGTATGGTGAAAATGGTTATCATTTTAGTCTCCAAAACTAAAGTTCCTGATTCGAGTTCAGGTATCCGTGCAAATGTTCGATTTTTTTAGTCCGTTTCGAACTTTCGTGATATTTATAAATAAAGAACATTATGAAAGAAGAAATATTAAAATTAAGAAATGAAGGTAAAACATTTAACCAAATAAAAGAAATAATAAAATGTTCTAAATCTACAATTTCATATTATTGTAGTGAAGGGCAAAAAGAAAAAACAAAAATTAGAACTAAAAAGAGGAGAGAAAACATTATAATTGATAAATTAGAAAGATTTAAATATAGAAAATCTAAATCGAATAAAGAACGAATTAGAAAATTCAATAAAAGAGATAATCAAATGGATGGATTAGTTAACAAAAAAATAGAAATTACATTCACATTTGAAGATGTTATCAAGAAGTTTGGTTATAGTACTGTTTGTTATCTTTCCGGAGAAAAAATAAATTTAAATGAAAACACATACCATTTTGACCATATTTTACCATCAAGTAGAGGTGGTGATAACACATTAGAAAATTTAGGTGTTACACACGAAATTGTAAATAAAATGAAAGGGGACTTAACACCAAAGGAACTTATTCTTTGGTGTGAAAAAATTTTGAAATATAATGGATATGATGTAAATAAAATTTAATATTATGAAAAAAGAATTCGATATGCATTAGTTAAACTAATCGCATATGACAAACAAAGAGTACAGAGTAAAGAGAATGAAACAATCACACGATTATTGTTTCATATGTCAGAAGAGAAATGGAAGTTGGTATTATGATTGCTCCCCAACTTTTGTTCACGGAAGACACGGTAATGGGAAACCGATTGAATCTCATAAAAGAAGAGAGTATAGAAGTTGGAAGTACAACAGAAAAACTCAATGGAAGTAATGTTTACTATTAACAGTAAACAGTAAACGGGTCTCTTGGTGTAACGGATAGCACGAAACACTACGGATGTTTTAGTAAGGGTTCAAATCCTTTAGAGACCTCAATGTTCACAAATTTTTAATGTTCACGTTCCGTGAACAAACAAAAAAAGTGAACAAAAAAGTCAGGTTGGCCGAGCGGCTAGGTGAAGGTCTGCAAAACCTTTAAGATAGGTTCGACTCCTATACTTGACTCTTATGGTGTTTGAAGCTTTAAGGTGAAGCACGAGTTTGTGGAGCTCGGGAAGACGGTTCGATACCGTTCATACACCCATATTGCGGGGAGGAAGGTTCCCGACCAGTCTCATAAGCTGTGTCTCCCGAGTTCGATTCTCGGCCCCGCAACCAAAAAGTTTTAAAAATAATTTGAAATAATTTCGGATATTCGTATTTATTTCTTACATTTGTAAAACAATAATGACAGAAAAATGGCGAAAGCACCGAGAACATCGAAAAGAGTTGGTAAAGTGGCAAGTAAAGCATTAAGAAGTAAAAAAAGTAGCAAGACAACAAAAACTCTTGCGGGAAGTTCTTTGAGACAACGGAGAAAAAAGTAAAATAAGCCTCTTAAGCATTGCAGGCGATGCGCCAGATTTGTAATCTGGATAACTCGGTTCGATTCCGGGCGGAGGCTCAACAAGTGACGACTGTGGTGTAACCCCACGGTATATAAATCCCAAAGAACTGTCTTGATTCGCGATATCAGAGCAGTGAGGGTAGAGTTTACTATAAGCGGGGAGTAATTAACCCAATGCGAAAATGTAACCACCAAGTGTAGAGATATATTTGGTTATGATGTACAGAAGGGTACAAAAAACTTGTTAATTTATTAATTTAGATTCTGATAACTTATAACTAAAGTTTTACTTAAACAAAGGTTATGGAGCAATTTGAGAAATGTTGTTATCACTAAGAATGTAAATTAATAAAGTTTGATTACGTTAGGTATGTAGTTTAAAAAGAACAATGTCCTAATAGATGAAGGTGTGAGTAATCACCTTACTTAACGTAATTTAAATTTAAAACTAACTCAACGAGGACTTTGTTAACCAGAGCAAGACTTGGATGGTGCAACTTAAGGTGAGTTAGAATTTTGGTCCTGTAGTTAATCGGCTATAATATTGCCCTGTCACGGCAAAGTGCCGGGTTCGATTCCCGGTGGGACCGCAATGAGTAAGAGATACTCAATAGTCTTTAATCCAAGACTCATTTAACAATGGATGGTGGTTTGTAGTATCAACCTTAACGACTGCATATTGGGAACAAGGATTGTGGACCTACTCTCCCCCAAGTATTAGGTTGACGTTTTAACAGAGGGATGCCTCGCAGGTTTTTGAGACAGACAAAAAACCGAAGTAACTACTCATCAGGAATCTCAAGGTGGGGAAAATGGAGAGATGGTAGAGTTGGTCTATTGCACCTGACTTGAAATCAGGAGTACTCGTGAGGGTACCGTGGGTTCGAATCCTACTCTCTCCGCTGTAGAGTTTGCCCGTGGTAACGGTCTGATAAGATACTTTCAGACTTCTCGCGTCAAAACCCAAAACACTGACCTACTGGTGCTTGGGCTAAATGTAGAAAAAAAACGGGATATTGGAGAGATGGCAGAGTTGGTCGATTGCGTCAGACTTGAAATCTGAAGAACGGGAAACTGTTCCGTGGGTTCGAATCCTACTCTCTCCGCGAACCAAAAGTCCAATGGGGAGGATCCACTACACGATTAGCAATCGGAAGAGTAGATTAAGACTAAGGTTGCTTGACACTCCGGAAAGACGAGAAAACAATCAAGTAGAGTGGTGGTACACTCACTATGTATGCATCGTAAGATGGACGCCTTCTTCCCGCAGAGCACATAGATATGTCGTTTAGTGATATGGAAGAACACGGGAACGATTTGTAGGTTCGAATCCTATCTTGATTGCCTTTCCTTTCAGGGTAACGACCTGATAAATTTTGAGATACTAAAGTTGTAACACCAGGGACTCAACGAAAGAAAGTCGGAAACTAAACTTGACTGATGGAAAGACATCAAATTTGGGAAGGTAGCAGAAATGGAAGATGCGTTATACGAAAGCTACGTATAAGACGCGATGACGGACACAAAAGTACAATGTGTTGAACTAAAGATTACGCATCGTTATGGGTTCGATTCCCACTCCTGTCCCACAGGTCGTCTTTTTATATTGCTCAGTTTGTGGAGTTAACTTTAGAGACGTTAAACTTAAAGTAATGAATCCAAGCCCTTTTAAAGTTGTGGTACAACTGGGTCCATTTCCTTACCGAAGGAGGTTTCCGGACCTAAAATAGAAGCCTCAAACGACTGAAAAAAGTAGGGACATATGAGACTACCTAATCTCGTCCCGAAATGGCCCTATCGACAAGCGGTTAAGTCACGTCCCTTTCACGGATGAGTCACGGGTTCGAATCCCGTTGGGGCTACTAAATGGTTTTACTATGAAGAAGATTGTATTTTTATTGTTAGTAATGGTTACAATGAGTAGTTGTTTATATACAACATATAGACGACCTTATTATCAACGATATCCGACTTATCAGAAACATTATCAACCAAATAAAAAATATAAACCTTACTTTAGACCAGGTCGTTGGTAAAAAATATTTACTATTAAATTGAATTTTTATATATTTGTATATACTTATTAAGAAATGAAGAACATAAATAACATATTGTCACTTAGTACTAGACCATTAAATAATGGTAACGGGTATGGTGTGCAACCCGTGAATTTATGTTCGGATACTCATATTTAGAAATTTAATTAATTAAAATATAGACCCGAACGACTTAAAAAATTGTTCGGGTTTTTTTATGTTATTTTTTTTCTTTATATTTGAAATGTAGTTCTTTGACATTGTGGAAATGATTTGCTCGGGTGGTGTAATGGTAGCCACGAGGGACTTAAAATCCCTTGGACAGAAACGTCCGTGCCGGTTCGAGTCCGGCCCCGAGTACAATGTAATGACTTAGAAATAAGTGACGGAACAGACGCTATGTATGAAATGGAAACGTTTGAAACATTTTAAAGATGTTGATTCGACACAAACCGTACAGACATTACATTAAATTGGTCCAATAGCTCAGCTGGATAGAGCAACTCTCTTCTAAAGAGTAGGTCTCAGGTTCGAATCCTGATTGGATCACGAAGATAATGGTTTTCACCACCTTACGGATGTCGACAATCCACGGTGGAATCTGAAAACAGCACCCTCTGCCGAGCGCTCGTAAAACTACGATTAAGCAGTTAAGATTGGAACGAGACGGGTATTCCAACATTATCTTTATTTTAGAGTAGTTGACCAATCGGTAGGTCCCTTGCTTTGGGAGCAAGTGTGTGTAGGTTCGAGTCCTGTCTACTCTACAAAAACGTTGGTATAGCTTAATGGTGAAGCATTCGGCTGTTAACCGAAAGACTGTAGGTTCGAGCCCTACTACCAACGCAAAAATACCCGTATGGCGGAATTGGCATACGCGTCAGATTTAGGATCTGAATTTTGTAGGTTCGAGTCCTACTATGGGTACCAGGGATTGGTTGACACTAAACAACAAAACCAAAAGGAAGTGTAAAATTGGAGGATGGGTGAGTGGCTAAAACCGGCAGACTGTAAATCTGCTCTCAGAACGGGTACGGGGGTTCGAATCCCTCTCCTCCAACAAAAACAAAAACTATGGCAACATTAGAAACACAGTACAAGAATTACTTAAAGTTGAATCCAGATTCAACATTCACATTTGAAGAATGGAAAGAAGATTTCGGTGGTAACGTGCTTAGACAAATGTCCGATATCTTAAAAGAAATCAAAACTCCTGAATATAAAGAAAGACGTATTAAGGAACACGAAGAACGTCTTAAAAATATTACAATGGATTATCAATTGGGACAATACGTTGGTGAGTACATTGTAAGTCACAATCTTCCAACATTATCGACCGATATGATTCACTCTAATCGTGTGATTAAAGTGTCTGACGAAGAACAAACTGAATGTGAAAGATTGGATGGTGAATATGTTAAATCATTGGAAGCCAATCAATGGAAAAATGGTGATAGTGAATTATTTGAAGCGTGGAAACAATATCGTAAGGTATTGGAAAAGAAATATCTTCCACAAGTTTTAGAGTGTCATCTTAGTTTAATAAGAATTGATGACATAGTAAAATTTAAAGAAGGTTTATCTGATTGTCTTTGGAATTGTGATATGTGTTCTTATGACATCAAAGAAGAAAACATCACAATTGAAAATGATTTACTTAACGGATTTACAATTATCAAATTTCAATATGATTCGAGTTGTAATGATGAAATGAAAAAATAAAATATCGTTTAAATATACGATATACGATTTTATCGTCTTAATAAACGATATGGACTTGTAGCTCAGTAGGTTAGAGCAACTGACTCATAATCAGTAGGTCCCTGGTTCGAGCCCAGGCTGGTCCACAAAGAGATTAGGATATTCCTTACCCGTCGCCTCGGGATGACATCGTCAGTCTCTTTACATAGAAGATTAGTTCAGTCGGTTCAGAGCATCTGTTTTACACACAGAAAGTCGGGGGTTCGAATCCCTCATCTTCTACAAAAAAATTGGGATTGGGTTAATACTGATATGGAGGCAATTCCTGGTATTATCGCCGCCCAATTAAATGCGAAAGTAGCTCAGTCGGTAGAGCACAACCTTGCCAAGGTTGGGGTCGCGAGTTCGAATCTCGTCTTTCGCTCCATATGCGAATATAGCTCAATTGGTAGAGCACTAGTTTTCCAAACTGGGGGTTGCAGGATCGTTCCCTGTTATTCGCTCAACTCAAGTACCCATACCGCTAACGATGGGCTAAGTAAGATACAAATTCGTACCACATTATTGTGGAGGCGGGAAGTAGAATGCTTGAGACACTGTCCTTTGGTGTAACGGTAACACAATCGTTTTTGGTGCGATTATTTTAGGTTCGAATCCTAAAGGGACAACTTAAATTTTTAAGTATGAGTATTTTTGCAATTTACTACGTAATATGTATTGCGTATTGTTTCTATCAATTAAATAAAAAATATAGAAACAGAGGTGTTGATTATGGAACATCACCAGAGTTAGATTCCATAATGGTTTTGGTTATGGCTTGGATTTTAGTGCCAATTGATGTGTCGATAACTTGGATACGAATGGTGAAAGAAGCAGAGGAGTCTAAAAGAAGACAAGAGAAACAAGTACTTTAACTAGTGGGCCACGGTGGTAGGCCAAAAGAAAAATAGATGTTTTTCATCCACCAAATTTTATAGAGAGTTACCCAAGTTGGTGAAGGGGCCTGTTTGCTAAACAGGTAGGATGTTAAAGTCGCAAGGGTTCGAGCCCCTTACTCTCTACACATTGTAGTGTGACGAAACTTGGCAGACGTGCCCTCCTGTCTCGGGGGTGTGGAACAAGAAATAGGTTAATAATATGGGGTAGACCACCAGCCGGCCGGCGAAGTGTTATTAACTGAATCTCCATTTAAGTGGTTCGAATCCCTTCACTACAGCACTAATAAACCAATAATTATAATAAATGAAAAAGTAATGAAAAAATTCAGAACTCTCCACGGAACCCCAATTCCAGATGTAATCAATTACATTAGAGAGTATATTTCAACAAGAGAGGATGTGGAAATTCTCATAGGATCAGATTCACAATCATATTCAAACAGGAAAACTGTTTATGGTGTTGTTATTGCCCTTTATACAAAAGGTAAGGGTGCACACGTATTATGTACACGTGAGACATTACCTATGGAATATAATGTGGCATCGAGATTACTTGGTGAAGTTTGGAAATCAATTGAGATTGCTGAATTTTTAAAAGAGAATGGTTTACCAAAACCTACTTGGATTGATATTGACTTAAATCCCGACCCAAAATACAAATCAAATAATGTTCTTAGACAAGCAGTTGGTATGGTTGAGGGTATGGGTTATAAAGTAAGGTACAAACACGTAGGTGCGTTAATGACATATGCCGCAAATCATTTAGTTAGGTTATAATTTTGTTTTTTAAAATAATTCAATTACTTTTTATTATATGGTAAAACAACAAATTATAAATTTAACATATTCTTTAATGTTATTTTTACTCGGTTCGATAGGACATTGGTACATTATGTATTGGCAATTTAAAATGCCGAATTGGGTTAAGACCCCGTGGCCGTATTTGATATCAGTGGGTTGTACTTTTTTATGGATTACAGCATCCCATTATGGTGTTAAAGCATTCAACGGTGAAATGTGGAGTAATAGGTTTTTGTTCTTTGTAACAGGTATCATTATTGCGGCAATGTTATATCCGTACCATTTCGGTCAACCATTTACAGTTAAAACGATGGTACAATTAATATTGGCATTTACCATAATATTAATTTCACTTTTTTGGAAATAGATTTTTTTATTTGATTTTTATTTCTTATATTTTAATTATAAAGACAACAATATGAAATGTATTAAGGCAATTAAAGAAACTAAATCCTATTCATTAGGTGAAATTCGTAGAACTGATGACGTTGATGCTGACCAAAAAGTGGCTAGTGGTGTATGGACGTTTATTCCTAAATCAGAATGGAAAGTAAGTAAGAAAGGTAAAAAAGAAGAAGTGGAAATTACTCACGATATGGGTGGTTCTATTGAAGTAAAAAAAGAAAAGAAAAAAAATAAAAAATAATTTAATTAATATTTTGTTTTTATAAAAAGTATTCGTACATTTGTAAAACAATAAGAGAAAAAGTTCTTTGATTTAAAAATATTGGCCGCCTATGGTCGATTAAAATAAACCACGAAAGTGGGATAAAGTGACGAGTCCTTGGTTGGGACAAGTTGCGGTTTCAGTAATGGAACTTGAGTAGGCAAGTGGAGTATCGTTGAACCTTAAGTACTGAGGGTAACACTTTAGGGAAAGTGGTTTGATGACTGAGCAATCCGAGTTGTTTGGTTGAGGTGGGAACACCAATAAGAATAATCCATAGAGTTATTGTGAGAAATATGGTTATCCGACTATATGATTACGTGATTCAATATGATGGGAATCTTAAAACCGAAAGGTATGGTGAAGTACGAGTGGTGTCGTTATCATCCTTTATTAAACTCTACCAAGGGTTTAGTTTTGAAGGGGTCCAAAAATATGGTAGCAGGGATGTTACAGAGAGTAGTTTAGTATCGAGTCGCTCAAAAGGTGGCTTGGCTAGGTGACGAACCACTACTTTCCAAATTCGGATAACTAAATTTTGTTAATTTTGGTTTAACAACTTAAAATCATACAAGAAAAAGTGTTCGTCAGTCGTTGTAGACAGGTGGCTACATAGTCGTGAGGGGTTCACGGCCACAAAGGGTCTCAAGCCCAATGTGATTTTTAAAAAAGTTCTCTAAACCCGCAAGGTTGAATCAGGGAGGCATCTTTGATGAGTAATGAGTATTAAAAGAGTATATAACGACTCAAGGATTGGTTAATCTAATTGACCGCCGCTGATTGGTACTACTCAAAAGGTAGTGGATATGGGAAGAATCAAATAATGTCCCTAAGTCAATCAAAAAATGGTGTAATCTCAGCCCTTTCTTTTTTCAATTTTGTGTAAAATTGAATGGTGGAATTAAGTACGATATTAAAAAACCGTGCGGCCCTCAACAAAATTAGTCAGGAGAAATTCTGACTTTTTTTATGCTCTATTTATTATATATGTTTGAAGTTAAAAAAGTAAAATCCTTAGACAATCAGTGTGTTAGTAACATAACAAATTTTTTAGATTCTTATGAATGGGATTCTAATGTTTTTAGTGTTGCAAACAACGATACTGTTTATGTGAACAATAACAGAAAATCAGATGGTATAAACACCTTACGTGATTTATCAGAAACTGAAATAAATAAATTCGGTAATTCCGAATTATTAAACTGTTTAAGTGAAACGATTGAAATCATAAAAAATAATTTTAATCCTTCAATTATATGGTTAATGACATACCCACCTCACACTCGATTAAATTTTCACGTAGATGATTCAAAAGAAAGACATATATTAACATTTAACGAAAATAATCGTTTTTTTAATTATGAATATGTACGTAAAATAATTAAAATAAATTCTTTAATTTATGTAAATGAAAGCTATCACGATAAAGAACAAGAATTTAATGATTTATTAAAAACTGAGAATTTAAATCTTGATTCTTTTAATGATTACTTTTCCAAATTGGATAATACCCAAATAATCAATTTAGAAAAAAATTCAGTCTATTCGTTTGGTGATTCTTTACATAATTTCATAAATGGATCTAACAAATTAAGGATGATTTTAGTTTTTGAAAATCTATAGTTTTATTTTGAATATTAAATTATAATTCGTATATTAGGGGTATGAGAATAATTTGCATTTCCGACACACACAGTCTTCAAGATTTAATGACTCACCCGATACCCAAAGGTGATGTGTTAATCCATTCTGGTGACATTTCAAATAAAGGTGGTGAAAAAGATGTTACCAATTTTGTACATTGGTTTCAAAATATTGAGGGTTTTAACTCTAAGATATTCATCGCTGGTAATCACGATTTTTGTTTTGAGAGAATTAATCAACCTTACCATAAAGGTGATTACGATTGGTTAAATAATTTAATGTCACCAGAAAATTTATCACAATCAAACGTAACGTATTTGGAGGATAATGAATTAGTTATTGAATCACCCGAGTTTTCTAAACCAATCAAGTTTTATGGTAGTCCTTGGCAACCTAATTTCTGGGATTGGGCGTTTAACTTACCAAGAATGGGTGATGAAATAAAAAGTAAATGGGATATGATTCCTGACGATACTGACGTATTGATCACACACGGACCACCAAACGAAATTAGAGATTTTGTAAGTAATTGGAGACAAGGTGATACGAACGTTGGTTGTGAATTATTAAGACACCAATTAGAGAATAGACTAAAACCATCTTTACACGTATTTGGACATATTCACGGAGCGTATGGTGCCGCGTTAATTAAAGATACACTTTATGTTAATGCATCAATTTGTACTGAAAGATATGAACCATCAAATAAACCAATCATTGTTGACTTAGAAGAAGTCGAAGGTAAAATAATTGCAAGTTATGTCGAAGAATAATGAAGTGGTTAGTGTTGTAATATCAACACGTAAAATAGACGAGACTTATGTTAGTCACGTTAAAAAAATGTTTTCACACCCAAAGACCCAAATTCTCATTTATGAGAACGACGGAGAGAAATCATTAACCCAAATGTATAATATTGGATTAAAAGAATCGGTAAATAATATTGTGGTGTTTATGCACGATGATCTTATTTTGGAAACGACCAATATAACTCCAAAGATTACTAAGATGTTCGAAAAACATCCCGAATATGGTATTATCGGTATTGCTGGCACCGATAAATTAACCAGCGGGATGTGGTGGCAAAATAGGGATAATATGTTTGGTGTTGTTGGTCATCTACATCAAGGTAAACGTCACATTAATCGGTATTCTAAGGGGGTTTTTAACGACGTTCTTAAAGATGTGGTAGTTGTGGACGGTTTATTCTTTATTGTTCATAAGAATCGAATTAAGAAGGAATTTAACGAAGAGTTTGAAGGATTTCATTTCTATGATATCTCATTCTGTGTTGAAAACCATTTAGAAGGGGTTAAAGTGGGTTTAACCACTAAATTTGAAGTAACTCACAAGTCAATTGGAGAAATCAATAAGAAGTGGGAAAAGAATAAATTATTCTTTGAGGCATTATATAGTAAATCCTTACCGTTAACCACTTGATAATTTACCAAATTTTGTATATATTTATATTATATAAAAAAACTAATTTATGAAAAAAATTATCGAACTTATTAAGAAACTTTTGGGTAAAGGTACTATGGCGGAAAAGTCAGTAGTATTGAATGAACTTCAGGTTGAGGTAAAACAAGACATTGAATTGATTCAAGAAGTTGTTAAGGAAGTTAAAGCTAAAAAGGCTAAAGCACCGAAAACATCGGCAGAACCAAAAGCACCAAAAGCTAAGAAAACAGTTAAGAAATAATTTTTTTCTTTTGGTAACATAATTGAGGGTTAAAATTAGTTTTTTAACCCTTTTTTGTTTACCTTTGTTTTATAGTTCTTTAACATATGGGGATGTCTGGTATTGATTTCAGGTATCAGGGATAAATGGCACGTAGTCAGAATTCATCTATGACTTAAATCCACGGTGAAACATTTTAGACGGCAACGTTTACAACAATATGGAAATTGCAGGTTTACTTGCAACTTCTAAAGTAGCGGCCTAACCAAGTTAGCACTACACTCGGGTCGATGTACATATAACCTAGGAACAGAAGTACTTAAGGTGTGATACCACCTAAGAGTGTCAAAGGTCTCGTTCAGAGGGCTACCTTAAAGTGAACTCGACACAGTTATAGGGAACGATGTTAAAATAGGAACCTTTTATTTGTCTGTTGTGAACTAACAGAATAAACGTGTAGTCATTTATTGTTGAACAGGAAAGACACGGGTTCGACTCCCGTCATCTCCACATAAAAAAACCCACCTAAATGGTGGGTTTTTTATTTTCTATTAAACTCATTAGGTGTTCGGCTAATTCCATATGTCCCACTCTTCCAGTGTGACCGTCCATAACTCCACCATTGGTTTCATCTTTAATTAAACTATATTTCTTATAAGGTATCATATTGTCAAAACATTTCTTCTTGTGATTGACGGAACCAAAATGTTTAATATTAAATTCGTTGTGTGCGAACCTTTGTCTCTCAGGTGTTCCGTATTCAATGTTGACAATTGCAATTTTTTTACCATTATCCGCCAATTTTTTCATCTCAACTAAATCAACGTCGGTTTTTAAATCAACAACATAATCACAATTATTGTTAATCACTTCTTTTAATTTATCATCGGTATCTCTCCAATTTGGTACCATTAAAGAATGTTTTAAATCAATACTTTCTTGTGACCATATGTTATTTGATACCACAATTTCAGGATCAACCCAAGTCCAATGGTATATTTTATTTTTGGGTAATAAATTTTTAATCACATCCATAAATTGACTTATTTCTGTCCACCAAATTGAATGAGTGTCTCTATTAATCGACAATTGTTGGGTACTCGATAAATCTACATCGTCGTTTTGTTTTGGATGTGGTGTGTTTGGTAAGATATCAACAAAGGAATTTACATTATTCGCTAATTTAAATCTATTGATTGCTGTCCAACCAAATACCAAAATATCATTTGGTTTTATGGATTTGTAATTGTCCATAAATTTATCAAATATAGTGTAGTTAGAACATCCACCTATACCGTAGTTATGTAATTCAATGTCATATTTTTTAGAAATTATTTCACTGTAAGTTTCAGGTATGTCACCTAAAAAATCAAAATAGTTTTTTGCCCAAACCGTACCAGCATCAAAGTGCGATTTAAATGTTTTTGTATGTGAATCACCAAACGCAAATAATCTCGGTTTTAATCTATCCTCAATCATTTTAATTATTTTTTCACCATACATCTTATTACCAAAATAACCGGGATGTTTATCATCGGTAATACCGGGTACCTCATCTTTAATTGTTTGACCGTTGAATGTGCAGAACTGATTAACACAATTATATTCACCAAATTTTAAATTTTTTTTTGGGTCCAACAAAGAATAAAACTCATCGTATGGATTTTTCATACTCTCATCGTCAAACCAATAAAAGAATTCAATATTATTTTTTTCTAAAAAACTAAACAACCCAACAAGTTCACCTCTGTATCTATCAACATAGGCAACCGGATTGTGATATTTTGATAAATATTCTTTAGTTTCGTCGGTAATTCTACCCTCAAAAAATTCACGTGAATACTTTATTTTATCTTTAGTGATAACTTCTTGTATCTGTATTCCTGATAAATTACCAATATTTCTGTCATCGTCATATCTCACATTTGTAATTGCATAATCACCAATTTCATTATAATATTGGTCGACCCTATGTACTGGACTTGTAATCTCCAATAAGAATAAAGTTTTTCTTGCTTTCTCAATACCAATCTCTTCAATATGTTCATACGTTCTTCTAACTAGTCTTGGTGCTCCCGAACCCGAAAAAGCATCGTGTATTAATGAAACACCAAAATGGTTGGCGATGTATTTTGGATATGTGACATCTTTTTCATTATCCCATTCTATATTATATAATCTCTTATACTCATTTTTAATCATCCCTTGGTCTAAACCACCACCCGCAGTTAGTGAAGAACCATTAACATATATTCTTGTAAAGTTGTAATATTTCATAATAGAAATATAAATAAATAAAATTAAAAAGGGAATGTATTTAAACGAACAAAGAGGTCTTTAGGACCCCCTTGTCGAGATTAAGAACACCTCCTTTTCGTTTATATAAGTTATCGTTTAATGGCGACCAAACCAATTAAACTCTCTTATAAATATCGTTTATTTTTTAATTAATCGTTCTTTTAATATATTTTTTACAGTTTCTTTTACTATAGATTCTTGTAATTTAACGTAACCTTGTTCTTTACCCAATTTTAAAACTTCATTGTAAATATCCTCAGTTATTTTAGTGTCATTCGGAGCCAAATACCTTATGTTTCTTAATTTACTTAATAATTCTGGTCCATAAATTTTACCATATTCGTCACCAAACAAAATAGTGTTCATTAAACCTATTTTGTTGTTTTTACAACCATAATCCCAATCATAGACTTTTTCATCACAATCTTTATAATTAAACGGTTTTGTTGGATTTTGTGCGGCTGGGTATCTTACTTTATAGTCAATAGTTGTTACAGATTTTTGTGGTTCGGTACTATTCGCTGATTGTTGAGTTGTTGACGATAATGTATCAGTTGTTAGATTCTTTTCATATGTTACATAATCACCCAAATCGATTTTATTATGAAACATATTCCAAAATTTCTTTCTACCCTCCGGACTTTGCATATTTGTTTTGAAATAATCATATGTAAACTGTTTTCTTTGGTCAGAAAATTTTTCACCTAACTTATCCCATATTTTTTTTAATTCTAATTCGTTTACCATAATTTCATTTATTGTTTAAATGGGTCGATAATTTGTTCTTTACCTGCACTATCTAATTGATTAGGTTTATTTGGTGATATTTTATTTTTTAATGTTTGAGTCAAACTATCAACTTTAGGTTGATATTCTTGGTTTAAAGAATCTAATTTAGGTGAGATTTTTTTTATTAAAGTGTCTGCTTTATTTTTGATATATTCTTTAGTCTTCTGTACATTAGTTTTATCATTTTTCTTATTTTTAATAAAAATCGCATATCGAACAATACTGTCTAATGTTAATCCTATGTAAATAAAAAGAGCATATGGGTTAAGTGACACTATCACCTTTCCAATATATTGTGCGGCCGCCTTAACCCCAAAAGTTGTGTAACCATCTGCACCCAATGGTCCCTTAAAAGGACCATCTTCACCAGATGCCCTTACAAGGTCCAACGCACCACTAATAGTCGTTGACCCAATAATAACCATACTGGTGTATTTTGAATCTTTTATATTACGAAGAAAATCAACAATTCCATCATTTAATCTGTTAATTATTTTTTGTGATAAATTTTTTTCTTCTCCTAATTTTTTCATATTATCCCTTACCTTGACTAACATTTCTTTCTGTTCTGTT